AATTCCGCCACCACAATAATCACACACCCATGCCGAGCTCTCACAATTATCTACGAACTCAAATACAGTTGTTGGCTGGCGATCTACTTGAAAATCAATAACTCGTTCAACATCTTTTAAAGTTTTGATATATCCAAGATTTCCTTCCAGCAAAAGACAATCCTTTAATCTATCAGCATCAACTAGTTTCATGTAGTTCATTTAAAACACCACCGTCCACATACTTGCACATACGATTACAAAAATATTCAGTGCGACGCAGCCATACATTCCATTTTTCTTATCACCTCGGAAAATATATGTAGAGGTGTCATACAGAATCTGCTCAGAGCGAATTACCGCAGCGGCGAAAATCAAAATGATATAAGCCTTGGTCATAAACCATGCAATCTCAGTCAGCATCGATTAGCACCTCCTCGATTGGAATAACCTGACCATCAACGTAGTAGCACATCTGACCGTGCTCATTATAATAAGGAGACATGTAGCCGTAAGCATGGTAGCCTCCACTTTTACTGAACAAGTAATACATGACGTGTGTATCCTTATCGTACACCATAGGAGTGTCACCAATGCGATAGAACCAGCCATTCTCTTTGGCTACATTCCCTACTGAGTCTTTCACACTTGTACTGCATCCTGTCAGTATAATAGCTGCTAGAAGTACGCATACGGCAGTATTTTTGAAAGTCTTAAACATATCTTTCCTTTCTGTTAAAAGCGGAATTTTATATGCTACAATCCTTGTTTTTTCTTAATCTTGTTGAGCAGTTTTTCGTATTCGTACTTATCGTCCGGCCAGTTAAGGCTACTCCAATCCAACGCTTGCCCGCATTCTGGGCAAAAATTATCAAACGGAGGTTTTAGTTTTTCAAGTTTCTTGTATAGATAACTATATCCACAACTTGGACATAAAACCATTTCACACAATGGTATATTTTGACCTTTTTAGGCATTCGAATTTTAAGTGCTTCCATTCCCATGTATCGAGCACGGTGGACTGTATATGAGTCTTCGTAATAGGGATTTTTGGGGTCAAGAATCTCGATTGCTTGCTCAAGAGTCATTCCTATCGCACTCCTGTTTTGTCTTATAGTCATCGAAGAACGAACCGTAATCAAACCACTGATCTTTGATGATGTTCCCGATGATTTTCACAGACTCTCCTCTTTTGATAGCTGCACGGATATATTTTCCTTTTAGTGATTCAAGTTCAGAACAATCAACAACATCTAAAATCCTTACGATAGCTTCAGCCCCGCCTTCATAACCCTCAAAATTTGCGGCATTTCCATCTTTAATAGACTCTCCGTTGATGTAGTATTTTCTACCGATAGAAGGGCCTATGTAATTCACTCCCCACCCATCGCCTTCTAAAGTGAGTGTAAGAGAAAGAAATCGTAATCTTTTATTCTAAAAGATACATTTTTAACGTATGCGTTTCTCAGCTCATATCCATTAGCTTCAAGAAGGTCTTTAGTCCACTTTTTCACATTTGCACCTCACAAAACGGCACTTTTATTGGATATTAAATTCTTCCGCTAGAATTCGTTTGAGTTCATTTGTTCCAACTGCTTTCATATAAGTATGAGGCTCTTTTACAGTTGATACTCTAATAGCGCTTTGGCTGATTCTAGCTAGTAGTCGATTATACAAATCTGTCTGGTTATTTTGATTGTTTTCGCGTTCAATGTTTTCAATCATCTTTACTCTTTCTCCACAATCCATGCTTTTTCATAATCTCGAAGAAATCTTCCATAAGAGCATCAGCCATCTTACCAGGTATTTCAGGAAGATCTAGTCCAAAATCTCTAAAAGCACAGTGTAGGCAGCCCCATGGAGTTAAGGAGAATTTTTCATAAAAATCATCATCAGGATTGTTTTCTTTTGAGTCCAACGTATTCGTCTCGTACTCAAACTGTCTCACTTCATTCTTAGTAAGCCATTTCTGCCACTTGCCACAAACAGAACAATACAATCCAATCTGGCTACCTTTGCTCTGGATAAAGAAAGATTTACTGCCACACTTACATTTGAAGTCCATCTCAGCCACCTGCTCTTTCTGCACTCTGAACCATGCAACTCATACCAGGATGAGATTTTTCAAATCGATGATGTGCCTTGTTTATAGCATCATTTTGATCCTGTGCTTTGACCATATATGTATTGAGTTCCTGATGTCCATCATCATAGTACATTACTTCAACAGACCAATAATCCATAAGACTCCTTTCATGCCACCACACCCACCCTGCTAGTTAGTTTACTTGCTTTTATAGAGGTTTGAGTAGTAATTGATAAACATTCCAATTAAAGTTAAAGCCAACCAAATGACAGTCGCGGCCTCAAAAGAGAACGTTATTCTAAACAACCTAAAAATCAGCCAAACGACACTAGACGTACCAGCCCATGACACAAAATACTGTAATGCGGTATAGATAAGGATAAGTAAAAATTCAAAAAGTGCTTTGAAGAATTTATTCCATGCTTCTATGTTAATCACCTTCTTTCGAAAATTTTCATTTTATAGCTCCTTTTTGAATATAACCGTAATCCAGTTATCTGGATAATCCTCTTCTTCCTCTGTTGTTTTCACATATCCGGGCATTTCAAAATCCCACGCAAGATAATTTAGAATTTCAACATTATGAAGGTTACAGTAATACCAATCCCATGGCCTACTCCATAGTGACCAATGAAGAAGATATGCGTTGTCACGGCAAGTAAAATAAAAGCTGTTGTTTAAAGTGTTTACCTTGCACGCTTTTGGGAATACATATTTTAGGATGCGGTAAGTTCTCTTGTCGCTCCATTTATTCAGCTTTTTGCGGCGAAACATTTCGATCTTAGTACGAAATCTTTCTACCCAATACATAGCAATAAGAAGCGGATACAGAAACCAATAAGGCGTTTTAATATCCATGTCCTTATAATGGTAATATTTCATGACCTTGGATTCTTTATCTTTCTCTTCTTGCAGCTTCTTGCTTAGTCTGTCCATGTATATTTAATCCCACCAACCCACCACTTATACGTTATTTAATTGTCGCTCAGATGGACCACTCGATCTCTGATTTCCTGAGTGCGCCCCTGATTCCAAAAATTAGTTCCCAGGTAACCGCAAGTACGTCTTACGACATTCATTTTGTTCTGGTCACGATTACCACAATTCGGGCACTCCCATACAAGCTTGTGGTTTTTCTCATCTTCTACAATTTTAATTTCGCCGTCGTAACCACAGCACTGGCAGTAGTCGGACTTGGTGTTCAGCTCCGCATACATGATGTTGTCGTAAATGAACTGCATAACACTAAGCACCGCAGGAATGTTCTGCTGCAGATTTGGCACCTCGATATAGCTAATCGCCCCTCCGGGAGAAAGCTTCTGGAACTCGCTCTCAAACTTTAGCTTAGTGAAAGCATCGATATGTTCACGGACAACGACATGATAAGAATTTGTTACGTAGTCATGGTCAGTAACATCTGGAATCATACCAAACCGCTTCTGCAAGCAACGTGCAAATTCATATGTAGTGGACTCCAAAGGAGTACCATACAGGGAGTAATCGATGTTTTCAGCGGCCTTCCACTCGTTACACTTATCATTCATGTGCTGCATAATTTCGATAGCAAAAGGTTTAGCATCAGGATCGGTGTGGCTCTTGCCGGTCATATACTTCACACACTCATACAGACCGGCATAACCCAGGCTGATGGTGGAGTAGCCGCCAAAGAGCAACTTGTCGATCTTCTCGCCCTTCTTTAGACGAGCTAATGCACCGTACTGCCACAGGATAGGGGCCATATCAGAAGGAGTGCCGAGTAGACGCTTGTGACGAATCTGTAGAGCTCGATGACACAATTCGAGTCGTTCATCAAAGATTTTCCAGAATTTATCCTTGTCCCCTTCTGAACTGCAAGCCACATCTACCAGATTGATAGTGACCACACCCTGGTTAAAGCGGCCATAATACTTATGCCCCTTAACCCAATTCTTGGCATTAGCTACGTTCTCAGTGGTGCGGTCAGGAGTAAGGAAGGATCTACAGCCCATGCTAGGCCACACACCGCCTTTAAGCTCCTTCATAACCTTTGCGGAAATATAATCAGGAACCATTCGCTTGGCAGTACACTTAGCTGCCAGCTCAGTCAGGTAATAATACTTAGAATCAGGATGAATGTTATCCTCATCAAGAGCATAAATGAGCTTTGGGAAGGCCGGAGTGACCCATACACCAACTTCATTCTTTACACCCTGAATGCGCTGCTTTAACACTTCTTCAACAATTAGAGCCAAGTCATCACGAGTCTGACCTTCTGGAACTTCATCGAGGTACATAAACACGGTGATAAAAGGGGCCTGACCGTTTGTCGTCATCAAAGTGACAACCTGATACTGGATGGTCTGCACGCCACGAGCAATTTCTTTATGTAAACGCTCTTCTACAATTCGATTGATAGTTTCAGACTCCGGCATCTTATCGATTTCATTATTCTGAACCATCTCGTAAAATTCTTGGTGTACTTCACTTGTGATCTTCTTGCGGGAAACATCTACGAATGGAGCCAGATGTGAAAGTGTAATACTCTGACCTCCAAATTGCATCGAAGCCACCTGTGCAATGATCTGGGTGGCGATGTTGCAGGCGGTGGAGAAGCTGTGGGGCTTCTCGATATAGGTGCCGGAGATGACGGTGCCGTTCTGGAGCATATCTTCCAGATTGACCAGATCGCAATTATGGCAGTGCATCACAAAATAATCTTTATCATGCACATGAATTAAACCATTTTTGTGTGCATCTCGGATATCCTTTGGAAGTAGAAGTCTGTCAGTTAGTTCCTTAGATACCTCTCCGGCCATGTAATCACGTTGCGTGCTATTGATGGTTGCGTTCTTATTACTGTTTTCCTGATTGATTGCGTCGTTCTGGGCATCAAGAATTTCAAGAATACTTGCGTTAGTTTTCTCTTTATCTCGAATTTCCTGACGATACTGCCGCCACTGACTATATGCATCTGCAACATCAATGAACGGGCTATTTGCTAGACTGTCCACTACGATATCCTGAATCTGCTCAACAGAAAGAATGTCCGGCATGTCTGCGATATAGTCAGCAATCGCATTCGACACACGAGCGTCGATACCACCCGGCGTACAGGTCATCGCCTTCTCAATCGCATTTACAATCTTACTTTTGTCAAAAGGAACTTTCGTTCCATCGCGTTTAATCACATATTCCATGCAATCACTCCTTAATCTTCCAACCAACGATTTTCTGTCACATAGAAAGCTCCAACCGCAACTACCATCAATACGACCCAGAATACCCAAAACCAAATCACCCGTGTACCAGCTGCAGAAATCATATAATCTCGTGCTTCTTCGATGTTTTTATCCTTAATGAATTGTGCATCATGTATACTTTCGTCGCTCAAATTTGCAAACAACGTACCATCATAATGAACTTCTTTGACATAAAACTCGAATTTCACATGAGGACTGACTTGTACAGTTGTCAGGTACTTGCTTGATGGCATTTTGATGTCACCATACTTGAATTCTTTGCCAAGAAACGTAATATTCTTAGAATTGTGTTCTTCTGAACTGTAATAATCCCAAGTCCAGTACGTTTTGACTCTTGTTTTTGTATGGCCTTTGCTATCCGTAGTAGTTACAGTTCGTGTATGCATCGTATAATGCTTTTCTTCGCAATAGATGTACATCCACTGTCCGTCGATACGTGAATCACTTACGGTATCTACTGCTTCTAGTGCGCCTTGGCAAAACGCATTACCTACGTTGGTTCTCATTCCATAATCGAACATATTTTCGGACTCAATCGAAATTGCTGTATTATATTCTTTTTTCTGCTCAAGTGAATCTCTGGTGATATTTCCAGCGATAACGCTACCAAGTATCAGCATAATGAACACAATACCAACACTGACGATCAATTCACGATAAGTAATTTCGGCGTTACCGATTTCCAAAAAGGTCCCCGACTGCCGGTGCCGCCTCATTCCCCTCATAGGACAGATACTCATAATTCTGAACCTCATATCCAGTCAGACCCAGCAGAAAGGAGTTCGGAAACTTACGAACGCTCTGCTTATATTCCTTCACGACACGATTGTAATCGCCACGATAGTTTGCAATCAAATTTTCAGTAACGGATAGCTCATTCATAAGCTCCTTGTAGTTGTCGCTAGACTTCAGTTCAGGATATGCTTCCGCAATAGCTGCAATCTGAGTCGTAATCTCTTGAGCGGTCTGGCCGGAAGTGCCACGAGCATTCACAACGTCCATCAGTGTCTGATACTCATGTTGGTCATAAGCCTTGACAGTTTCAACCAGATTTGGAATCAGATCAGCTCTGCGCTTCTCCTGAATCTCAATGCCAGACTTAGCTTCCTGAATCTGCTCTTCATAAGAGATGGCCGTGTTCTTAGGCCCCTGCACCATAAAGGTCATGCCAAGAATGGAAATCAGCACAACACAAATAACGATAATAGGTAGCTTCCAGTTGTATCTCATTTATGTAAACCTCTTAAAACTTGACCTTATCGGCACAATCAGGAACCACAGCAGTCTCAATACTGCACGTCGGCTCTGCTTTTGCCAACTTTTCTTTGAATGGATCATTAGGGCGATAAACCAAATCATGGCAGACACCGCCGAGATTTGGATCATAAAAATAATCGTTAATGTCCTTCTTTGGCATCGTAGTCAGCTTATCATTAGTCTCATCAGGAATCTTCTTTAGCGTATCTACGACACTTTCAGCAATCTTCTGTTGCTCCTCTAAAAGCCGGATTTTATAATCCAAATACCAACGTGCCTTCGTCAAATCTTGAAGCTGAGAATTGCCATCTTTGTGACCTGCCCGGCTTAAATACTTACCAACATTCCAAAGATAAGCATCCTTATCCAGTTGCCACTCTCGCAGCACTTTAATGGCTTCGTAGGGATTGTCTGCACCGCCGTAATAAGACGGGTGCTCGACGTTCTTTTTAATTTCATCAAGTGTTTGCATCAATAACCTCCTTGTTCTTTTCAATAGGCTTATAAACATCTGCCAGCTTCGGGTGACGACCACAGCAACCACGACCCTCTGGACAGAACGGATACTTCGGATTAGCCTCACAAGAAGGAACCATCCAGTTTGCTACTTCAGGACAAACCTGTGCAACTTCCTTTTTCATTTCTGTAAACATCTCGCGGATTTCTTTTTGAGCCCTAGAACAAAGTCGAAGATGGCTCATCTCAATCAAAGCACGAGCGTTCATCGTAATGTAAAACTCTGTACAGCAAGCATTCGGAAGAACCGCACGAGCATCTTCGTTTTTGGCGTTGTGATATTTTTTGAGGATCTGATAATCGGTATCAATGTCCGACATCATATTATCGAAAACATCGGCATCTTCACCAGTAAACGGGTTTACATACTTGAACCCATCCTCGCTGCAATAACGCTGACTGCGGCAGCTCATGCTAATATGTCGATGACGACTAATCTGTGCCAGAAGTGCTCGGCTTACATCTTTGACGTAGAACGTAAAGTTGATGTGTTCAAGCACAGAATAGTGACCGCTTGCCTTACATCCCTTGGCAATCTTATAATCGTCAGTCATTGAAGAATCGTAACAAATACTCGCAGCTTCCTCCACAATATCTAAAGGATTCTTATCACTTGTAGGAAAAACTCGCTGTGTGTACGCAATCAAATCAACTGTCATTTAATCCTCCAAATACTTTGCATCTTCTTCATTGATAACGAGGCTATTGAATGGCATAATCAGCTGATAATCTTTGCTTCCAAACTTCTTTGTCCAGTCATCAGGCTCAACCTTTAAGTACTTTGGGGTGAAGCCAATAACCTTGTGCGTCGTCCAAGTGATACCTTCATGACCCTTTGTGCTTGCTCGAAGCACTGTATCGCCAACGTTAATTTTCTTGCCGAGAACGTCAACCATTTTCTTTTGCCTCCTTCTTGTCCCACTCGTCTCTGCGTTTTAAAGCAACAAGATAATTATGTTCAGTTGTTACAACACAATCTTTTGCGTAGTGATAAATAAGCTCGCCACGTTCATCAATTGGATACCATCGTTCAAAATAGACACGGTAATCGCTCCAATATTCGTCCCATTCAATTTTCGCAACTTGTACAACAGAAACAAATACGATGTATTTACATTCAGAAGCTTGCTCTGCAGTTAGTACATAATCACCAACATCAAATGGATTCCCGTACTTATCAACTACCACTTACTTCACCTCTTTCAATCAACTCATCAACAGTAACCTCTCCACAGAGAACCTGTTTAAGTTGCTCCTCTGACAACTGATATGTAATTGGCTCTCCACATTCAGTCGGATATCGAGCCAAGGTTCTGTAATATTCTGCAAGGGCTCGTTCCTTACGACCCTGCTCACGATGGTCAATACCAATCATATCGCCCCACCTCCTTCCTCAAGTTTTTCGCTCTTGCCAGTCACGACATATACATCATCTTCGAGATCTTCTTTTGGAACCATAACAATGTTTAGCATTTTTCTGAATGATTCATTATCCGTTACGATAAAATAAAAAAATTCAGTTTCTGAAACTACTTCGTATGTAGTTCCTCTTTGAAGCCGAACTACTTCATCTATGCCAACATCGGCATAATAGTCCGTCCTGAAATACATCCTCATAGATCCATAATTCCATACTTCTCCATGTCTTCTGCAGAATATCCGTCATGTCGCATATCGCCATCGTGCCATGGTTCCATATCACCCTTCCAAATCTGGAAATAAGGATGTGCGTCAATACCGTAGACTTGACCCTTCATGCCGGTACTGGTAATCTTATAAGGCTTTCCGTCTTCAAGACTGTTGATAAAATCCTGATACTGAGGACTCATCTTGAAGAAATCCTTCTTGCCCTGAATTCTCTTTACCTTAATAGTGACCTCATCACCAATCTTGGGTTCCCACTCTTCAACTGGCATTCCGGCCAGAAAGTCTGGACCACCGGCCTTCTTGATTCGCCGGGCAAGGATTCGTGCTTTGCGCTGCTCTTTGCGTTTGTCTTCACGACTCATATTCAAACCTCATTTCCCCAACAGTCATATCCTTTTCGTTCTTTGCGAGCGTACAACTCAAGTTTTTTTAAGTCTGGATACAACCTATCAATAATTTCGAAAGACACTTCCGGTTTCTGGCTGTGTCTAGTCACCTTTTCTGTAAAAACAGTATGTATCTTCCCTCGTTCATCTTTTGCAACCGGAATAAGTTTTCCTTTGTACATATACAAAAGGTACTCATGCCCAAATCTTACTGTAAACGCAGCCGGGATACCATTAACTTTGTTCCAAATCATTCTTGCGTGAAGCTTGTACCCAAGGTCTTCTGCGATCTGTTGCGCTTCAAACAGATATTTGTCAATTGTCCAAAGAAATAAGATTGAGTTTTCTTCAGTCAGTTTTGTAGCTGCTTCAAGATGACTTTTAATTTCATCCAACGAACAAACGGGATAATCCAGTTCCATTCCGCTTGAATTCTTCCGCACAGCTTTCTTTCCACCTTTTGACTGCTTCCAAGGCGGGTCTGCTAAAATCAAGCCGTACTTTTCTGTTGAGTTAAAAATATCAATTACCATTTACTACCTCACAATTCATATTCTGTTCCTTTCAGCTTATCAAAGTAGGGATCGCCGTCTCGCTTCTCTAATAAGTTGAGCTCCCCGGCGGAGCCTACAGAATACAAACGAAAATTTTTAAAAATCTCAGCACCTTTAATAGTGGCTAGAGATGTAATTATGTACAATATATTGTGTTCTTCTGTGCCATCCGTAAGTTGAACTTCGAGTCGTTCTTTCTTTGGAATGGAGATTTTCTGAAAATCGTTCATCGTTAATCCTTCGGCATGGAATACATATCCTGTCCATGTGCATATTCGTCATAAATTTCTGCAATAACGTCATAGCATCTACTTTCGGAGTTATAACTACCAAGGATAATTCCACGCTCACCCATGCCCTGCCTTGCATAAACATTAAGGCTTGCGGTATCAATGATTGCCATACGGTCAAGATTTATAATTTCTCCGCCTTGCGTTAAAAGTAGCATTTTAATCCTCCGGCATATCGAAACTAACACGGCCCTCACAAAGAGCAGCGTTAATCTCTTGAATTACTTCTTTTGTCCTCTCTGTGGTTTGATAAGAACCAAGTCGAGACCATGTGTCGATTCCAGATCCATACGCTTTAATCGTTGTTGAACTATCTACGATACGAATAGAAAGACATCGACTTGTGTTAACCACTTCGGTTTTATTTTGCGTCAAAATAAACATTGCAAAACCTCACAAATCAGCAAGCTGTACAGGAGAATTGATATCTGGACTATCCAAATCCATCCCAAACTCCTCAGACATTTCATTCTTGATTCCCCAAAAGTAACCTTCTGATGGAACGTAAACAATAGTCCACCATCCATACGCTTCTTTATTCTTGGGCGTGAATTCACGAGTTGGAATTCGATTACCGCCAAAGCTAATTGTTGTGGTTTTGGATGGATTCTCAACACATTTGTTATTCAGAATCCGAAGAATGTGTTTAATGGACTTCTTAGAAAGATTCATAATCTTCTCCTTAGCCGTAGCTCACTTCATTCTTATCGTTTCGGAATCGCACAAAGGTCGGGAATTGCAGAGACTCAAGGCCAGTCTTTTTGTCCTGGGTAACTTCTTTGTATTTACACTCAACAATCTTGCCAATGTAGCCATCAGGATTCGCCCACACAGTAGCTCTCGTAGCGTCATCAAAACCAGAGCCAATGCGAAGCTCATTACCCTTGTAGTCCACAACCAGAGCGCCCATCGTACCAGCTAGACGATTCTGACCTTCCTCAATCGCGGTGATACGGAGATCAGCCGTGTAGAAACGCTTGACCTTTAGGCAACCATTATGACGGCAGCGACGATACGGAACATTCCGATTAACGACCAACCCCTCCCAATCATGTTGAACGGCGTAATCCAACCATTCATCAATCTTAGAATGGTCGGTCCCCTCATAGACCATTTCAACAACTTCTATATTGTCGGTTCCAGTTCTCAAAAGTCTTTTTTTCAAATCCAACAGACGCTTCTTTCGAACTTCGTATCGTTCAGTGCAACTATCAGTTAAAAACTGATTTTCTGGAACCATGTCAAAAACAACGAATTTGATACAGCTCTTGTTTGCCGTGTCGCTGTTTAAAATTCCCATGCCGGTTACAAAATTTTTATTATCCGACAGTCCATCCACGTTCTTGCGAATCAGTTCTCCGTCGAATACATATCCTAGATACCAAAGACTTTCGAGATCTCTAATGATATGGTCAAGCCCAGTAAACGCTTGCGCCTGTCTGGAAATCAATTGACCATTGATATAAGTGCCACGGCATCCATTGAGTTTACGAGAGGCGAAAATTTTTTCGTTAGGTTTCAGCTTTACCTTATCAATCGGATACCCCTGCTGAACCTCCCAGACAGGAATAATTTCTTCGCCGTACACCTTATTGATGGTAGCTGCCTCGACTCCGATCGGCAGGTTCTTAGTGAACAGTCGCTTTAGAAACTCTTCATACTCAGGATTTTTATGTAAATAATTCTGGATTGTTGCGATGGATGTATCAGAGCCTGTATTGTGACCAGCACCCATAATATAAAGGTATCCGCAACTGAGATACTGAACGTCGATATCTGGCTTCACAGCTACCTTCTTATTGATCTTTGCATCAGACAGGCCAGTAACAATTGCCGGGTTAAGCAGAAATCGGAAAAATGCCATCAGCTCATCAGCTTCATCTCCAAAATCCTTACGTGCATCCAGCAAAATGCGTGTCTTGTCCGTCTTTTTCTTTGCCTTCTGCAATGCCTTAACCATCGCATCAAGCTTACCTATGAGCTCTTTATCTGTCATAAAGCCTCCTTGCGTATCCTGTATTATATAGTTATAGCTAATAAAGAAAGGCTTGTCGTTACGAGCAAGCCATTTCTTTCCCGTATCCTGTATTACATAGTTAAAAAGAGAATTTTAAGCCTCCGAGGTGGAGACTTTTTATAACTATATTATACAGGATACGCACATAATTGTCAATGCTTTTCTGAAAATTCTTTCCGTAAAAATTCCTTCAAGAACGTCCGCTTATATGGAACTCTCGAAGTCTTTACAGCCCGATCAAGAGCATGAGTTTCGGCGCAAATCACACAATACTTCTTGGCACGAGTGATGGCCGTATAGAGCCATTCTCTCGTCAGCATCAGGTACGCAGAGTTGTCCATGCCAACAATCACATATGGAGCCTCACTGCCCTGCAACTTATGACAACTTAAAGCATAAGCAAGTTCAAGCGTTGCCCAGATGTTATTCCCACCAAAGTAATGCGGAATGAAGATCGTTCCCCACTGGTCAAAATCAACCAGAATAAAACTACTCTCAATCTTTCGGATAATGCCACGGTTTCCGTTGAACACCGGACACTTCTCTTCCTTTTTCTTTGTCTTGAGATTGTATGTGTGAAGTTCATAGTTGTTCTTGTTGATAATGACCTGATCGCCCTCACGCAGAGTGTACACTCTATCCTTGCCATCACCGTAGATTGTGACCTTTGCTTCTGCCTGACCACGACTCGGATTCACAATTTCCTGAATAGCATTATTGACTTCATAAGTACAGATACTACCACGCAGCTTCTGTGGAAGTACAATCTGAATCTTCGCACTATCATTCCCTACCTTATTATATAAGGTACGGTACTGATTGATGATGTGGTTGAATGACTCACTTGCGTCTTTATAGATATCAAGCTCCAAATCACGAAGTTCACCACGAATCTCACTACCAGCCCAGCCATAAGGCACCAACTGCGTAGCATTACGAACCTTGATACTCTCTGTGATAATTGCAGACTTAGCTGCCTGACGATGGATCTTAGTCAAACGAGCCACAGGAACAACCTTAGATGCAAGCATATCCTTGAAAATGTTACACATACCGATACTCTCAAGCTGGCCGTCATCACCAATCATAATGAATCGCTTTCCGGTCTCGATTGCCTGAATCAAGTCATAGAACAACTGAGCTCCAACCATAGATGTCTCATCCAGAATGATAATGTCTTCTTCAAGAGGATTATCCTTGTTATGGATGAAACCACCATTCTCAATGTCATAACCAAGAAGACGATGGATGGTCTTACCATCCTGACCAGTAATCTCCTGCATACGAGCTGCGGCACGACCAGAGAGTGCAGTCTGAGCGAAAGACTTACCACGAAGAACCTTTAGAACACCAGCGACAACTGTACTTTTGCCAGTTCCGCCGTAGCCTGTTAAGATACAGACGTTACTAGAGCATACTTTTTTAATAGCATCTCTCTGCTCTTCTGTATACTCAATACCAAGTGCATCTTCTGCCTCATTGATTGCTGCATCCATATTTCTACCAATCGGCTCAACAGGTGCATCCGCTAATCGCTTGATTTCCTTTGCGATCTCATCTTCAAGATTCCACACTCTAGTTAAAGCAAATTCCTGACGGTCATCACTCCACCAAAGTGTTTTACGGACATCGTGCAGATGGAAAAGTGCCCTCTTGATTACTTCTTGGTCACCCTCGTTCAAATCAAGTTCCTTGATACAGCTATTGATTGTCTGATTTGCCGGAATAATAGAGTTGCCTTCTTCGGCACGGGCGGCAAGAAAATGCATAACATAAGCTTCGATTCTGAATTGCGAATTGTGCTTTAAACCCATATTCAAAGCAAGAGCGTCAGCTTTTTTCCAGCCAATGCCATACGCATCATCGATCAGGACGTAAGGATTCTCCTCAATCTTTCTTACCAGAGTGTCTGCACCGTGATACTGACGAACAAGCTTTTCAATAGCACTGGGGGTCAAACCGTACTCAATCAGTTTCGTGTACGCTTCACTGTTATCAATGTTGTTTTCAAAAGAGTCAATGATCTTTTGTGCTCGACCTTCCGTAATACCGCTAACAGTACAAAGAGATTTGATGTCACCATTCTTGATAATTTCATACGGATTGTCGAATGCTTCGTAAAGCATCTCAAACTGATGGTCTGTCAAGATAAAACGGAGAAAGCTTTTTTGTTCTTCCGGGTCAGTAATCTCTTGAAACTCATTCATGTAGATAATTTTGTACTGATCACCAAACTTTTCATGATGAACATACTCACCACAGAACGAATAAGTTTTATCCATATCGAGGCTAGGAACGTTGCCCTTTAGCCGGAGGTCACTGTATCGACTCATAACAGGGTTTCCCTGCTTGACTTTTACCACCTCGGCAGAGAAAGTGGCGAAGCCGCCGGGCTCCACCTCTCTCCCATCTTTCGGATAAAAGACTCGTTTTATCCTGATGTAGCAACGGATCATATTTTCATTAAATTTCTTATCTGCCACTTTATAGCCCTCTTATTATGCACCTAATCTAAATTCTGTCAGTCCTCCGCACACTCTGCAATAAAACCATTTTGTGGTACGCTCGCATTGTTCTGCATAATCGAATTTCCATTTCTGAACTTTTCTCACAACGCAACAATTCGTACAATGTATTTTGATCACAGTTTTGTCTTTGTAATGATTCCCAATTTCAAACTCAGGAAATTCACAAAGAACCTCTCCGTCAGTAGTAAATAATATACCTTTCATTACGCAATCTCTCTATCATGCAACCACTGCTTGTAAGGTTTGAAGTTGCTTGCAATAACGTGCGATTCATCTTCCTTCTTTCCAAGCACAGCTACCTGACTTCCCTTTACAATTAAATCCTGATAATACGACAAGACTCTCGGCCATACGGTCAGCTCAATGATACCATCGCCAGAATACAGATTTATAAATGCAAACTGCATACCAGTCTTTGTTTTCTTCTTTTGGATCTTTGCGATAATACCAACAAGCACACAAGAATCACCTTCTTCAATTTCAGAGAAATCCTTGATATAAGCAAATGCCTTCTCGAAAGGATTCGTGTCACTGATAAAGGTCTGTAAAGTCTGGAACTCCCAAAGTTCTTCATCTTGTAGATATTTCGTGGTCTGCTCGGCCATATATGCTTCTTTCTTTTTCAGCTTCTCGGTTTCATGTACGACACGACGCTTTTCATTATAGATTCGTAGGACGGTTTCTTTGTCAACCTTCTTACCAACCTTATAATGCTCCGTATCAATATCCCACTTACTCAGCAAAACTGCTTTGGTAGGAAGTGTACTGACTGGCTTAAACTCAGATTGTTCCAAACCGCTGGCAATGTACTTTTCCAAGAATATTCGTTTGTTCTTTGTAGGAATCGCACCGGATTTGACCAACGCAATGATTTGCGCCTTCGTTGTACGGACACGACTCATGAAGTCTTCAAGCCCCTTAAATTTTCCATTCTTATCTCGCTCTGCAATGATAGCCTCAGCAAGTGTATTGCCAATACCACCGATAGCAGATAAGCCAAACAGGATTTTACCATTTGACACAGTAAAGTCCATGCCGGAACGATTGATACTCGGCGGAAGAATCTGAATATCAAAGCTGCGTGCATCCACCATGATCTTGTTGACCTTGCCGACCTTTGCTTTATTTAGATTCAGCATAGCCTTAAAGAATGCAAGCGGATGGTGTGTTTTTAAGTATGCGGTTTGAAGGCAGATAACGGCATACGCCTGAGAATGTGACTTGTTAATCTTCATACCCCTGCTTTCGCAGTATTTGTATAGGGAGTAGACTATACCATTATTTCTTGCGAAATACGCCTTGGTAGTCGTTGAGAGCTTCGCATTTCTGCGCTATCTCTGCGGATTGTCCAATCCTTATGATTATTACACTTTGGTACATAAGGCTCTAAGGAGTTTCCCGCATATTCGGCGTTTGCTTATGCTGTTGCCAACATAAGGGACTTAACTTTCGTCAATCCATATCCACCCTTGGTGGACAATTCGTCACAAATATACTCTGCGGTACGAGAGTCGTACCCGTTATCCAGTATTTCTTTTCGGAGGATAGTAACTTCTTCCTTAACTTTCTCAGGTTTTTTCTTTGCCAAACATTTACGCATTCTATCAGCACCGGCATCGTTTCGACCGCCAAAGACCTTCGTGAGCTTCATGCTCTGTTCCTGATAGATGTTCACGCCATAGGTACTGCGGAAAATTGGTTCCATATCAGGATGGAAGTAGTGAATATGTTCAGGATGATACTTGCAATCAACATATGTAGGAATCGACGGCATTGCATCAGGACGATAAAGAGCAATCAGAGCAGATAACTCTTCAATCGACCTAGGCTGAAGCTGCGCAACCAGATCTTTCATACCGGATGATTCAATCTGGAATAGATTGTCTGTCTTACCGGAGCAAATCAAATCGTAAGTTGCCTTGTCGTTCTCAAACTCAGGATTGTTGATATCAATTTCCCAGTCTGGAATATTATCCTCACGCTTCGCTTCATCAATGGCAACCAGCGACGCAACACCAAGAATATCAAACTTAACAAGTCCAATCTTCTCGTCCATCACCTTGTCAACAGAGATAACGTGCTCTCCGTCAGTACCGTGCCGGATACCGATATACTCGTAATAAGGATGTCGGCAAACAATAACGCCGCCAGCATGGATACCATACCCTCGTGGGCGACCATTGATATGACTTGCGATATCAAGTAGTTCCTTATATTTTGGATTCTCAGCTACTTCTGGGTTGGCTTCAAGGCAATCTTTCCATGTCTTTTGAACGAATTTCTCGCTGATTTTTCTTATCTCAGCATACGGGAAACCGAGCACCTTACCAACATCCTGAATTGAAGTAACCGGAGTGGTGTACACGATATTCATAACCTGAACCACTCGATCTTCACCGTACTTTTGTGTCAGATACTCAACAACATTAGTACGGTCACTGACATCAACATCAACGTCAGGAAGGTCTTTTCGCTCAATGGTAAGGAATCGTCCGAAGTCAAGTTCATACTTGATTGAATCAAGCTGCGTAATGCCAATCAGGTAACATACAAGTGAGCCAGCGGCAGAACCACGCCCAGGGCCAACAATGACATCATTTTGCTTGCACCAGTTAATGTAATCAACCAGAATTAAAAAGTAGTCACAGAAGTCTTTCTTCTCAATGACAAACAACTCGTCATCAACACGCTTACGATAAATCTTCTGCTTTTCTACATCAAACTTGTCAATACCGCGTTTCTTCCATCCCTCTTTTACAAGATCTTTCAGGTAAGCTGCTGAGCTAGAATACTGTGTAGGAATCTCGATTTTGGGAAGTTCAGGTTCGTGCCAAGGCATATCCACATAGTCACACAAGTCAGCAACCTCATCAGTGTTGTTGATACACCATTCTGCTGCATCATATCCAATCTGACTATCAAGAACTTCATGTTGCTCTTCGCGAGACATGAAATAACATCCTTCATAGATTTCTGCGGCAGTTTCCGTATCATGTGCGATACGAAGGAAGTAGTCCTGATAATAAAGATCCTTTTTGGTGGCAGCATGGACATCGTTTGTGACAACTACTTTTGTGTGAGTATCGTTTGCCAACCGCATGATTTTCTGATTGTATCTTGCCTGTTCACTGTTTGCGTGAGCCTGAACCTCAAGATAATAGTGAGGGAATAAGCTCTTATACTCTTGGACCAGCTTGACACAAGTGTCATAATCATCCGTTTTGGATAGCCTACTTGCCAAACAAGCAGACAGGATAATCAAATTATTCGTGTCTTCCTTAGCAATATCCTCTTTTGTGATACGAGGACGGCTGTAAAAGCCATGAAGATGACCAAGTGTAGATAGACGATTGACCGCCTGACGACCAGCTTCGTTTTTTGCGATGATAATCAAGTGCCAGTATTTACTGTTCTTGTCCTTTACTTCCCTGTCCTCACACTCATATGCCTCAATACCATAAAGAAGTTTTACATTCGGATACTTGTCTTTTAGTTCTGAGTAGTACGGCCAGCTTGTTACCTCACCATGCTCTGTAATAGCAACGGCCTTTAAACCGAGTTCAGATGCTCTTTTTAGATTTTCTTCAGGAGAAGAGTACCCATCTAGCAGACTGTAATTCGAGTGCGTGTGTAAACTACTTGACATTCTTACTCCTTCCTCTTATCTCCAAACTTAATAATGTCATCAAAAAGCATCACATAGTCGTCAGTGTACTTGTTACCATGGAAGTGGCCGAAGTACCAGAATGGTTTACAATCGTTAGGATAGCATTCGTATATATTATCAAAGAATATTTCAGTTGACTGGTCTACTGTGCTTTGATCAATACCACCGATAAACAATTCAGTTGGAATGAACCGGAATGGACAGGTATGCGTGAGCATAACATCAATATCATCGATTTGAGGGTCATGTGTAATATTCCAGATCTTTTTCTTAGTCTTATCATTCGGCTGTTCGTTCGGCCACCAATTCCAGCCACGTTCCAACCGATAATACTTATCTACAGAATAGGCTCCACCGCAAACAAGACAGTTTAATACTTCCCTATCAGCGAGAATCTGGTAAACCTCACCATCAATAGCGAAATACTGATTGGGATAATGTGAGTCATGCCACACCTTACCGCAAATATCTCCACTGATTTTCTTTGTTTTGTAACCATCCTTACGAGACGGACGGCGCTCGTGGTTGCCATGAATACAAAACAGATTCACAGAAATATCTGTGGCGATAGTCTTAATACTCCATTCACGAGGGTCATCCTTGCCGTAGTAGTTCAAACCAACATCACCAAGGCAGATAATCCAGTCGTTCTTTCCAAGCCTATGTTTAATACAAAATTTATTTAGCTCTAAGAGACGATTAAAATCGCCATGAATATCGCCTGTAATGTAAACCATTTACTCATCCCTCTTATAAACTCGCCAATGCCATGTGCTACCATCACCCGTATAGAATCTATCGCAAAAATCCTCAAAGCGACACCCTTCGCACGGATCATCTTTTGATAAATCCAGCACCGGATGACTCTGGCATTCTGCAATAAATTCTTTAACGTCAGCCTCAAACTGTTCAGGAGTTAGCATCGTCAATCACCCATTCGCTTGGAAGAATATCAAACGGGAACCTCAATCTGTCGCAGAAATGTTCGTAAGGACACTGTAAACACGGCCACTCAGAATCACTTTGCTTTTTGCATTCTTCAATAAAATCACGAATCGCTGTTTCAAGTTGTCCAACAGTAGTCATTATCAACCAACTCTCCATTTTTTACAACTTTAGCCTTATCGTCCCAATACTCGTCTGCACCAATTTTGCGAGGAGAAGTGCCAAAATGTTCCTTCCACTCTGGCAGGCTATCATTGATGGCATCAAACTGAATGCCCCAATCAAAGCAAGCCTCCATTGCATCATACAAAAGCTTTCCTTCACGGCAAGTCCAGAGAATCAGACCAGCACCGTGTTTCTGTTCCTGAATTGCTTGATAAATGACATTCCAGTTTGGCTCACCGATATCAGGATAATTATTCTCACAGAGAGTGCCATCAAAGTCGATGGCGATAGCACGTTTCCAATTTCCCATATCAAATCACCTCAAAATCAACAATCTGCGCCTGCGGAGTTACTTTGTTTCCATACTGATTTAAAGATAACCTGCATACAGCATTGATATATTTTTCTTCCTGACCACCATAGAAGTCATTGTTGATCCAGCCAATCATCCGGCCATTATCAGTAAAGCACACAAAATCAATGCCTTTTTCTTCATCAGAATATTTCCACATATTGCCGTTCTTGCCCATCGGAGCACATCCACTATGAATTAGCGGAATGTTTTTAATGTAGAAATACGGCTCAGAAATACCCTGAGCCCAGATTTTATGCATTTCGTACATGGTCTTCGGCAATGCAACGGTCAACCTACTATAGTCAAAATCAAAATCAACCACAATTGCTTTGTTCATAGTGACATCTTTAAGCAACTCATTACAATCTGCAATCGCCTTTGGTACGTTTTTTTTCTTAATTTTTACGCCAGCGGCATTATCGTGACCAAGAACCGACTCAAAATCTCCGGTACTCATCAAGAACTCCTTTAAGCTTTCAATCGGAGAACCGTCAGGATTTCTCATTGAACCACCAAAATACTCTTGATTCTCGTCTGGTTCTTCAGGGCAGGCCATCTCTCGAAGTAGTACGCAAGGTTTGCCATACATTTCAGCCAGTTTGATTGCTACAACGCCAGTCAAATTACTGTCCAGAATGCCAGTGGAATTACAAAACAAAACTTTACTTCTGTCCGCTCCATACTTAGAAATCCAGTTTTGAAGTTCTGCGACAGCCTTGTCTTTGGTCTTGTTTTGCTGATACTTGCAAGACGAACACTCACGAGACACATGTTGTGCCAGAGTCTCGTCAATCGTGACACCGGCATTCTTACCACGAGTCGGAGTGTACTGGAACGTCTGTTCCTCACCGACCATCGCACGGAACATCCGCTTCTTCTGCTCGGATGAGCCAATACGAATCAGTGCGTTCATCATCGGAACGATGTAGAACTGAACATCATTGATAGTCGGGTCACCCTTGATATTGAAACTATTCGCCTCAACCAAAGCACAAATCATCGGATTCACAATTCGTGCCAGACCTTTCGTGCAAAGGCGCTTTGTCTCATGCGAGTGCATATCCATAACGTCACCGATGTTTCCGACTGCCACCAGATCAAGATACCGGTCTGCAACATCAGTCCAATTATATTCATCAACAGCCTGAAGAAACTTATACACCACGCCAGCGCCAGACAATTCCTTATTAGGATATGTACCGTTCTGGTTATTGACGATTACTGCGTAAGGATTCTCTCTGTCGCAGATGTGATGGTCAAGAATCAGAATATCGATGCCATTTTCGCTGAGTTCCTTACACTGTTCAACATCGTTGCTGCCAGCATCAGGAATAATCAGCAATGTAGTTTCATGTGGAACCTCAATTTCTTTAGAGAGTCCATGCTCCTTGCCACTATGATGCAGAACATTGATTTTTCCAAAATAACCAATCGTCTTCAAATACTGAAACATCATTGAAGCACTTGTGAATCCATCCACATCACAGTCTACAAGGATAGAGATAATAGACTTATTCCAGATATGTTTGTTCAACAGCCGGACAGCATCTTCCATGTTATCCAGTTCCCACGGAGAATTCAGACAAGAATCATCTAGGTTCATGTAGGTCTTATAATCCTCAACCCCTCTGTTCTCCATAATCGTTCCAATCGGGTCTGATAGGTCGTTCCTACTCCCCTTCCAGAGTTTTACATTCATTTAATTCTCCTAACACAATTCTCAATCAATGCTTTAAATTTTTCAGGATTGTCAGTCGGGGCCTCCTTTTCATCCAGAATCCCTTTATCATCTACTACAGCATACACACTTACGCCATCGACAAATCGATTGGCGAGAACCATAAGCTCACTAAGCTGAACGTCTTTATCAAAGACGAAACAAATATCAACGCAAAGACGTGTTAAAATTTCAATTTGATTCTGTGAAACCTTCTTACCGCCAGTCGCCACACAGTTGCAAACATCCATATTCCACATCTGCATGACAGACTTTTCAGCTTCACCAACATATACCAGACCTTTATTCTTAATGTATGGCTCTGTCTTATACAGGCCATACAGAATACGGTTTCTGGCACACGGCTCAATATACTTGTACTTCATCTCGCCTTCAGGCGGCTTGCCAAAGTATCTTCCCTTTACACCAACCAGAGTACCGATTTCATCTCTGATTGGAATCGTGATTCTATTTGTCAGTTCATCAAAGCCAATCTCAAACTCCTGCTGCGTCTCATAAGATATCCCATCGTCAGCAAAAATCTGGTTCACATAAGGTTTGTAATAACCGAGGATGGCTTCGGAGATTGGGACTATCGGACGGTCTTCCTCGTGTTCTTCACCTTCATTTTGCATTGCAATGAGCTCTTTTAGAATCAACATACTTTTAGGAAGGTCTTCCTCGAAGTTGTGATAGTAATCAAGTCCAACCCATTCGCAGATTTGCTTAATAGCTTTTGGGAAAGACAGTTCCAGAAAAAACTGGACGACAGAAATCAAATCATAACTGGTCTTTCCATTGGCAATATCTCGTGTGTAATCTACCGCAGTAAGATTTTCATTCTCATAGATGCAGAGTGCCGTTCTATTGTCACCATCTGGATTTGCACACTGGTAATAACCAGTCTTGTGACTGATATGATGACAACCAAGTTCCTCCAGAATCGGTTCAATCTGCTGTTCTTCAAGAATGTAATTTTTCAGATCTGCGATATTTACCATACTTTAGATTCCCACTCGTCAATACACGTCTCAATGGATCTCATTAAACAAACATACTGAATTCTATTCAGCGGGATAATCACATGCCCCTCTGGGTCATCAGGATAAAAACTCTTGAGCGAAACATACTCACCAGTCAGCCATGCAACCTTACCTTCCCAACACGAACCATCATCGCAGCAAATGTCAGTCACAACAGTATTGTTGCACTTCTCATCTGTTGCTTGTCGTTTTAAATTTCTAAGAATAGTTTCTTTATCTTGTTTAAAAGTACCTTCTGTAACTTTTATGTAGTGGCAATCCATCAAGACACCTCCTTACTTTCTAGTGCAGACACCGACCTCTTTCCAGACATTCTGGTTCAAATTCACTTCAAACATGATTTTCTTTTTCTCACCAAAACGGTTCTTATCGATGTTTCCAACGTAATACCGCTTATCTGGATTCAGCCGATGGGCACAGTCACCGCCCCACTCAGGGTCATGAGAGATATATTGATACTTCGCGAACTTGTCTTTTGGAATCTCCTTGAACAGAACCATCGTCCAAGCAACATGTTTAATCATTTTTGACTCAGCAATGTTGTTTGAATTCAGCTCATCAGGAAGATACTCATGAGTGTTTTCGGCCAACTGGATACTGCCATAGATAAAGATCTTTAGATTTTTCGCAATCTCTTCAAGCTCGGTGGCCGTGACCTTAAACGCTGCCCATTCACCAATAGATGCAATATCGTTCTTTAGAGTATCGTAGAACACATACTTAACTCCCTGAGTGAGAGCTGCCTTCTGGATTTCAAATCGTAGGGACTTATCACTATAATCAGCAGAAACATCCTTTGCGATAATCAAACCTTGTGATTCACTCTCAATCCACTGGCAAACATCAAGCACATTGCGATACTCTTCGCTTTCCTCATAGACGCGAGCGGTGAACTCATCAATACTTTCTATGTATTCCCCGTCTTCGTTTTGCTTTCTGAAGATGAAGTTTCCATTTGCATCCCGGTACATTCCAAGGGTGATTTCTCGCTCATCCTTGTGGAAGCGATGACCATGCAACTCTTGAAACTCAGGATTATTGATGGCGGTGACCAATAAGCAATACCGGACTGACTCAAGATCCATCTCATTCAGCAACAGAAGAGCTTTTTGCTTTTGAACCAATGTGACGTAGGCAACAATTGCCATCATATATCTAGTCTTACCAGCGTTAGATGGCATACCATTGAACATCACAGTGCCCAGTTTCAATCCTCGGAACAAATCATTCATGATAGGATACTGGAACGGCAACCCCATATCGGGAACGCTCAGACGTTCATTGACCATTGGTAGAAGACCATTATTCAAAATCTCAGCATCATCGTTTGTAATGATAACCGTATTGATCTTGTCGGCCTTGCCACGAATCAATTTGTAAATGTCCTGAGCACCAAACATTTCAAACTGTCGATGCTTCAAGATTCCTTCAATGTTAAATCCGTTTCTCTGATACTCACGAAGTAGCGAATATTTCTTCAGGATATTGAAATATCCCTTGATATCATCGTCATTCGCAAGGCTCATGTAGTATTCAATAGTTGACCAGCCCTTCAGCCGCTTGTATTGGGACAATCTGGACTCATCTTCAGCCATAAACGTTAAAACAGACGTTTTATTAAATTCTTGAGTCCGAGTTTCGTAAATAATCAACGCTGCTTCGTAGAAAAATTTTGTTGCTTCATCGGAAAAATCGTACTTGCTCTTGACATAATGCCCATACTCGACCAAATAGTCAGGATGCTTGTAAATTGCGCCAACAAATAGAATTTCGTTCGGGATATTTGAAATGAGTTCCACTCATCCACCTCCCTCTTTTATATCTCATCGAGAATTGCATTTATATCAATTTCATTCTCGTTTTTACTCTGTTTCGGTGCTGTTTTCATCCGTTTCAGTACCGTTTCAGTCAGATTTTCCTTCGTTTTGTCTTCGCTTTCACTGCGAATCGAAGCAAGTCTTTCTTTTCGTTCGAGATAACTAGGGTATTGAGCCAATAAAACAGCCAAGTCGTAATTCCATCGCTGACTCATATCACAGCCCTTTGCTTCTTTCTCGGCAATTATTTTATCTAGTCGGGGTTTCGCTAGAACCCACATATCGTAAAGTTCTAGCGGAGGAATAGAACCTCTATATTTGTAATAATTACCGGAAATCAACTGTGTAAGTTTCGAGTAGAAGCTGCCAGGAACAACCGCCGGGGCGTATATATCTCGAATATGGTCGAAAAGAATCTTTTTTTCTTCCTGTTTGATATGTGCAAGCTCACGATTGTTGTCTTGCTCTCTCTTTTTGGAAAGAAGATCATCGACCTTTTTGTCCGTAGTGTCTTTCACTTTGTCAAAAAATGCCCTTAGCAGGTCATCTGTCCAAGGGCGTTTTTGATTTTTCTTTTTCTCTACAAAACAGTCCTTATGGTAAAAACCAGTCTTGTCGTAGAAAAAAGTGCTACGGTCTCGCTCGATGAAAATGTTCTTCCCGCAAATTTTACATTTACGGGTAAGTTCCATTAAGCCAGTTCCTTCTCCATGATTGCGGCAACCTTCTTCAGTTCCTCAATATCAGTCATAGAACGAAATGCGGTAGATAAACCAGCCGCCTTAACAGCCTTCTGTGCTGCACTCTTCTTCACAGGAGAAGCGGAAGCAATCAGATCGTTCAGCTTTGCCTTAATGTCATCCAGAGAAGGCTCCTTGGATTCGGAGGTGTTCTCTGCAGGAGCATCATCACTGATATCATTGTCATCAAGACCAAGTTCACGAGCACGAAGCTTCATCTCGGTCTTAACTGCATCATTCAGACCATTCTTAATAATGACCTCACGGTTCTTTGCAGAGCGGTCAAGATACTCCTGATACTCAAGCAGAGTCAGGTCTTCGACAACCTCACCGCCATTATGAACACCGGTACGATCCTTATCAAAATAAGCAAAGTTTATAGACTTATCATCGCCGGGATGATACATACGGAACTCGGTGCCGACATTGTACTCCTGACCCTTGAAGCCATCAGGAATCTTGCGGCCAGTAGAAACGCTCACAGAAGAACCATTCACCAGCTTGGTTTCAGTCTCATCCTTCTCACGACAAATGACGATGTAACTCACACCAGTTGCATTCAGATCCAGAATCAGGGACTGACCCTTAAAGTTCAGCTGCTGATAATCCTTCAGTTCCATACCAGCACCCTCAATCTTCACCGACTTCTCATCGCCGGTCAGACCCTGTGCTGCAGCCTTAACCTTTGCACGCTTCTGCGAGAAATTGGTCAAACCCTGTTTTGTGGTTAGATTAAGAATGGTTGCGGAGTCAACAACAATAGCGTCAGCACGGAAAGGCTTGCCATCTGCATCCAGCCAAACGTTACCATCTTCATCCTCGAAGTCCTCATTATCTGCAACAGTATGGATGAAATCCTGTACCTCTGCGAGAGACTGAGTATAAACGATACGGAGATTCATCGGGTCGAGCCCATTTTCCATCAGTTCCTCACGATAATCGTCGATAGAACCAGACTCAGTATCCAGATACAGAACACGGAACGGACGCCCTTCAGGAGTCTTCATGTAGCAGAACTGCATAGCAAAACGAGACTTGCCAGTCCCCTGCTCACCATACACAAGCATACGAAGCTTCTTACGAATAGCAGATGCATCACAAACAATAGCCATATATGTAAATTCCTCTCTAAATCTTTTCTTTTATGAGTATCCTGTGTTACTTAGCTAAGACTAAAAATTACAGTCCCCAGTCATCCTCTTCCTCGTTTACAGGAGTTGCAGTAGACTTGTTAGAACCACCCCACCAAGAAGTGTCGTTCTCAGCAGCCTTGCCGTCGAAGTCCTTCTTGGCCTGAGCGTTGGCAGCAATCTTTGCCCGTGCCTCTGAAATATTGTCCTCAGTGTAAGTGGGTTCTGCGTCCTTGTCTCCGGGATTCGGATCAAAGGAATCAGGATTAACACCCTCGATATACAGCTTACGAACTGCCGGAGTGCTCTGACGCTTCATCTTATTAGGACCACCCCAGATATTCTCAGTCTCAACTTCCTCAACCTTCTGCTGATTGACGATAGGGCCAAAACACTCGAAGCTAGTATAAGACTTCAGACGCTTACGAATAGAATCAGCCAGGACCTTATTCTGAGCATTTGCCTTATAGTCAATGAAGAACTCTGCATCCTCAATGGTGTTGTAATTCACGATCTTTGCATCGACAACTACCTCATCGCACTCATCGCTCTTGCGGCAACCAGTGTAAACAATGGTCTGAGTAAACAGAGCCAGCTCCTCGAAACCCTCTGCATCGAAGTCAATTTCCTTAGAACTCAGAGACACCTGAGTGGGAACGAAGCGGATCTGGTGCTTGCCGTTGTAAGTGCTGTACTCGATGTTACCACGAACATACACGTTGTCACCGTCATGCAGGTTCTCGGAAATCTCCTTAGCTGCATCGAAGTCGGTCAGGGTCTTGTTATCATTGACGACCTTACCGGACTCATTCGTCTTCTTGGTAACACCGACCTTAACGCCAATCATGTCATAGCCTTCCGGTGCAACATAAGTCAGACGATCCTTCCAAGCGACTTCCTTCTTGTCCTTCTCAATGCCCTTGTCCTTGTCGGCACGGCGGAAGAAGTAAACCTTATCACGAGGCATACCAGCCAGATCAATATAGAAGGTGTTTTCGTTGGAGGTCTGAACACCAAAGCTCAGGACACGGCGCATAGCACCACTCTTAGTCTCCTTCTCATTATAGAAGTTACTACGCTGGGTGCCGGTGACCTTACCAGCCATCTCAAAAGAACCACGGGTTTGAGGAAGATTAAAAATTCTATCTGCCATATTAAGTCTCCTTTATGTAATTTTGTTTCATTGGTAATCACTTGTGTTTCTTTTTATTGTCTTGAATCAATTCATGCACTATTCATTTTATGTATTATCCTCCGTCTGGCTTATTGATGGCTTATATTTCATACGGCACTCGCCGTTAGAAATCGTCCTTTAAGGGATTATGTACAAACATTGCGCCGAGCACTACTGGGAGCCGTTCTGAACACTCAGGACACAAATCAAAACTCAAAAGCGAACCGTCAAGTTGGCTACCATAAGAGTATTGATGCTCAAAACTGATTCCCTGCTCGCTACCTATCGGCTTGATTTCACGACCACACCAGTTACATATTTTCTTGCATGTGTTCATACGGCATCACCCCATTTTTAATATTCTCTATCACGGAACATCTTAGATTGAGCACGAGTCAATCTGTTGTTCCGGCCATACTTAGGTTTGAATGCGGATTGTAGCTTATTGTTTGCATATTCGAGGTCACTCTCCAGAATCTTCGCAGCTTCTTCAATGTAGTCTCGAATGGCACAATACTGGTCGTTGTTGATGTAGTGTGTCTTTAGATAATCAAGCATATCGACTGCCTGATTTTTCAAAAGAAGTGTATCCTCAAGCTTGGTTTTACGCCGTTGGAAGAAATCTATATTCATAGGCATCCCTCCTCCTTTAAAAATGCAGTGTATGCACTCATGAACCTTTCGTACAGGATGGCTCGTTTAAGAATCATCTCGTAGGCATGAGTAGTGTGCTCACGAGGACACCATTGGCCTCCCTCTTTCCCAAGACGAATCTGTTTCTCTACAATTTCCTTCGCTTGGTCGAAAGTCATGTTCTCAATTTCTTTTTTCTTTGCATGGAGCCAATCTTTCATAACACACCACTTTCAGCACATGCATAATTGTGCTTTGCGTTCTTATCCATCCACACACCCCACTCCATTTTATGTTGACACTCTGGACATTTCGGTTCAAGCTTCTCCAACTTCGTCACACAGAACGGACAGAGATATGTGCTCTTTTCCTTTTGAAAGATAGGACTTGCCGGAAGGCTCAAAGAACCGGAATCAATGATTACATTGATAGGAATTTTGCTGTTCATCATGTCACCTCTTACAAAAATTAGCCTTTTATGAGATTTAGTCTTCTGGAAAATGCTTCTTTGTCACCGCAACACAAAACGGTTCAATTTCAGATCCCCAGATAGCAGTACCATCACCATACGTACTTTCAAAGACAAGCGGAAAGCCACCGATTCCATCGAAAAGACTGCCAAGCGTAGGATTTTCGCCAATATACGGTTTCATCTTCTGGCAAATCCAATACCACTGAGGCAAAGCAATCGAATTGCCGAGCGCCTTGTACCGAGGAGAATCGGCTGGCTTGTGCTTTTTACCATTCTCGTCAACCCACTCGCCAATATCGGTCCATCCATCAGGAAAACCCTGTAACCGTTCACACTCGACAGGAGTCAAGCGGCGAACAATCCAATTGAGAACACATCCAGTAGTAAATCCAGGCCGCGTACCATTGCAAAGCGTAGTAGCCACTTCATCGTAGCATTTCGTATTTTCTGCTCTAAATCCAAGTGGAAATCCAGCACATTTCACCTCTTTCTCTTCAACTACAAGATCAGTTGCATCTTTATAATCACGAGATTTCATTGTGCTGGCCTGTTCGCTTTCCTTATATTCACCAATACGCTGCATAGCAAAGGCTTTCTTTTCAGCGACAAGCGGCATATTATTACCACCAGTACCCCATTGAGCTGTACAAGCTGGGCTTGTATTACCTTGCTGAGTGTATCGAGCATCCTGACTATGGCTTTCAAATACCGCTGTGGAAATGTTTTGTTTTAAATTATGTAAACTTGTTTCTTTTTCCAATCCGTTCCCTCCTTAATGCTTTACACAGAACAAAGTCTGATCTTGCAAAGTGGAGAGAGTCGCACTCAATTCATTCTGCACGAGTGCTCCTTTACCCCCCCCCTGCGCAGCCAGAACGAATCTTCAAAGTGTAGGATCTTTCATCTCCCACCAATGAATCATCTCCTGCAGTGCATCCTTCAGAAGGTCGGGCAATGGTTTTCCACGTCTTGACGCTCTTGTCAAGATCCCCTGACACGCCCGTTTGCTCAAATAATACTTTTCCGGCACATTGTCCTCTAAGGTCCATGACAAGCGCGAGACGTTTTCTACGCTGGGGAACACCCCAACCACTAGCGTCGAATAATCTCCACGCCAAGGACCATCCGTTTCCGGCGATTGCTCCAGCTTTTGCCCACTTACATACTCTTCCCGAAGGTCGAGGAACTGAAACACTTGGTTCGACAATGCGTGCAAATTCTTCCAAGACACATCTAAAGTCTTCTCCTTTGTTGGAAGAGAAGGCTCCTGGGACGTTTTCCCAGATTGCAAATTTTGGATACTCTCCATTGGTGGCCTCCCTCATCTCCTTTATCACACGAATCATTTCCATAAACAAACCAGACCGTTCACCGGCCAGCCCCGCTCGTTTACCGGCAATAGAAAGATCTTGACTAACAAGGTGAACCACCAGTGATACACGAGACGGGCTCAATTTTAGAGCCGTCAATCTCGCAAATACTTCCATAATGTTTCACCAAACCACCTCCTTTTAGTGTCCTGTGTAATGTAGCTAAAAACCTAAAAATTAGCGAAAAATAATAGACGTATTAACGTCATATTATTTCATCGCCTATAAAACAAAAGTTCTAGCAGATTTTATGTATGCCCTATCGGGCTGGTGGGACAGGCAAGATTTGAACTCGCGACCAAGCGGTTATGAGCCGCCAGCTCTGACCAACTGAGCTACTATCCCATGCAAACGCCGACTTTCGTCGGCGCGATGCCAGCGGAGGAATCGAACCTCATCTCTCGGCGTTTCCGAGCGCTTTTACCATTAAGCTATCCAGCCGTATACCTCAGAATTTAATTCTCACTATCCAAGCTACGTCGCGTTCCAATATGATCACTCTTGGCAACCATGTCGTAACATATAGGTTTCTTTCGGCTCTGAGTAACCGGTGCAGCGTAAGGGGCTGCGTGTGGAGCGACTGACGGGGTATGATCCCGCAACATTCAGATTGGAAATCTGACGCTCTGCCAATTGAACTACAGTCGCATAAGAACCAACCTAGCAACTGGCATCACTAGGCTGGGATGCTCGGCTTGCAAAGGCACGCTGCACTCTTTCGAGCGAGCCGAGAATAACGTACATGGATAATTTCGTTAGCCCCTTTCGGGGTGGTATCTCGCACAGGCGCAGCCGGATCTGACCGCTTAAAATCCCTACCCATACGAAATTGGAGCAGCGAAAGGTAGTCGAAACCTCATCCTCAGCTTGGAAGGCTGATATACTAGCCGTTGTACGACCGCTGCATGAGAACCCAGCTTACAAAGCACTACTGCACCATCACTGGCGAGCCGGGAATAATAGTGGTCAAAGGAGTTCAACCATGAACAACAACGATTCATGACCGTGGTGCGGATAGTGGGCATCGAACCCACACGCCGAAGCACCAGATCCTAAATCTGGCGTGTCTGCCATTCCACCATATCCGCATAAATTGCGCCAACAGGGGTCGAACCTGTGATGGAGGAGTCAAAGTCCTCTGCCTTACCGCTTGGCGATGGCGCATCATATACCCAGCTTACTACGTCACACTGCTCCGTTTCCAGAGAGCTGGGAATAATGTGAATGAAAAATTCTACATGCCCTTTCGGACTGGTCTGAGCGACAAGACTTGAACTTGCGGTCCCCTGTTCCCAAAACAGGTGCGATACCAACTTCGCTACGCCCAGATATAAATGCGCCCGGCGGGACTTGAACCCGCACGCCATCTCTGGCAGAAGATCTTAAGTCTCCTGTGTCTGCGATTCCACCACGGGCGCATATAAAAAGAAGATCAGAAACAGCCAACCATTCGTTTTACATTCTAGTTTTCTGGCGAACCGAAGAGTATTTATCCGATAGCTAGTCGGCTTACACCTTATTTCTCTTCTTGTCTGGCTTGACGTCCTTTACCGGTGTGACGTCTTTCCGGTCGCCAATGTACGGCCAATCCCCGAACGAGCTAGAACAACTAATCTTCATGGTAGGGATAATCGGATTTGAACCGATACGTCTTTCGACACTTGAGTTTGAATCAAGCGTGGCTGCCAATTTCACCATATCCCCATATTGCCGGTCTTTCCCGGCTGTCAGCCCCGCGCAGGGCATTTTCGGAGGAAGAAATATCACGATACTTCGTTAATTATTCTAACGAAAATCACGATAAAATGTCTATTTTAATTCAACTCTTCTGCTGACTTGCATGGAATTCATTCCGTAACTGAATAATACCCTTTTTGCAGAAAGACTCCTGGTCTTTCTCTCGTTGCTCACGCATCCAACCATAGAATAGGTTATCCTCAGCAGTAAACAACTTTGCAGTATTTTCATAATAGCCACGCTTCTGAACGCTCTGCATAACACCACGCAAGAATTTCCAGTGCTTATAATAAGGAAGCTTCATCTTAAACATGAAATTGTTGCTGTCTCTCAAAACAAAGCCTTCAATATGCTCGATGTCATGGTACAGATAATTCTCATTCGTGACTTTTTCATACCAAGGATAGAATTCACTCCAGTTCTCAAAGGTCTTGACCTTCTCTTTAATCTGTAAATGACACTTTCCAGCAATACGCTTCAGATCATCGTAATCCATTACACTGAAGTTCATATCATTCGCAACAATATCCAGCAAAACAATATGCGGTTTCTTGTATTCGATGATATGAGCATCATTCACAGGATCAATCACCTCAAAAATGATGGAACCATTCTCTTTTGCAACTTCCTTCAGATTCTTACGGTCTTCATCAGAAGTCGTATCCATGAGAATCTTTCGGAACGTATCTGCAAAAGGCCCTTCAGGAGTAGATTTACTTGCAATGAACAGACCATCCTGTTCTGCATCATACGAAATGATACCAAGAAATCCGTTCTCTTTTAGATATGCAGTCACTGGGAACTTCAAAGTGTTCTGCAAGTTTCCAATTCTCGTTTCATTCCGCTCATCAACCGCAAAAAACTTATCATAGCTTCGAGCTACAATCTTATTCGTCTTTGTGTTAATAAACAATCCCCTTGCTTTGGTAGAAACCTCATCCCAGTGCTTCTTATAAAATGCTTCACGAGAGAAGTTGAAAGAAGAAATATCTCCGAATTGCTTCTCAAACACATATTTGCTTTGACGCATCTTACCAACAAGTTCTGCGTTATCGAACTCAGTTTTCATTTCAACGGCAGTTTCAGTCTTTGGCTCCTCTTTTCGGAACACATCGTTCTTGGTTTCTACACACTTGATTGACTGACCGTGCTCAAGTTCCACGCAACGAAGATATCCGCCAAACTCGATTTTTCCTTCGAGGTTGTAGCACCGATGCCCCATATCAATAGAAACATCCTGCACATTTCGATGACCGAAGATCTGAATGTAGCTATCCGGCATCGATTTTTCCCAAGACTCAGCCACGGTTAGCATATCAGGATAGCGACCTACACCTTTAATCATCTGATCAGCAGATACAAAAGGAAGAAAATAAGGCAGATAACTCAAACCACCGTGGCTCACGAAATACCGCTTCCCATCATACTCAAAGTAGGCACATTGGCCGACTCTGGAATAGATCTTACGAGCAGTGTTCTTGTCAATACCGGCTTTAAAGAGTTGCGGACGAGTGTAGTTTGCAAACTCTTCACTCTGAACCGGTTCATCATGCCCCCACTTGTTCAGACAACGCTCGTGATTCCCTTCCAAAAGAATCACATTCTTGCGATTGTTATTTACAACATCACACAAGAACTTGAATACCTCAACGTTTTCGATGCCACGATCGAGATAATCACCAACGAAGATATAAAGTTCGTCGTCCTTCATCTCACCAAGGTATTCACTTAAACAAGTATAACAGCCATGAACATCACCGATGACATGGATTTTCTTCCACTGGTTGAAGTCATTCGGACAGTAGTTCAAATCAGACATCACATCTGTAGTAGAAGGAAGAACTGTCACGCCAGAAGGAACTTTTTGAGTAGCAAACCGAGCGTACATCTTATCAATGGCCGCTTCAGGAACTCGCTTCAGCCATTCTCTCTGAGCGTTTCTTCGTTTGCATTCCTCGATCGGAAGGTCCGTCATATCAATAACATACATCCGATAACGATACTGTTTTGCAAGATTCTTATAACGATTCATTTCGACCGTCTTGGAATTCGTTGCATCAATCACGGTAAACTCGCCATGACCCATACGCACCTCAAGCAGTTTGAAAAGCATCTCCCATACAACATCATCATTCTGCGGAGAGATCTCCATCTGCCCGGCAGGTGTTTCCTGTGCGCTCTGGCACATAAGGCGAAGTGTATCAGCACTCAATACGTACTGCTCAAGATTATGCTCTTTAATATAGGTGGACTTCCCACAACCTGGTGCTCCACGGAACAGCAAAAGCGTTCTCATCTACATTTCCCTTTCCAATAAGTATCCTGTGTCACGTAGCTGATGTGTTAAAATTAAGGGGCCGAAGCCCCTATCTTTAATTTTTGTGGAAATATTCAACCCAACCTTTGTATCCTTGCCGGAAACTAACATAGGCTACCTTGCTACACTTTCTTCCGATAATGTTCGCAAGAGGATCTTTACCATTTCCGAAACTAAGTTCTGCAAGATTAAATTCTGGATTATTCTTACAGTAATCGTAGACCTTCACGTACTCACCATTTCTGACCAAATGTCTTCGATCCAAAGTCTTTGAATGGTATCTTCTTTCGAGGATGTCATTCAACCGTACAAAATAGCTGTGAATTGTGTTTGTAGACATTCTTGAATCACTGTCTGCACCCGTTCTATCCTCTGTTTTGCGAAGGATGTAATCACCATTTATGACATAAAACGTTCTGTATCCTCCCATATTGGGGGCATCATATTGTTTCATTTCATAACACTGCTTGATGATATTCATCAGTCTCGCGTCAACACTGGTCTTATTCAGAACAGTACATAATTCAAAATCAACATCGTCGATTGTCAGATTGGAAACTTCTTCAGAGGTGAGCCCAATCCAGTACAGTACAGCAATCACGTTCATACGAATTTGATATGGTTCTTCATACTTGTCCAAGAAATCAACAAACTCATCAACTGACGCAAAATACTTGTCCTCGTACATGTTGTCCGAGCTCACATCATCCTCTGAGAATTCAGCTAAGTCATACATGCTCGCTCGATTCTCACTTTTGATGTACCCTGTAATTATCGACTTTACATTTCTAAACGAACGACTTGAATTCACCCAATTGTATTTGGCAAACATTTTTACAAAATCGTCTTTTGTGAAGTCAAACAGTTCATATCCATGTTCGGCCTCATAATCCATAACGTGACGCAGTGTCGATATAACAAATTCAGAACTTCTATCAGAGTACCTTTCGGCAAAAGTGTTGATCTTTTCTTCGGTAAGCATAGTGGCACACTCCTTCTCATTATATGTAGTGTACCATTAACCATTATAAAAAATCAAGCAAATGCGGCAAAATTCTGAAAATCTATAGTATGTTGCACTCCACCCATGAATGCTGCGAGCAAAAACGGTTCATCCTTGCATCTTGCCATTGCGATCATATTCATCTGACGCTCCGACAAGACACCAAGTTTCTTAATGAACTGTCCTTTGTTAAGTGTATCAGTCTCTTCACAGAGAACGATACTGTCAACCTCTAGGAAATCACAGTCTTCCTTTGAGAGTAGAACATGAACCGGAGAACGCTTGTATATTCTGGAAGACAACGGATTCCCTTTAATTGTGGGGCTAAAGAAGTTGCGCTTATTGTTGCTCGTCACAACAAACGGTCGAATACCGCGCTGCTGATGGCCTGTCGCATTTGACAAATCGACCAACCAAACCTCTCCGACCTTTGGGTCAATATTGTTGTCCATAGTCTTTCACCTCTATAATAGTGTAGCTCCGTTCCATAGCTATATTATACAGGATACTATTACAGAAGTCAATAGGTTTTTGAAAATATTTTTAGTGCCCGTACAACTCAGGATTCTCTGATACGAACACGCTGGTATTATCGAATATCATCTCATACGCTCTCTCTTTATCGCCCGGCCTAAGCTCTATCCTCCTTACTTCGTAGCATTCTTGCCGCAACTCAACATGACTTTCGTTTCCAAAAAATCCAATACCTTTGACAATTCCATGCGTCTCTACACCAACATTATCAATCTTGTTACATATCATGTGAACATCCACATCATCACAAACAAAACAGACCCACACTCGCTTTTTTCTTATGTACTTCAAAAAGTTCTCAACCTGTATAATTTCCAAAACCTTTTTCTCACTCATTGAAATACCGCCTTCCGCTCACATAAACAACTTTCAAGATATATTATACACATCTTTTTGTTTTCGTCAACATATTACACATCTTTTTGTTGTATTATTTATCGAAATTTTAGATGATGCCATTTACTCAGCATCATCCACAACCAGCTTAGCGTCATAATAAAACCTGTGTGCGCCAAATTGTCCAGCAAAGGTTGCTCCGCGCTCGTGCCAACTGCCCGGAGCTGCCGCCGGAGTTACAAACCATTGAATAGGTTTGTCTGAAATCTTAGCGCCGTAATCAAACACCATAGACACAGCCAGTTCGTTCTCTGCCGTCACCTTCCTATTATATAAGGAGCTATAACCATACTTCTTAAAGACCTGCTGGATAGTTAGACCATCAAGTACAGCGGAATCATAAAGACATTGAGCCACAGCCATCTGACCTTCTAGGCTATCAGCACCTGCTTCACAAGCAACAATCTGCTCCGCAAGAGCACGCTCATCATCAGTGAGTTCGCGCTTTCCCTGACTGAAGTTCACAATCCGCGTCTCAACAACAGTCTCTACAATGACTTCTGGCTCTTTTTCCTCTTGCTGCACAATGCTCACTGCCGGAGGACTACTATTATAAAGGTACGAATTGCTCTGCTTCTGAGCCACCGGGCTGATCTTCGATACCAGATTCCCTGCCAGCAAGCACATAATACACACAATAGCAATACTTTGCTCACGATTTATTAACAAATTAGAGTTAATAAAAATCACTTCCTTTCAAAAATATTGGTTTTATCAAATCGCAAGCCAGACACTCGCATCGTCACATAAATTGTACATTTCTTTCAGCCGGTCATTCACAATCTCTTCGCAAGCTGCATACGATTCCTCTGCATCCATCCAGTAAATTTCATCATGCAACTCAGACGAAAGCTCAGCAAAGTCTTCTCTCCACTCCCAATCTGAAAATCTGGCAACAATTTCGTCATCACACGCCTGCAGCGCAGTAAGAATCTGCTTGCACATATCGATAGTCTTTTCATTCTTTGCAAGAAGTTCGCGTACCATTTTGAACTTAGTGCAAGTCATAATCCAATTTCTTTCCATACTAACACCTCCTAAATCTTAGTTCTTATCTGTTAAATAGTTCTTTGATGTAAAGCGTCTCAAAATTTTTCAGATTGGGATATTCATTTCGAGCCATTCTCTCTGCCTGTTCTTCAACACTCAAAATACTTTCAAAGTCATCATCTACATCAACAACATAGCACATACACTCATGGTCGTGCTTATCATTCCAACCTTCAAAAAGAGCAACAAACTTTTTCATAATGTATCTCCCCTTAAATCTCAGCTTTTATCAAATGTCTTCCCACCATTCTGAAATATCTCTCGAATCAATTTCCAGCTTTGTTGTGGTCTCACGAAAACAACCGCATGAATTATCCCAAAATACAATAACAACATCCGTTTCTTTCTTAATCTCATACCCATAACGTTTATGAAAATATAAACTCAAAAGATACGATCTCCCGTTTTTGAAGTATTCTGGAATTGGTTCATCAATAATACTGACCCACATATTTCCTCCTAAATCTTAACTTTTATCAAACTCGTTTGTTCCATGCTTCGATAAGGTCTTTTTTAATCTTTTCTTTATCAGCTTCGGAACAATCAGAGTTGTATAGTTTGCTTTCCATGAATACCCGGCACTTGCATCCATTCTTGCCGTTTCCTCTTGTTATAGACATCCAGCTTCTCAAATAGTCGCCTACTTCGGCAATGGCAACCTCTCCACCGCAAAACGGACACGGTTTCAAATTATCCATTTCGACCATCCCTTCCATGTTCCATTTTCAACCGCTCACTCTGATCATCAGCATCAGAAAGCGCTTCTAATAGACCAAGTGCGTACACGGCATTCAATACAATAAGTAAAATTATCATAATCCACATTATATTAACCACTTTCCTGCGCTTGCATTCTGTGGTTATGCAAAGCATAACAGCATAACCAATTATCGTCAAGCTTTTTCCAGAAATTTCCGAACTACTTATACTTTCGAATCAATTCAGATAGCTCCATCAGCAAATCAGTGTCTTTAAGATGCTGCTCTGCCGGATAATACGGGTTTTGACCGCGCTCAATAATTCTTGCCTGAGCCATCCGTAGAATTTCTTCATTTGTCAAACTCTGCTTCATATTATTATCACACCTACGTTATTTATTTTTCTCAATTTTTTCTAAAACCCGGATTTTATCAGCCCTTGTCCATTGCATCCTCAAGCTTGCCATTGATAGAATCAATTTCACGCATTAGCTTGCAATGCCAATCACCATCTTTGTCAAGCCTAAAACACAGATCCTTGTCTCCGCTCTTATAACCCATATAGCATCCAGACCGGCACAGACTTGTCACATCAAGTGCGTCGTGTATAACTCGTGCTTCATTGAGAGTCAAATCAATCTTCATCGCGCTTCTCTCCAATCCAACTTTTGACCACACTGTCTACAGTAATGGTCATATTCACTTGTAATTACGGTATTGCATTTTGGACAACGAAAACTTCCATACTTCGGATCAACGACAACTTTTTCACCCTCAATACGGCTGAAATAGTCATCAAGTACATCACTTAAAATCATTTTCCCACGCCAGCCGAGATCATTCTGTTGAATATTCTTCGTGAGAATTCGATATGCGCTAATGATTTCACGCTTTGTATATTTCATGATTTACTCCTCTACCATATCTTTATTTACAGTATTCCATATCTCAGTCGAGACACTTTCATTTTCATCAGACAGACGGTTAATCCAAGCATTCAACACCTCTCTGTACACAGTCATATTCGGGCAGAAGTAGCTGTTTGTAAATACTGGCATATCATCGTTGCATAGGATTCTCATAACAGCAGCGCACACGGCTGCGGATCTTGATACGCCAGCACCACAATTCACACAGAACCAATCCGTCTTATCTTCCTCATGGTTATTCAGAACAAAATTCACGATATCATTAGCCTGAATATCAGTGATACAGGTGCCTTCTAAATCAGTAGTACAATCATCAAACTTCAGCGGTAGAAAAGTAATATTGCCCTCACACTTATGAAAATCAATATGATAGCCATTAGCTTCAGTGATCGAGATAAACCGAATCCGTTCAAAATGTGGCTGTCGGATAAAGTCTTCTGCGTCTTCTGCGCTCATCACCGAGAATTTCCATTTTCTTCGATACATAGTAATAATCATTTCGTTTTCCCTCCAAAGAATTTAGGTTTTATATGGGTCCACGTCAAAAGCTTCCTTGATATATTCTGCCTTAACCCTATTGAGCACTTCATCGACGATGCTAATAGCAATTTCTAACCCATGCACTTTACCATGTAGATATATTCTGCCACCATTCTTTTTCATATCGAGAGCAGACTCAAAATGCTCTCGTCTAGCATCAATGTATTCATCATATAATCTATTGTAAATTTCTTCCAGTTCTTTCATATTCATGCCTCTACTTAAAACGCAAACGGACTGTTATTCACTGCTATTATCAGTGCCACATTAAAAGCAAACATTACAAATGCGGTCATTCTCTATCACCTCAATCTCTAAATTCAATATCTACAACAATATTCTCAGGCTCTGTCATGTACCTTCGTGCCAGCAGCTCTACCATACGTTCCTTATCACCAAGATTGCTATTACGCAGTAGGTATGAATAAACTTGCCTACCTCTGTACAAGAACACAGCCCATGCACTTCTCTTTAATGGGTTTGTGGTCTTAATCATTCCATCGCTTCCTCCAGAGAAGTAGTCACATCACCAAAATCAAAATCCAGCGCACCAATCATATCATCCAGAGCATCCACAGTATCAGACAGGTTTGTACAAGCCTCATTTGCCTTGTCATACCGTTCGCTTCCCTGCAGGTTCTCCGGCATATTGTCACGATACTCTTCTTCTTCCCACTGGATATCCTCAACATCGGATTTTACACTTTCGACCTCAGACACAAGCGCGTCCAGCTTTTTACGAATGGAATCAAAACGGTCAATGATCTGCTTAATAGCTTTTCTACGAGTGTTATTCATTTTCAAATCTCCTTTCAATCTACAATGCCAAGCTTGCAAATATTTTTCGGATCAGTAATATAGCCAAACGTCAATGTGTTTCGCAAATATCCTTTGTACTCAAATCCACGGTCACGAGCCGCCAGACGGCACACATCTCGAATCGCAGATTCTCTAGGCCAAGAAATACCAGCCAACTGATACTTCCACTGAAGATCTTTCAGCTTCTGCCATTCAATAACAGGTTTCTTCTCATCCTCGAAACACAAGCCATTCTGTACGGCATATTTCAGAGCATCACATCGCTTACTCTCTTCCGATGTACAAGTCCCCCACTCATTTTCCAGACGACGATACGCTCTATCAAACGGTGCTTGCTTTGCTGCATCAATGCCAAATGCCGCTCCAAGCAAACCAAGACCTAAAAGCAGTCCCATAATTTAAACCTCCTAAAATCACTCTTTTATTAAAATTCATAAATAATATTTTTAATCAATTGAGTTACCGTGCAAGGAAAAAAAGAACAATCATACGGCAATTTCAAGTGAAAAATCTTTTGTTCTGCATCAGAGCTGGACTCTGCAAAGACGATATAGTCTTTCTTATACACCTTACAACCGTCATCGTATTGACCTGATACTTTGTACCAATTACCCATAAGCTCCTCCTAAAATATTATTTTTAAGCGTCTTTTTTTATCAGCTGACGTCTATGCGTTGCGTTCTTCAGCCAATCACCACAGCTAGGCATCTCCCTAGTCACTCTTGTGTTACGACCGCTCCCTATTGGACAAGCCCGGCGATAATCATCAGCAGTCTTACAACCAAGAGATTCTGCTTCATCCAGAGCTTTTCGCACATAAGCCCATGTGCTACCGCCGAGATCAGAACACTTACCAATTACAGCAAGCACAAGTTCGTCACCCATGCGCTCAACATATTCTGCTAAAGCCTTTTGACCAGTAGCACCAAGTTTCCCGATATTCTCTCGGAAAACATCCTCGATAGGTTTCGTCGTTGTCGTCTCATCACAAGACGAAGACGATATCTTATCTTTTTCTTTCTCTTTTTCTTTCTCTAGCTTGGCTTTGCTTGCGTTTGCTTCGTTTTGCTTGCGCTTGCTTTCACCGCCAGCCTTTCCAGAAATGCGCTTACCTTCGATGTATTCGGCATCTTTAATTAAATCTCTCTTGATAGCAGGCCACACATACCGCTCATTTCCGTTGAGCTCAGGCTCCGTTCCAGACGATTTGTATTTCATCATCGCCAGTACCAGACGCCCCACCTCAGCAGCACTAAGTGGTTCAAAGTAGCTCTCGTAAGTATCCCAGATTTTAATATAAGTATCAGCCATCATACACCTCAGTCTTCCAAGCTGTGTGTATTCACACCATAAAAAGTCTTCTTATAATATTCTTTTGCCTTATCCTCATCAAAACCAACGTACCGTAATGTAATATCCTGACTACTATGATTCAACTGACCCTGAATCCAAGACAATGCCTGGTTATCATCCTTATTAAGACACATCTCACGATAACCAAATGTCTTACGGCAAGAATGAGATGCAATCTTGTAATTAAGACCCAAATCTCTGCCAGCATTACGAAGGATACGAGCAAAAGAATCAACATCAATAGGATCACCGGCCTTTTTGGGTTCTGCAATATGAGGAATACCAGTTTTCCCATCTCCACCATTTGTCCTCAACGACTTTTTCCAACTCCCCTGCCGAGATGGAAACATCCAATCGTCATATCCAAGTTTTGCAATCTTAATGTACGTTTCAACGATGTCTCTCGCTTCTGGAGTAAGAATGATTTCACGATATTTAGAAGTCTTTTCTTCGACGATGCAAGTTCCTGCATCCTCAACCACCTCAATTTTTCCATTATAAAGACAGTAAGACATATCAGAAACTTTCAGTTTAAGCAAATCACTAGCACGCAACCCAGTTGCAATACCAACATTAAATAGACACCAATTGCGATATTGCTTTTTATCCCAGAAGTATTCCGAAATCATTTGAACATCATCCAAGCTTCTAATTGGAGAAATATTACGCTTACGCTTCTGCTTACTTTTTGTAACACCACGTTTTTTAGCCGGAACAGAAGGCTTCGGATTAAAATAGACCAATTTAGACATCTGTTCTTCTTTTCTTTCAAAAACTGCACTCATCACATTCACCTCAAATTCCATACTTTAAGCAATACTTACCGTAAGATAATCCTTCAGCATCTGCCATTCTCACAATCTCAACAAATGTTGGTTTATGTTTCTTTTTATTCTTGCATCGAATGGATGCCTCATTTCTTATTATCTTACGACATTCATCACAATAGAGCTTTCCACATTTAGGGCCATACCATGTAATGCCACAGCGATTACACGTTATGTTTCCATATACCATCATAATTCACACCTCAAACTTGTCAATTTTCCAATGATGTCGATAGTAATTTCCAAAGCTCTCACTAACAACGGACGCCTCACATGAATCACACCACGTTTCGTCTTGGTTCACACTATTTCCTTCCGAATCCCGGCAATCCTTATAAAGCAAGAACATCTTTTCGGACAACTTCTCTTTATCTTTGTTAATGGTAATAATATTACCTTCCGCGTAAAAATCGCTAGAGTCGATACATTCGTGTAAAATATGAATCGTCATTTTTATGTACCTCAATTCTTTTCAAACAGATCGTTACGAACTTTCGGAGTGAACTGACGAGCGCCAAGCTGCTCAATAGCAGTTTCCAGCTTGCCATCTCCCCACTCTCTGGTTTTTGTGTTCATAACAATTTCAAGCAAAAGCTTTGCATCCTTAGCTTCTCTACGCTTCCGGCGAGCTCTTTTAAGTTCTGCCATAAGCTGATAACCTTGTGCTGCATTCACAGTCTTGAACTCAATAGCGTGTTCAATATCAGCAATCTCATCGCTGGCCGCAGTTAAATCGCCGTAGACTTTGGTGTATAAATCATTGAGACTGCCCATTGTTTTGTCTGTAATCTCAAGATTTTTCTTCAACTCGGTCAACCATTCAGAATCTTCTATGTGAAATGCATATGTATTCGGCTTTGCAGCCGGAGCTGTTATATTCGGACTCTTACTTGCAGCTTCGATTTCATCCATAGACTTCGGTGCATAGTGTCCGTTTTTATACCCGGCGGGAAGCTTGTTGATTTCACAGATTGCCAGACCCTTAGATTCGAACTGCAATGCCAGATTGATATCACAGGTGGCGCAGATTCGACCTCCCTTCCGTTTCATAATATAGTTATGACCATTTGATATTACGTACATTTACTTATTCTCCTGTTCTTTCATCAACTGCTTTACAGTCTTTTTAAACAGTGCGAGGTTCTTTTCGTTTTCGATAAACACCTTCGTCTTCGGATTTGGTGCTTTACCATGAGCCTTCTCGTAAGCGATAAACAAACTATTCATCTTCTTATAACCAATACGCTCATAGATCAGAGTATAAGTGTGCTTATATTGCGGCTTATCACCAAGCTTTTCCGCCAAAGACATCATAATAGGAAAAAGAATTTTCGCAGTTTCACTCTGTTTCTTAGGCTTCTCATCCACAACTTCTTTAACTTCAACTTCAACTACAGGATCGTCGTTTACATTCACTTCTGGAGCTGCTTCAATACCCTTCAAAACCGGACAAAGTTCGTTTTGTTTCTGATGCAGACGCTCAATAGACACCGCGTACATGTCTGCGACAACAGCACCCATGACGGATTTCCAAGTAGAATCCTCTTCGATAATATCAATCGTAGAGATTTTCCCACTACGATTCGTTCTCTTAATATACTTTGCACGAGCATCTTCCAAAACGAAACCATAGTTACGATTCAGATATTCATAGATCTTGTGAAGTGTTTCCTTATTTGTGTAACCTTTAGTATTTGCAATCACACCAATCTTGCTATACAAATCTTTACGCCAATCACTCATTTCATCCTGAAACACATTGCGAGGAGTGTAGCTTTTAGCACGAATCGCGTTATCCATCTGCTTGTCCTTAATCTGATGAACACACTGAGATACACTACTAATCACATTCAGTGCTTCGTTGCTAGTGGCGCGAGCTTCCTCAATCTGGTCACCGAGCTCCTTGCGAGTGGAATCAAGTTCACTCTGAAGGTTCTTCACACTATCAAACAGAGCGTGAAGTCTAACGTCAATAAACTCCTTACTCAATGCAGCATCCATCTGAGGAGTTGCCAGAACAGAATCACCACGCATCAGAGACTCCATAATGTCCCAGCAAAAATCCATGAACGCATCTGCCTTCGGCTGACGAGACAGACGACAGATTTCCATAACGCCACGCAAACTGTAACATACGACTTCACGTTCTACCGTTCTATTTCCTTCAACTTTAATCAAATTGATTAAGGTTGAAAGCGGGTCAAGGCGGTCTGCGTTTCGCTTGTGAATTGTACCAATTGAGATTTGCGGATTTCCATACTCAAGTGCCGCGCCAATCTGTTCACGGGTCATGTAATACTGGTGTTTATCATTCTGGTACACGTCCACATTCAGTGCACCGAAGGGCTTAGAGGTTATTACGGTCATAGGATTATTAGTAGCCATTTTGTTTTACTCCTTTTCATTCATTAGGAAAAATCTGCAGTCAAATCTTCAGACGGCCAGCTCTTATAATCTGTGTACTCGTCACTGAGCACATCCATCCAAAGATAATTTTCAATATCACCACTACTTTCGTAATTGATACTGGACAGGCTGATTGTTTCGCCATCATTTCTTTTAAGGTAAATCACAATCTCAGGATATGGCTCTGCAAAACCCTCTGCAACAATCCTTCCGATAGGCGTATCGATTGCGAATCGCTTTTCATTCATATTACTTCTCTCCTAAAAGAACTGTTTTATCAAACTTCAACAATAGTCCACCATTCACTCTCTTTAAGTGCAGAAATATATACGCTATCATTCATCTCTGTAATTTCAGGTTCATATCCAGTCCCTGTATACATTTTTTGATAGTAGTTTTGAAATTCTGCTTCAGCTTGATTTATAGCTTCGTTTTTTGCTTCTTCGTAAGTATCAAACATTCGCTTCCCAATGATATTAGGAATAGCAAGATTCTGCATATAAACATCTAAAAGCATATACATATCATTCACCTCAAAACTGATACTTCCAGAACAACTTTGCGTTACCGGTAATGGTCTGCAAATAGCTAATATACTCATTAAAAGAGCATACGCCCTTCATTTTCATCTTGCGTGCTCCTACAGCTCGTGCAGCCACCTTCGGATCATAATCAACAGCATCAATATATGCACTGTCGATCATCTTTTGCTCAAACATTTCGATTTCGTTAGTATCCATTTTTAATTCTCCTTACTCAAAATCCCACCATGCGTTAATAGACGTATTCGGAACATAAACCTCTAACATATGGTGGCAGTCACGAATCCATTCAGGTTCATAACCTTCATATCGCAGTTCTTTCATCAGTCTCTCAAAATCATTATTGACAGACTCTACCGCATCTTCCATTGTTTTATATTCTACACGGTAAGTACCATTACACATCGTATCGTCATAAACAACCGTAATCATAGTCACATTCCCTTTTTATTCAATTGTTGCTCGTATTCTTCGAGTTCTTCATAATCTTCATCTGTGAGATAATCGTCGATTTCAATGTCCAAAAGGATATAACACTGCGCCTGTAAAGCAACATACGCATTATCTGCACTCATTCCATTTTCAATAAGAACCTGTGCTACTTCCATGAGTTTGTCATTCATAGTTCGTTCCATTTTCTAAAACCTCGATTTTATTTATTCTTTAAATTCTCGCAAGCCTTGGCAATAATAGCAAGCCCATTACGTCTAAAATCCGCATTGTTAGGATTCTGTGCTTGAATATCCAAATGATATAAAAGCTCTTCCAAGTCTGAGCTGTACTCAACATTTGCCACTCCGCAAAGTATTTCCGCCATTAGTTGAGTGTCATATTTCATTATTCATTCTCCTTTATATTATTATCTATCTTCATCAAGCGTTTCGGTTTCATACGTTGCATAGACAAGCTCTGTCAGCTTACTGTAACACGTTTTCATCCAGTTAAGTTCCGCATCACGCAGTTCTTTTGTAGGATAGATTTCATGCCCTCTGTATGTATCGCCGTGCATAAAGTGTCTAACGGAATATTCAAAATGATAGAACATTAGATAGTGTCCTTTTTGTCTTCATAAAGTGTGTTACCTGCTTCTGTTTCAGCAAATTCAGGTGTACTAATTTTTACGAAGCCAAATTTTTCACAAATCGAATTAGGAACATAGTTATCAAAATCAATTAAATCGAAATCATTACAATTATCTTCGTAGATTTTTCTACCCTCCTCTGTTTTCAGATATTCTTCTGTTGCTTTTTTAACCAAATCAAGGATATCATCATTTTTATTTCTGACATCAAAGAAATAAAACAACGAAGAATAATCATCGTATACTCTTGCAGAAATAAATTTCATCATAATAAAACTCTCCTTTTACACCTCACTAAAATTCGCATTGAAAAGAATCTCATTACCGTATTCAGCAAGAGTATCCTTGAACCACTTTTCGTTCTTCTGCCACCACTGTTCAGCCTGTTGCGGAGTCAACACAATCCCGTTCCGTTTTGCTGCGTCGATAACATCATCAGTACACCAACACGTTGGTGCAAACCAATATTGATCTACACCATCATCCTTTTCCTGTTCGTCTTCAATATAATTAGGGCAATAGTCGGTGTAAAAATCCACATCAAAAAGTGTGATAGTCATATCATTGCCGCTTAATTCACGTTCAACGTCAGCTACTTCTTCTCTGAGATACAGCTCAGACATAATACCGTCTTCATGTTCCTGAATCCATTTCTCTGTAATATTGAACTTTTTCGCCAGTTCATCGACCTCAAACACCCATGTGCCATAATTCGTATTTTCAGTACCATGTTTCACCATATAATCAGCAATCTGACGTTCCATCATATTGTCATCCATGATATCTTCCTCCTAAAATTCAACATTTATCAAAGTTATAAGTAACGGTCACAACCTTCTCTGCATCACCGATACGGCACCGATCTTCTTTTAACGCCTTTTCGAGACTACAACCAACACTGTATACGATACCGTTTTCAAATACATCGGAACCAATAAATCCGAATGCTTTGTCAATCTCCTTCCATTCTCCATGATCTTCTCGATAAAGCGTATAGCCATAGTTCTCACCGGAAATATAATCGCTATAAGTTTTCACCTCATCACGCATGATTCGTTCTGCTTCATTTTTGGTATTATCCGAACCATCCGTAATAGCGGTTACAATCCAACCAACATTGCTATCGTCCCACGAACCTCTGAACCGGGTATCACAATCCATAGACAAGCCAGAATGGTCATGCAGCCAAAGAGGAAGCCATGCAATATGCTTATCAAGAAGAATCTGACAATCACGAATAGACAATTCACCATGGACATAAATAACAATTTCGTTATATTTCAGACCAACATACATTGGATTTACAGAAACTTTTTCATCAAAAAGAGTTCCGATACCACAGATGGCGTATCGTTTTTCGTCACTATAATTTTCATCAACAATGGCACATGTATCTTCCAACTTCATGTTAAAAAGTGCATCTAAAACTTCTTCATCGGAGCAATACTCGTAAACAAGATTATTCCAAAAATCTTCTGCCGTACTCGCATCAATCTTATCACCAAGATGATATCGAGAATGAAAACAGGCCATTACGGAATCATGATCGTCCCACCAACGAGGATTATTATCTGCTTCATCATCATGCTGGACATGCAAGCAATACAGATTATCGCCGTAAATCCACTTTATTATTTCGTTGTCATAGCAATATAGAGCAGTCATATTTATTCTCCTTGAAGTTTATTCATACCAATAAGTTTCTTTATCGTCTTCATCGATGTCATCATGATTTGCAGCTGAATAATCTACGCCGTCAATCGTGACATATTCTTCATCAAGCAGCTCCACTACATCTGTATTTGATTCCGACACTTCGATATCGAAAATCTCTTTTGTTTCCGTATTCACCTTGCATTTCGTAGTGATCTCAAAACCACCGTCCCAAACAGAAGTAAACATGGCGTCTTTAATATTTTCAGAGTATTTCGTATCAACCACCTCGCAAATTGCAAAATCCCAGTTTCCATCGCCAAGCTCAAAATGAGCATCTGTCACATAGGCACTGTCATTGTTGATTTCAAAATCAACTTCCGTTTCTCCGCCAGATTGACTCACGATTTGCTCAACACGTTTTCTCATCTCTGCTTGAGCCTCATCAAGAGTTTCAAAATAATCAGGTTCGAAAATTTTCCGTTCGTTAACGGCGATCAAAATATATTTTTTCATATCTAAAATCTCCCTTTTATCGAATCTTATCAACTGTCCACATTGCCCATTCATCAGAATAGTTATCCCAAATCTTAGTCATCATTCCACCATTACCATATGAATAATCAGAATAGTCATAATCTCTACCATCAAAATATTCTTTTGTATTATCAAGTTCTTCTTCGATATATTTTTTTGCTGATTCCATATCGCTGAAAAACATTTCATCTCGATAATCTGTATTATCGGTATATTCAACCTTAATTTGTTTATCCATATTCATTCACCTCTTATGCGCTTGCCTTTTCTTCAAAAGCGTACCAATCAGACCAAATCTTATCGACGTCGCCATTCTTAAAACCGTTCTTGTAATCAGTGAACTCAACATAATAATTGCTTGTCCACTCATTCAGAACGTGTTCATAGATAGCTGCAACACCACGCTTTGTTTCAACTACGAAACTATCAACCAGAACACCCTCAACGTAAGCACCAGTGTATTGTGCTTTATTCTGGTGCATCCAACGGCCAAGAGCACCTGCGTTAAGATAAAACCGTGTCACAATTCATTCTCCTTTACAGTTAATAAATCTGCCAAATGTCTTTGTAGTCATACCCAGAAACAAAATAGGTCGTACCATCTCCATCAATATACGGTTCATGATACTCGTCTTCTTTGTTATCTTCCCATTCCTTGTGATAACTCAGGTACGCATCCATTACACGTTTTTTCATTTCTTTTATTGCTTCATCGTAGCTTTCAAAATTATCCATACCAGCAACATACGCCGACGTTGTTTTGCTACTGTAAATATTGATAAGCAAAAACATAACTCTAGCTCCTTTATTCTTCCATAATCATAGCAAGGACCGGCTCACCGGAATCTTTCAGTTGAAGTTCCAGAATGTCACCATCATCAACAATCTCACACTTGCTTAAATAATCCTGAAGGAAGAACATCTGACATTCTTGCCAGAAGATTTCTTTCGGATCTTCATTCTCACCTACGAACACATTCTTGTGATGGAAAGATTCATTCCAGACCCAACCTTCACCATCAAAACAAGCGTGAACTTCCCTTAAATCCCACATAGTCAATCCTCCCAAATGCCTTCATCTTCAAGATAAATTGCAAGAGTTTTCTTAATTTCTTTCATTTCGCACTCATCAATTTCATACTGCACATAGATATCAAGGTCATTATCGTTGATGCAGTACATTACAGGGAACCACTCATCGCCGTCATCCCTGTCAACAGTTTCAAGTTCTGCGTAACCAATCCTTTTGTCTTTAGCGTACTCATTTTCAATTACAGCCCACATAGTATTTCTCCTTATTTTTGTTACGTTATATCGTTGCTTATTTTGCGAGTTTTACTATAAATCCCACATTTTATCACCTCAAAATCTCCTTGAGCATCTTTACCATACCTTCGTAATCTTTATCATCTGCACCAAGCATACGAACCGTCATATCAAAATCAACTGTCTGACAATCACTGAAATCGTATTGTTCAATATCGTTGCTACAAGTGTCAGGGTAATGTTCTTCGAGCCTGTCTTTCGTACCACAGTCACAGAAGGTTCCAGAATAATAATCACTGGCCGACTCACCTGTTTTCATGTACACACGGATACCATCTGTGACAATCACTTTAGCGAACCGCTTCATATCTTCTGGCGTAAAGGTCTTATCCATGACATCATACGAATAGACCATGTAACAAGTTTTATCAGGCTCATAAATATCCTGTTCCTTATCTGCACCAAACGCTTTAGCGTATCCACCAGCCCATCCACCACAAAACACAAGAATTTCTTTTCCTGCTTCGATAGCTGCCATATATTCCTCTTCAGGAATCGCTACAATTCTTCCGTTAGGAAAAATAAAACCTTCAAATTCTCTCATTTTATTACCTCATTTGCTCTTTTGAAATCTATTATAGAAAGATTCTTCTAGTTCCCAGAGAAATTTTTTCTGCGCCGTAATTTTATAAATAACTCTTTCTTTATAGTTGTTTAATTCTGGTTTCCTATTTGTCTTTTCAATGGTAGTGTCGATACGATGATTTAACGTATCTTCCCATTCATCGAAGAAATCCATTATATTATTGAAAATATTCTCGTCCATATTAAACACCCATTCCTTTATAGCCCATCATATGTAAACCTTTATGCTTCTTACGACGCATATCGTAATAGATTGCTACCGTATTTTTCGGCATATTGTTTCTGAAATACTTTTCTTTATATTCGCACAGCTTCTTATACTCATCACTTTCACGATGGGCTTTCAGCTTTTCACAATGGTCGTGGCAACCAGGATAACGCTCCGGTGCTACACAATAATGGCAAGGATCAGTCATTGTTGCTCTCCTTTCTACCTGCGGCGTCAAACATCTCTATGATACGTGCTACCCAATCATCATTTTCTGATACATTACAATCAAATTTATCCTCGAATCGTTCTGCTAATTCGTCAGCAAAATCCATAATCTCATCGTGAGAATAACCGTATTCTTCCTCAATCCAATCAGCATTGCCATCAAGCTGATTCTCTGCATCTTCAATACGATACTGATGCTCTTTGTAACGGTACGCTGCTTCAATCTGTTCAGGTGTCATTTCCCAAGACTTACCATTCCAGCTAGTAACAACAATCTTATTTTCGCTATTCATATTGCAAACTCCTCAATCTGTACTAATATCGCCATCTTCAAATCGAATAGCGGCCACATAATCGTCGCTACCTTTCTTAAATCCAACTGTTTGAATGTTTTCAAACGCCGAATTATATTCTGTCATTGATACTAAATCGTCCCAGCTTGCATATTTTCCGTCTTTTGAAAAGAAAACACCAACACCAGGATATTCATCAGCACCACCCGTAGGAACACACACGAGATATCCGTTTGGAATTTTAACTTTCATGTCATTTTCGGTGATTGAAATCATATTGCAAGCTCCTTTTCTCTTGTAAACTTAATCACCAACGCATTCACGTTGGCCGCTTCAATCGTGCTTGCTCTTGCATCCTCGTGATTCCCTGCTCTGAGGAACGAAATACTTTGATCCATTAGCTTACGCCGATAGGAAGAAAGAGCTGCGAGAACGATATTCTTTTCAGTGTTGGTCATGTTCTGTCACGTCCTTTCCATCACATTTAGTCCAACCTTTTTCGTTGTCCCAAGAATAAATCACACCGCTTGTAGAAAAGTCATTGTGTTCGTCTCTGAGATAAACGGATTCTTCCCTGAGATTTACCATTGCAAAACAACCGCCATCAATCATGCGTTGCATCTTATGAAGCGCACGAGTTTTGGTTTTATATCCATCCTTAGAAAATGTGGCCCAGCTGTTTTTGTTTTCCCAACCATGGACACTATAAGTAATTGTAGATTCCATTTTTCTCACCTCAATCAAAACTGAACCACTTCATGTTTGGCTTTCTCCAGTATCTCCTTTTCCTGTTCTTCAAGACGTTCAACCTCATATAAAACGCTGTGAATACCATAAATAATCAAATCACGATCTCGTTCACGGTTTGCTTTGTTTTCAAGGTTGCTTTTACAACTTCCTTTGCATAATTCGATTTCTCTAAGGACAAGATTATCGATTGCGTATTTTAGAATCCGTTTATCTTTCTCAGTCATTTTTATCACCTCAATTTAATCTTCGTAAAATGCCTTCTTACAATTCGATTTATAACAATCGATGATAGCTTCAATGTGCTTTTCACTACTGGTCCTATATGCTTTATCAGCTTCCGCTTTAGATACGCCGTACATCCAGCAAAACGCTTCAATAAATTCTTTTTTCGAATACATTTTTATCACCCCTTAATACAATAATCTTCAAAACAATCCTCTTTTGTTGGTCGCTCATCAAAGAACCATGTGTACGAATTGATCCCTTTCTTGAATCTGTCAAGCGTACTCTGACACCATGTTGTTTTATAAGTTCCGCCAAAAGCAAAAGAAAGCGTTGCCACAGGAAGCTTTTCTTTATTACCTTCAATCTTTACTGCAAGAACAACGCCACACAATTCAGGAGTATAAATAAAATTCTTTTCTGCTGCTTTTGTTTCATTTCTATCATTCACGGCAATATATTCATTGTCGTTTTGTTTTTCAAACCGACTATGACAATAAAAACATTTGAACTTATCAAGTTCTCTACCATTGCCACGAGTAAACTTATTCAGTGTGCCACAAAATGGGCATTTCAGATGATCGTAAACAAGCATTATGTTCACCTCAGCTCCATCGTCACATCAATTAAAGGTTTATCAGGATATGTTTCTTTGTCAAAAAAACATACACCTTTTGACACTCCCCTGACCTGAAGTTCTTTCCAGTCTCCGAATTCAGTATTGGTATACATTCCAAAAACTAATTCGGTATTTTCGTCATAGCCAAACTCTTTCAACTTCTTAATAAATTCAGAAACAGTCATAAACAGACCTCCAATAAAATATCTGTTTTAGCAGTTTTTGAAATCCAAATCTCTTACGAAATTTACAATAGGGTCTCGGAAAACAACACTCTTAATACAAAGAGACTCCAACTCATACTGACCTTTACAATTTCCGTAAAAGATAAGTCCATGACCGATTTCATCAAACCATTTTTGAGCCTTATCAATAGAATAAAAGTGCTGCGCACCATCAACGGATTCAGTAAAAAATGTGTACCCACACTCACCAAATTGAACATACTCCCAACGATTAAGAGTGTTTCCTTCGTAGTCGAATAAATGCTTTACGGCAATAACATATACAGTTTTCATATTTTCATCTCCTATAAAAGCATGATTTTAATTATATTAGTTAACCAATTTGAGCTACATTTTCTATGGTATAATCACCGTAATTGCTACCAAAGAGAATCTTTGCGTTAGGATTAAGAGTAGATAAGACCTCGATTAACTCTTTGACCGTCATAGTCTTAGCGTTATGCTCAAAAATATCGAGTTGTGCATAACCATCATGATTAACTCCATTGATGTATACGAATTCCATACGATTGCTTCCTTTCCTTTTAATATTTTTATGCTTTCGCACTCTGGTAGCGGTTATGTCTGCCCTAGTACCGCTAATCACCTAGCATCTGCTGCTTATACCACCCAGACTTGATTTCTTATGTAGTCCTCAATATCTGCCGGATATCCATTGCGCTGGATGTACTGACACAGAACACGCTGAACATCTCTGTTATCTCCGTAATCCATTGCAATAGAGATATCATCGCCGTGTGTACCAACACCCAGACGTTCATACTTTCTGACTTCAAGATAGAAATCATGTGCGCTGTAGTGTCTGCCGTCCTTACGGTCAAGAATTGAATCGATAATCAAAAATTTCACCCTCCTGATTTTCCTGTTCCTCAATATGAACCAAACACTTCATGATGCCTAATATGCTGTTGCAACGTCATTGGTTTATAAACATTCCTTGCATTAGGATTCGGACGATACCAATGAATAATTTTCCCATCATTCAAAAAATAGCAAGTAACAATACTACCATTACATAATGCTTTAATCGGTTTTACACCAGCCGGAAGTTCAGACAATTTCCAGAAATATTTTTCTTCTTTAAACTCATGACTCAAAGAAAATCTTGCGATTCCATTTTCCATTCCAAGATAGCAAGTTCTGAATCCAACTACGTTTTCAAAGAAATGCAGTTGTTCCAATGAATCAAATTCAGCTAAATACCACTGCCAATTTTTATGTATTATAATTTTTGTACGGTGCTTTTCGTTAATACTTTTTGCAATAGTCATATAGTTCCTGTTCCAGTAAAAATCATTCTTCATTTTCAATCACTCCCTCATCAATCATATTTTTATAGAAATCATCATCCAGAATTTGTTCTCCACACCAATTTACAAATAATCTTGCAACGTCCTCACCAGACATTTTAACCAGTGCATCCCACATCTTTTTCTGAACATCAGTCATCGTTTATCCCCTCCAAATAGATCTCTTAGTGTCAAAAATACCCTCTGACGTATCGCCATCACTTTCGGTGTAGAAATAAATCATATCTGCACCATCAGCTTTTTCGATGTGAAAGTATTTTGCATTCTTGACAATTTCCTTTTCACGCCAACCAGCAGTATTCAAAAGATTACTTTTGCTAAGGAATGTAAATGTTGCAACAATCTTTTCGTCACCTGCGCCATTGATTGTCGTTATTACAGTAGGCACAGCTCCTGCCGGTGTTCTATTCCATTCAGCTTCACAAGAAGCATGAGGACCAAAGAAATCATCATCAAAGAACGGAATTGCTGTAATGTAGTTTGTGTAAAATGTAGACGAAACCACTTCTTCCTTTGTTTCTTCCGGTACAAGAACCATCTCCCCAAAATCATTTTTCTTATAACGAACCTCACTCATAAGAATCAGGCAACTATCACTTGTGTAGTGAAAATTCTCGTAATCATAGTTATTGCATTTCATACTCACATCTCCTTATTCTCTGTTTTTACTTGCCATCTCAATTATCTTGTCGATATTGTTTTCGAGTAAAAATTCCATATCCTGCATATGAATCGCAAGAATTTCTTTCAGCTCTTTTTTTACAGCCTGTTCTGTAATTTTGGGACAGTTGCAATGCACTGTCAGAATCAAATCATCAAACGTGATACCATCCAGAAGATTGTCGCTCACAACCATATCGTCACCAAGTTTCCAATTCCGTTCCATTTTATAGCCCTCCTCTCGTATCCTGTATTATATAGCTATACGGTAAAAATAAAAGTCCTTTGATGGACTGCCCTTTATAGCTATAGAATACAGGATACTGCTGATTTTGTCAAGCACTAAAATGTAGATTTTATTAACGTCGCATTTTAGCGCGTTGATACGTTTTATTTTTGCGAACATTCTGTGAACGTCAATCAACATTCACTTCATCAGGCCGTGCCCACAGAACGTCCTCGATGGTATCGTCATAGATGGTTTCTGTGCCGTTACTGTTCATAACCATGGTCACTTTCTGACCATCTGCCGGGGTTTCTTCCATGCTTGCGTAAGAATACAGCCATTCCTCGCCGTTCTCATCAATCACATGGATTGTCTTGATTCCATTACGGAATACCTCGATTTCATCCACATGACCAGCCAGAACATAACGATTTTGCAAACGAGTTTTCACAGACTCTGCTGCGTTTGCGGTCATGCAGTTTACCAGCATAGAAATGCTAGTAATAACAGTAGCAATGATATGAATAAGTCTCATTTTATGTAACTCCTTTTTTTAGGCCATACCAAACAGCTTCATTCCGGCAATACCCATGTCTGCCGGATACAGGTTTACAACACGATTGTCGTAAAACTCTGCAATCAGATTGCTGTTGCAAATGTCTGCGTAAGCATCATCCATAGACAGACCAGAAAAATCTGCTGCGTTGTAGTCATCCTCATCCATACTAGGACACCCATACTGTGCCTCTTGGTAGAACGTTTTGGTAAATTCCACCCCGTCATTGCCATTATAGGGGATTCTAACAGCAAACAGCTTTTTCAAGCCATTCTGACCAAAGACGGCAACAAAGATACCGCCTGCATTATTCTCGTAAACCTCAACAGTAGCACGCATTCTTGCATTCTCCTTTCTTATCAATGACCCCAACGGCATACAACCACGCCGTTGATCCAGATTGAGACATTTGCCCCCTGCCGATACCACTCGACAGCTTCACGATGAATATTGGTGATAACACCGGTTTCATCGTTCATAAACCATTGACCTTTTTTCATCTTGTATTCTCCTTTACACAACTTCATAGTACCCGTCACGGCCTCTGAATGTTTTGTCCGTGAAGTCTGATTTCTTATAAATATGTTTGAGCTGTACCCACTTTAATACAGTAGGCCCTCTGCGGAACGATTTCCAGAGAGGTTCTGCCGCATAAGGAAGGCAACTGAAATACCATTCGTTTTCAGTGCCACAATAGAAGGCCGCAACATCACAATACGTTCCCCACTCTGTTCCGTCGCTCATGAACACAAGACACGGACCAGTTAACGACGATCCTTCTGCATTCTGAGGAAGCTCTACAGATGCGTCATGAATCTTTTCTGCCGGAATCTTGAAAAACCGTTCCTCTGCTCTTTTCACGCAGTCAACATAATACGGATTAGAGAAAAACGGACGCTTCTTTTCATATTCTGCAAATGTGATTTCATGCATAGTTCTCACTCTCCTTAAAACATATCTTTTATTCTGACGGCATTCCAAAGACTTCAATATAAGCCCTTTTGACTGCCGTTGTGATATGCGAATCATGTACATTATACTTATCGTACCACCCAGAAATCGCATCAGAAGTATACACATACATGAGTAAATCCCACGCAATCCGGGTCAACAGGTCATTGTACTCATTCTCTGCAATGACATTCTTAACATGTTTCTGCCAAGCGTCTGCGTTAGTCGTTTTCACATACTGAAAGCGATTAACGATATCAGGATAAATAGGATCGAGTTTCATTTTTGCCATACTTATTCTCCTTTACCAAAGATTCTCACAAGCAAGGATTCCACCCTTTTCATAGGGCAAGCGTCTGACACAATCCCTATGAGGGCAATCCATCTTTTCACAATAACGGCAGTTTGCATTGTTACGTTCTTGCTCTGCAAAGAATTTCTTTGCGGATTTCAGGTCACAAAAATAATGACCCTGATCCTATGTGTAGGAATCCGGGTCAAAATGCCACGCCACAATGTATGGCTGATAGTGATTCTTCTTGTAAAACAACGCCGTATAAGCATTGCCTACTTCAAGAATATCAATATCTTCTCTGTTCATTACAGTTCTCCTTTTGCATTTGTAATTAGAATCTTGTAATCGAGGTCATCTGCCATCGGTCCTTCCGGTTCTCCGTCCATGCTGTTGCTGGATGAAGTGTAAAGTTTGTCATGCCGTTCTTGCGGCATTTCACCGGGTTCAGTGTATTTCCATACTGTGCCGAACTTATCGATAAATACTTCACGGTGAAAGTCGTCCGTGCCGATGAATCGCAAATTCTTTACATCACGATACATCAATTCAGCCACCCTTTCCATTCTGCTACGCCCATAGCGATGGCACCCAGAACGAAAAACCACATCATAGGCGCAATACAATCTGCCTGATATGCGGTGTAACCAAAGAACATCAAAAGACTTTTCATTGTTAACATCCTTCCTTATTCAATCCAGCATTTTGCGGTGCTGACGTATTCAACACCGGTTTCTGCTAGGGCTTCCTGATAGATTTTCACAAGCTCTGTATCACCAAACGTTATGGCAACATCAAGAGCCGATTCAATAGCCAAAATTGCCATGGTATCATCCTTTCTTGTGAGAAATTTATAACGCTATTGCGTACCCTATTGGGTTGGTAGTGGGATCTTTCTGCCCCGTGCCCACTAACTTCACGGCATAAAGATGGATTAGTCTGGCATTGGATTTTCTTTATCGAATTTATACCAAGCCTCGAATGCTTCATCGTATTCGATATTTGCAAAATCCAATCGAGAAATCGGCTTTAAAGAAGTTACCCAAACTTCTGCAACATTGATTTTGTTGTTCAATGCTACATACTCTGAAATAAGCTCATCACAAGGAAAGTCTTCTGACTTTCGGATTTTATCCTCTACTTCTTCTAGCTTTCCACGAAGCTCATTAAGCACTTTTTCTTTTTGTGCTTTTGTTTCCTTCTTCTTTGATATTTCCTCTGCACTCTCACCTTCTAATCGAGCTTTTTCACAAGCGGATCGCGCTGCTGCCAACCGCTCATCAAAAGGCTTTTTTGCCATTTTCCAAGCAGAAAAGGCGGCTTCTCGTTTTTCGTAATCTCTCATAATATAAATCTCCTCTTTTATAGTTGTTTTCATTTGCATATTCTGCATAATATTTGCATATTTATACAATTTTGAGCATAAAGAAAACGCCTTGCGATAAATTCACAAGACGTTGTTGCCAGAGTTATGGGGTTCTTAGTTGGATTCTGACGGCTCTGCCTGAGAAACAATCAATTCACCATGAACGATTTTTTTCAAAAGCTGAGAAACATTATCGCATTCAAATTTTGCAAGAAAGTTATTTTCAAGCGTTTCGCCTTCTTGCAAAGTAAGAGTGCAAGTCTTTTTCCACTGATAAGAGGCGTTTTTTTTCTGCCGTTCACGCATTGCTGCAAGAATTTCTTCTTTGCTCATATTATCATATTTGCTAGGTCTGCCCATAATCGCACCACCTTTGTTTTTCATTGATGGTACAATTATAGCATGGTTCTGCCGTTCTGACAAGGGATTCATAGCCATACTATCACCTTGCCTTTTTGCCGGATTTCAAAGGCATTTGCGGATTCAAAGGACGCATATCACCACGAAATTTTCCTAATCCGCTGCCGTCCATGTATTCTGCCGTTCTATTCCGGCAACGTCTGACCGTTCCATTCATATCAATGGATTCACCATAGATACGTTTAGAAAGATCGTTATATTCTGCCGTATAAAAATTAGGCTTTGCCCGCATTGCCTTTGTGTGCTTGCTAGGTTTATGCCCAGCTGAATCACGGTTTTTCTGTGCGGATCGAATTTCTTGCCATTCTTTGCGCTCTGATTTACGCTTGTTTTCACGTTCTACAATGCGCATTTCTGCCCTTTGTTCTGCCTTATGATTCCAGTATGTGAGCGTGATTTTTCCGTCATTTGCAAGGCTTTTCACGCTCTGAGAAATAGCAGATTCAAGCATAGCCGAATAGATATTTTTAACGATTCTGCCGTTCTGGTAGAACACAAAAGGCATTTTGTCGAAAGAATCCATTTTAGGCATTGAAACAAAGACAAAGTTATAATTCTCTGCTTTGATTGTTCCGTAAATGGAATTTGCCGGAACAGATACACCACGAAACACTACAGGTGTATTCTTTTGGTGCAAAGAAATTTTCATTGTGTTCACTTCCTTTTCTGAAATAGGCGCACTTTCTGTGCGGAATTACATCGGTTATTTGGTTAAAAAGCTCTTGCGCCACGTCAAGGCAAACCGATTTTGCAAGAGTAGGGCTGACTATTGCCAGCCCCAAAGGCATTCTGGTTAGATATAGCTTACTTACTTTGCTTTCTTAAAAAAGGCAGACTTGCTCTGAAGATCGTATGCACGGGAACGCTTGCCGGTAGATTCATCAAAGGACAGTGCATAGCCAATGGTTACAATAATTTCATCAATCAGCGCGTTGTCATTCAGCGTGGTAACAGTGCCCATTTTTGCCTTAGTGTATGCCGTCTTGATATAGGCCATATCACAAGAAAGTGCCTTTGCCGTTAAAGTTTCGGGTAAAATAGCGTTGTAAATTGCTTGCAACTGTGCAAGGCGGGTTTCTTTGTTGTTCTTGTTGCTAGTAAAGCAATCAAGTTTTGCATTCTTGAGCGCGTCAACCATTTTTTCGGAACGAATAGGCTTGTTTGCCGTCAAGTCAGTGCAAAGAGATTCAGCCATAAAGCCATTGAAAAGCATAACAAGTTTGCCGTAAAAGTCGGAATTACAAAGAGTATCATACTTTTTGCCGGTAGTATCACGGTAAACTTTTTCAAGCTTTGCAAACTTGATACGCATAGCGGATTCAGTCAATTCATATTTATCGGTTTTGTCGTTCTTTTTACCGCTGAACTTATGGCCGGTATAAGTCGGGTTTGCACAATAGGTGCGGAACATTTCAGCGCGTTCCATAGCAATCAAAACCTTGCATTTATCGGTGCAAAGGGATTCATTTTCGGCTTTGTTGTTGTCTGCAATAGCCTTAATCAAATCAGCCGTTTCGTTGCCGTTTGCCGTTGCCATTTCGGCGGAATTGTTGAGCAATTCCAGCAATTCGTGTGCGCTGAAAGAATCGGTGGTTTTGTTCTGAATAGCGGTGCGGAACTCGGGCATAGTGATAACTTTACGCATAATAATCCTCTTTTCTAATTTTCTGAATTGTGTGTATATTCGATGGTTTTGCGTTTTAGCGCAAACCAAAACCCACAAACCAGACAAAACGCCTTGCTTATGGGCTTATGGTTTGCCCTAAATAGGGCAAAGTATGTACACTTTTTGTACTGTTTTTTTCTTGACGTTGTAAGGTTTTGCCCCATTAAACAGTTAAAACATTTACTGTATAACTCTTGCAAACTACACTTGACTTTGCTACAATAGATAATGGTATAAACCATAAAAGCAAAGTATAAACTTTGCAATGTGTAGCACATGGATATAAACCCATAAAAGTTAGTTTGTAGTTTGTGCAAACTGTACTTTCTTTCTTGCCCTTCCTTGCCTAGTCATGTACTGTATGGGCGTTGCCCTCTTTTCTGTACAACGTGTTTGTGTGCATACAGTACAATCTAGTATCCTGTTGATTGCGGGTTGTTTGCCCTCTAATGCCTTAATCGGACAAACGGCTTTTATGGTTTTTTCGGCTTGCATTGCCAAAACCAAAACAGTGATTGAACGGTCAAGCCGTGTTTCCTGTTTTCCGTATCTTTCTAGCCTATACGGTAGGATAGCAAGTGTGTTTGATTGCGTGCGGAATGCACGATTGACGCCCATTTGCAAGCGTTGCATTTTCTGAATCGGTGTTAGCTACACCGCCGAATTTTTCCGACTGAATCAAACTTTCTAGGTGCTTTACCATTCCGGTAGACTGCTGATTTATAACCACGGTGGGCTTGTTGCACTTGCCTAGATTGAGTAGAAACATTTTAGCCGTTTCCACAAAGATTGATTCAGTTTTCAAAGTTCGGTATAATCATTGCTAGGTTCCTTGCTAGGTTCCTTGCTTGATTGTGGCTTAATTATAGCGGTTCCTTGCTAGGAAGTCTATGTATAAAAGTTGTAATTCATGTACAAAAGTTGCAAGAATTGTAGATTTTTAGAAAGTAGCGATATATCGTTAAAAATTATATTTGGCAAGTCGTGGGCGTTTTCGGCTGGAATAAGGATAAAATATAATATATAATTACATTATAAGGGAAAATAGAACGTATATCAAAAAGTATATAGGTAGTATATTGGATAGTATATAAGATATGAAACACCCGGCAACGTGTCAATAATCAGCGAACAAAAGAAACACCCGGCAACGTGTAATCCTCGACCGAAATAGTTAAAATTATTTAATTATTGTTTTGACCTATAATCAGATACCAGATACACCAAAACTTCCCGCCTTGCCCTTGCCCTGTTGAGTGTCGTATTTTGAGCATTTCCGGCACTGGATGGGATGGGGCATACTTTTCATTTTTTGGATAATTCCCGCAGCAGGATGAGCCCCCAGTACATCTTTCTTATTCATAATCACCAATTATCAATTTGTTATATTCCATATTGCTATACAATTTGCACAACAATCTCCACAAAAATTACCTTCTTTCCAACTCCTATCAAACCCTTCAAATATCACTCTTATTTTCCATCCCGGCACTCAATCACACTCTCTACCATCTCCTCCCTTCCCCGGGGTATATTTTCCCCTGACAAAAATATCCAAAAAACACACCATACACCCTCTTCTACATGCACCTACAAATTACTCATTTTTCCACTCAAAATGCCTAAAAATGTCTTAAAATCGCTATTTTCCAATCGGTAGCTCATTCGGTAACTAGCTAAAATTTAACGTATTTTCGTTATATTTTGGCTAGTTTTTCTTTTTATTTGTACCTTTTTACCAGTTATTTTGTTCCTTTTTGACCCAATAAAAGCCGAAAAACCTAGGATTCATGCGGTTTTTTCCGATGTGTACCATAAATGTACCGAAAATGACCATTCTTCGGAGCATAAAATACCTATTTGTACCCATCTGTACTCCCCTGTTACCATAAATGGACTGATCTGGCATCTGAACAGCACTCTCATAGACTTCAAAGACATACAAGAAGCATGATTGTAGCCTCTGGCAGCTTACACAGAACATATAAAGCATACAAAGCATCTGGATGTCCTTCATAGAGAACAATACCTCCCAGAAACATACCTTATTAAAATAGGCGCCAAGAATGTTCGTATCCTGTATTAGATAGCTATTGAATTTTTGGCATTCTCATGGTATAATGAGTGTAGATAGCTATACAATACAGGATACTGTAAATGAGTTAGCAGGAGGATGGCTGTGATGGATATTTATAGTAGTCTTCCAGACAGGGCGGGAGATGGATCTCGCGTCTGCGGACGCTCGTAGGTTTACTCAAATTGAATCTATGTCGCTTGCGCGCCATAGCTTCAAGTCGAGTAAACCATTAAGAGATATTTTGTGATAGTTGTACTTGGACTGACGACTATGTATCTTCATACATATATATAATACAGACTCGTCAATCCAACTAAATTGAGTAGGAGGTTACATGGACAAGAAAAAATACGAGGTTACATCGGAGATAGCAGGCAAATTGAATGATGGTCAGATTTTTTCTAATTTTTTAGAACTATCTACTTATCTTAATGTGTTTGGCAAAAATGGAAAGCCACTAGATGGAACTAGCAAAAAACACTTCCTTGAAGAGTTAAATCGATTCGTTGAGTTTAAAAAGGAGGGAAAGCGCTTTATTATTGTAAAGATTCGTCCAGACAATGAGGTACTTCCTCCTCTACCGACAAGAAATAAAGGAAAGTTCTCCTTGCGTTTGCAGAACCAGATTGCTTACCACCTACTTAAAGAATGTGATGGAAGTGGTTGGATGGAGTTCTTTTGGACGCCAGCCGCAATACTACGAGCGTGTGGAATGACCAATAAGAATTTTTATCAATATCCAGAAGACCTACATGGTGAGGATACCTTTTGGGCTGAGATAATTGGCACACCATTAGAAAATATTGCTCGTGAGCAAATGGATGAGTTCAGAGAGAATTTAGTAGCGGATGCTGAGACGTTTCAGCAATGTACAAAATCTACAATGGTTGGGTATATTGAGTCTGCGCTTAAATCTATGGCGAAAAACAAGGAAATATTTTTTGAGGACTGCCCTGCCGTGTTTATAAACCATGACCCAGAAGAATACCATATTCCTTCTGAAGACCAAAAAGCCATTTATATGAAGATGTATACGAATGTGCTTCATGAGTTTTACACATCGTCTGGGCGAGTGTGTCAGAGTGAGCAAGACGTATTTTTGACCGGACGACTTCATGAGTTTTATGAAGAGCTAGATAATAGATTCAAGGAAATTTTTACATATGACCTAGCACGACCAATGTATCATATTACAATTGAGCCGAACTCGTTGAAACGATCTGCGGCACGGACGGAATATAAATTGCAACAGCAAAGTTTTCACGAGATGAATGATGCTATGTGTGAGAATATTCCAACGCTTTCTACCGTCAAAAGAGGTAGAGCGGTGTTGGAAGAAAATCCAGAATATTATAATGATGCTTCTCAACCACCGTTTCGCTTTGTACATAGACAGTTAAGTGATGAGGTTCTTCAGCTCTTTATAGATGGAATGATTCGTGTTCCTGCGAATTCTGGAATTCCTCGTGCTGGATTTAAATGGTATGGTTCTTATAAAAGGTAAGGAGAGTTTATGAATAAAATTTATAATATAACACAAGATATGGCTGATAAATTATATGAAGGCCAGGTTTTTAAAAATTTCCGTGCATTGTCTGAATATTTAAATATTTTGGATAGGAATGGATGTGCGGTATGCGGTAGTAGCAAAAGACAGATTATGGCCGAATTAAACAGATATGTTGTACTAGAAAAAGAAAAAGGAAGCTTCTGCTACACTGTAAAAAAGATTCGTCCAAAGACTGAAATTTTATCTCCTAGACCAAAGGGCGGGAATAATAAATACGGTTCAAACATCAAAGAAATCATTCGGTATCAATTATCTAAAATTTCACCGGAAGTTGAAAATGGTAATATTGATGTATTTTGGACATTGGATAATATAGCAAAAGCTTGCGGAATGATAAATGAAGATTTCGACAAGCCTTACACTCAAGTCTATGGTGATGAAGTAAGAGTCACGGATATTATTAACTTTAAAAGAAAGGTACGCAGTTCACTTAAAGAATACATTTATTATGCATTGGAAGAAATGAAGAAAAATAAAGAGTTCATCTCTTGCAATTATACTCCTGTTTTTATTAGCAAAGAGTTAGGTTGCGATAAGCTTCATATTCCTACAGAAGTAGAGTTACAAGACTATAACAATTTGTTTAGCAAGGTTGTCCATAGTTTTAAAAAATCTTCAGGTGAAGAATGTGAGAACGAGCAAGACATTTTCTTGAGTGGGAAATCATCGTATTTTTATAATGAATTACAAAATAAATTTACAGATATATTTCCGTATGATTCAGTTTATTCTATGTATCATATTATAATTGATACAACTTCTATTAAACGTATGCGGAATAATACAAATGAGGAAACCTGTTTAGAGTGTGTTCACCGTTTAAATGACGCCATTTGCGAGAATATTCCGAAACTAGCAAATATAAAGCGCGGAAGAAAAGTACGAGAAGAATACATCGCATACACTCAAAATGGTGCGGAGACGTGTAGTGATTATGTTGAAAAATCTTTAGGTAAAACTGTTATTGAAAAATTAGTGTATGCATTGATTTATATTCCAAATGAACAAAAAATTCCATGTGAAAATTATATTTATAATGAGGTGGCAACAAATGAATTTTGATAACCCTTACTGGATTGATTTAAAGGTGACTTATGAATGCTACCAAGCCGCTGGGCGCTTGCCGGAGTTCCATAAGAAACATGTTTGTACGAAGTGCCGGTACGAGATTCCATGCTTTACGACTTGTGATGATGTGCGATGCAAGTGCCAAGAGTTTAAGCCTAAGACTGTGCGGAAGGCTGACAAGTATTTACATATTAATGATTTCATGAACGATGTGGCTGCATTTGAGGCCGCTAGAAATATTTAAGGAGGGCTAAGAGATGCGAGTGCAAATTGGTAAATACATTATTAAAAACTGCGATGAGCGAAATCTCATTATTATTGAGCAGCGGCCAGCTGGTAAGAATCCAAAGACTGGTGAGATTGGAACCGGTGTAAAGGAGGTTACGGTTGGCTATTACCCGAACCTTGAATGGGCTTTACATAAGATCAAGGACTTGAATATTTCTGAGAGTGATGCTGATACATTGGACGTTTTACTGGCAGAGCTTGAACATATTGATGAGACGATTCGTTTGGTATCTGAGGAGGTTAAGTGATGGATAAGTTTGTAAATGCAACACGATTGATTGGCGTCCTCGATAGTGCCATCGCTCTTCCTAAGGCCAGATGTAATGCAAAGTTGTGGTGCGATATGGCAATGCAATACACAAAGCGTATTCTTGAAGAAGAGATATCTGCTGGCGGTGAGTTCCGTCGAGTGGTTCATGCTCACTGGATTGAGCATTTTGAAGATTTTGGAGAAAGCTTCTTTGTTGAATGCTCGGCTTGTCATTCTAGCAAAAATGTCGATGAGTCAAAGTTTTGTCCTGACTGTGGAGCTGTTATGGACGAGGAGGTTAAGTGATGCGTACTTACGAGGATGTTGATGCAGAGATCAGACAGCTTGTACATGACATGAACTACGCAAGCCTGACACGCAGAGAGTACGAAGCTGCTGATGATATGCTGGATGAGCTCTACCAGGAGCGTGAACGACTTTGGCTCAAGGCTATGGAAGATGGCGAAAGCTGCTATCTGTAAAAGCCTAATTTTATATTTTTCTTTATAGCTATGCAATACAGGATACGTTTTAGAAGAATACGGAGGTGACTGCCGAATGGCAAAGCAGCAAACTTGCCAGAAGTTTGTTTTTAAGATTCATACGAAGCGTCTGGTTGAAGCAAAATGGGATTTGACCCTACCATTGGATGAAGCCAGACGAAATCACGAAATTATCTCGCTGGCTGATAGCACTGTTTTACGATGGATTGATGAGTTGAATGGTGTTACGGATGCAGAGGCTAAGGCACGGAGTATCAAGCGCAGAATCAAGATGCTGCGGAATGAACCATCATGTTTAGAGAACCGCCGGGAGATTCGGAGGTTATATACTGAGCTGGATGCAGTTCAGTTTAAGCCGGATTATATGTGTTTGGTGGTTGATAAGAAGAATGATTACCGCCGGGCATGTTCTTCCAAGGGGTTCAAAATCAATGGAATTACGTATCGCCGTCTGGTTGGGACTACCGGTGGCGTTAAGAATAGTACGATTGTGTTTGTGAGCGACCGTCTTGTTGATGAGATCCGTAAGCGAATCGATAATGGCCGTAACAAGGGAATTGAGTTTATTCCGGCAAAGCTAGAAGCTTATAGAGCACTTGCCTGTTCCGCTTCCATTCCAGTCACTGACCCTGATGGTGTGCTTGTTGTAGATGATTGCTTCACGCACTTTAAAGATCATGTAATCGTTCTGGACGACGGAGTCTCCGGCGAGCCTACGATGGTAGAGGACATGGAGCATGATTGTGAACTGTGCGCCAGCGATGGCTTTGGTCTTATTAGCTATGACCTTGCTCAACAGTGGAGTGAAGATTTGAAACTCCCTGCTACCGCATCTGGCTTCTGTGTACGGAATGCTTTTTGTAAAGGTATGTTGTTCCCTTTCCCTTTCCGTGAGTTTGCCAAGAAGGTTGCCAAAAAGAACATGATTAAGGATTCTTGGGGAAACTACAAGGACATCAATCGTGTTCAGGTAATTCTTACGACATCCATGTTGAAGCTCTGGGATAGTTACCACAGCTGTGAGGACTACTTTGAGAATTGCCGAGAGAATCATTATCACTTCTCTGTAACAAAGACTTGTGAGTTAGAGCTTGATGAAGAGCGTAACCTGAATTATCAGTTTATCCAAAGCTATCAGCTTACGAATGATGAGATTCGGGAACTCGTGAAGCCAACTTTGGATGAAACCAAGGGTGTCATGGGCGGTGACTGGCGTAAAGCGCTGCTGTACCTGCGTGGAAGTGGGATGCGTGATGACCCGAATTACATAAACAGTCTGGAGAATGATTACATAAAGGCTCTTATGATTGAGCCGAAAATGATTGATGACCCTTATGTTCAAAATCGGATTCGGTATTTCATTAAGAAACGGATTTCCCAAGCAAAAACGGGTGTTGTAAAGGTGCGAGGGAATTTCCAAGTTGCAAGTGGAGACCCTTATGCGCTTTGCCAATCCATCTTTGGAATGGAAGTCACTGGATTGTTAAAAGCTGGTGAGATTTACAGCCGGTTCTGGAATGATAGAGATGTTAAGAGAGTTGCTTGTTTCAGAGCACCGATGTCATGTCATAACAATATTGTTCTTCGGAATCTGAACCCTAATGATGATTGTAAAAACTGGTATCGTTATATGAAGACGGTAACAATTCTTAGTGCATGGGACAATACCTGTGCTGCTTTGAATGGCGCAGATTTTGATGGTGATCTTATTTTTAGCACAGATAATAATGTGCTTATTAGGAATAAAAGAGAGACACCGACTCTTTTGTGTGTTCAGAAAAAAGGAGAAAAGAAGATTCCTACTGAGGATGATTTAGCAGAATCGAATGCTGCTGGATTTGGCAATGACGTTGGTTCGACAACGAACCACATTACCTCAATGGGTGATGTTCAAAGCCAGTTTGAGCCGGGAAGCCGAGAGTATGAAGAACTGGATTATCGTATCATGTGTGGTCAGCTATATCAGCAGAATGTTTTGGACGCTGTGAAAGGGGTTAAATGCAAGCCAATGCCACGGTATTGGTACGATTTAAAAGCTTGTACTGTTAAAGACGATGATAATCCTGACACCATTGAGGATAAGAAGCTTTGGAGTAGTATTTGCGCATGGCGTAAGCCATACTTTATGAGCTACATCTACCCTGCTCAGATGCGTGATTACAAGCAGTATGTTGCCGCAGCTCGCAAGCGCATCAAGTGGGATGGGTTTGCCGGTCTGGATGAGATTATGCAAAAGACCGCCAAGGACGATGTGGATGAAATGGTTATCCAGTATTACCTCTATCGGATGCCGGTCGGAATCAATTCTTGTACCATGAACCGCCTGTGCTGGACTGTTGAGGACGAGCTGGAAGATTTTGAAGAAAAACTCAAGATAAAGCGTAAGTTTGATTATGACTCGCTCAAGTCTGGCGTTGAGTACACCAATTCTCAATACTATGCTATCCGCTCTATTTTTAAGGATTACTTGAGGTTTGCTCGTGGTAACGCAATCCATTCTGGCAACGGAAACAATAATAAAGAAACCGGCGCAGATCGCAAGGAGCGCATTGTGCTGTATCAGGAAAGTATGTTCCGCAATCTTCATGACAAGTGTTCTAATGACGATGTGCTTTGCGACATTCTGCTTGATCTTTGTAAAAAGAATGCATCCAGTATTGCAATCGTCTGGGAGTTGTTTCACGATACTTTGATTAAACGCTTGTTAGAACGCCATGACGGCATGATTCATTCTCTTGTGCAGGATGAGAATGGCGATATTGAGTATGATGGCAAGCGTTTCAAGGATGTGTTGGTTAACATGAACAGCAAGGAGGATGCGGATGATTGTATTGAATGAAGTTCTTTACGCTGAAGAGTGGCTAGAGAAGGATGTGCCTTGGAAGAAGGCGGGGCATGTTTTGCATTATGTAGCGAAATACTATTTCTATAAGGGATACTCAAAGGATGACGTAAGAGAAAAGCTTAACGAGTATATGCTGCGTCATTTTGAAGGGTACAACAAGGTTCTGGATAGAGAATTGATTGATAAAGCGATTGCTTCTGCTAAAGGTCGTCCTACGGTGGAACTTGATGGTGTGTGCATTACGAAGGCTGAGGTAGAGAAGATTCAAGCACTTGAAGGCAAGCAGATGCAACGCCTGATGTTTACGATGCTGTGTCTGGCAAAATACCATATTGCCGTTAATGAAAAATGCAACTACTGGATTACGGAAGATACGGCTGATATTTTTAGGATGGCAAACGTATCAGTGAATGAGAAAAAACAGAACGAGATGATTTGTGAGTTACATAATCTTGGCTTTATTGGGTTTGCAAGCTTGAAAAAGATTGACAACTTGAACATCCATATTTTGATTGCAGAGCCGGATTCTCCTCATGAGATTTTTGTGGACGATTTTGAGAATGCTGGTATTCTGTGGAGTCAGTATTGTGGGAAAGAGTACATCAAGTGTGATTGTTGCGGAAAGATGGTTGCTCGCACCGGACGCAGACAAAAATACTGTCGTAAGTGCGCTAAAAACGTAAATATTGAGAAAACCGCACAAAATAGAAAAATGTTTGATTTATGAAATGCGAAAAAGTGCAGTATTTTAACGTAGATACGTTATAATTTTACATATATAGAGTAAAACACAGTGCGGAAAGTTATGGTAGGGAGAGAGCGAGGACGCTTGTTTTCTTCCTACCTATTTTATTTTGAAAGGGTGTTTTACCTAATGATTGAAATCACTAAGTCCGAAGCGAAGGCTGTACGAAAGGTCTTCCCTCATGCTTGTATTGCAAAGACCCGTCACAAGCGGTATCTGGAAGAGTCTGCTCGATATCTTGAGTTGCTTCCTTTTAATATTGCCGCTGTCGAGATGCTGAAGCAGATGCAGCGTAACGCACGTTACTAATCTTTGAAAGAACGAGGTATAGACTATTGGACTTTGAAATTCAACTGCCAGAAGAAATCACTAACCTGATGAATGGTGGCGGTCTCCCCTCTCCTGAGATGATGAACTTCTACGTTGATGAGAAGGATCGCATCTTCTTTATTGACTTTGAGATTGACCAGTCTTTGATTGAAATTGAGCGCAAGATTCTGCAGTACAACCGTATTGATAAGGATATTCCTGTTGAGCAGCGCAAGCCTATTAAGCTGTTTATTTACAGCTACGGCGGCGAGCTGGATGCGATGTTTAGCTTTATTGATGTTGTTGCGTTGAGTAAGACTCCTGTTTGGACGATCAACGCAGGTATTGCAATGAGTGCCGCTCTTGTGATGTTGCTGTCTGGTCAGAAGCGATTTGCTCTGCCTCACTCTACCGCGTTGATTCACAGTGGCTCTGGCGGCGCTCAGGGTACTTTTGAGCAGTCTAAGATGGCTATGGACTACTATGAGAAGCAGGTTGTGAAGATGCGTGAGTATATTATGGCTCACTCTACTATTGATAAGAAGACCATGACCAAAAATAAGGCTAAGGATTGGTATCTGGATGCTAATGAGCAGGTCAACTTTGGTATCGTAGATAAGATTTGCGATGATGTGGATGAGTTCAATTAAAGGACTAATTATTAAGCAGTCTAATATATAGACAAAAGTGTAAACAAGTGGACAAGTGTATAATTACATTTCTTGTTTACACTTGCTTAACAATAGGTTTCAAGCCTTAGTGACTGCTACTATCGAAAGATATGTTGCAGATACGAACTACGTTAGGGAAAAGGTTAAAGACACACCTTTAGATGTGCTCGTCAGTCTGAAGCTCTGTGAGTGCCAATCAAGAAACTGTGCTAATGTCCTGTACAGATAACAGAGAAACACATATACCTTCCCCGACATTGGCAAGACGAAGATTACTCCGAAAGGAAGGTGTCCAGAGATGGAAAATGAAATGGCATATTGTTTTGTGGTTGATAAAAACAATCGGCCATTAGCACCGACAAAAGTGAATAAGGGCTGGTATCTGGTTAGAAAAGGCAGAGCAAAAATAAAATCCAGATACCCCATGGTGATTCAATTAGAAAAAGAAGTTGAGTCTGATAAGTATGATGAAAGCCGGGTGGTAGTTGGAATTGATGACGGTTCTGCCCATGTTGGTCTTGCCATTGTTCAGAAATGTCCTACCAAAAACAAAGTGGTTTTTAAAGGAACGATTGAGCAACGCCAGGATGTAAAACATCTCATGGATGTAAGACGTGGATATAGACGTTATCACCGTTACCATAAAAGATACAGACAGGCAAGGTTTAATAACCGTCATTCTTCCAAAAGAAGTGGCAGGCTTGCTCCAAGTATTAAACAGAAGAAAGATGCTGTTTTAAGGGTATTATATCAGCTTAATAGGTGGATTGATATTCAGGAATATTACCTTGAAGATGTCTGTATGGATATCCGTGCGATGACAGATGGTTACAAACCTTACAGGTGGCAGTATCAGAAATCTAGCCGTTTGGATGAAAACCTTAGAAAAGCTGCAATCATCCGTGATGGCTGTAAATGTCAGGAATGTGGAAGATCCAATTGTGTATTAGAAGTACATCATAACAAAGCAAGAAAGTATGGTGGAGCAGATACCATTGGAAATCTGATTACACTTTGCTCCGGCTGCCATCAAAAGACAGAAGGCAGGGAACGAGAATTTGAAGATAGATATTTCAAAATTATTGGTTCCAAGCCCAAACGATTTGATTACGCCATGCATGTTATGCAAGGTAAAAACTATCTGCGGGAGAGAATATCCGAATTGGGACCATTGCATCTGACTAACGGTGGTGAAACTGCAAACAAAAGGATTGAATGGAATATAGTAAAATCCCACAGTAATGATGCCATATGTATCACAGATTGTATTCCTGACACTTGCGATGTGAAAGAATGGATTATCAAACCTATGAGAAGGAAATCAAAAGCTAAAACTGATAATGTGTTAGGAATCCGGCATAGGGATTTAGTTTCCTATACATATAAAAATGGAGAAATCCATACAGGATATGTTACTGCTTTATATCCGGAACTGCTGGCTTTGAATTTTCAGTCAAAAACAAAACATTGTAAGAAAGTAAATGCACGAAAATGCAGATTACTTTGGAAGTTTGATAAAATTTACTGGCTAGAACAGTGTGTATAATTTAACACATTTATCTAGGTATAAACAAAATTAATTAAGGGAGAGTTATAATATATGGCTTCTGATAAGACTGAAATGCGTAAGAAGAAGGATGTCCCGCAGAATCTGGATGAATATCCTACTTTTTATGGAATGACGCTCGATCCTGAACAGAAAATCTTTAGGGACGCAATCTGGAATCCCGATATTGATGTTGTGTTCTGTAATGCCCGTGCTGGTACTGGTAAGACTACGATTGCTGTCGGTGTGGCGAATTTGTTAGTTCAGTATGGACTATATAATGGTATCGCATATATTGTTTCTCCTACACAGGAAGAGAAGCAAGGCTATCTTCCAGGCACGCAGGAACAGAAGAGTGCTCCGTATATGGAACCACTTTATCAGGCACTTGAGACTATTGGCGTTAATCCAAATGTTGCGATGATTGTTGATGATAATCCTGAAAGTCAGAAATATGGTGCGTATATTCAGTGTGCAACTCACACATATATGCGCGGCATCACCTTTGACAAAAAAGTAATCTTGCTCGATGAAACGCAGAATTTCTATCTAAGTGATCTTTTGAAGGTTATTACCCGGTTGAAGGATTCATGTAAACTTGTCGTAATCGGTCATACAGGCCAGTGTGACTTGTACAAAAATCCGCAAAACAGTGGTTTCCTTCCATATCTTGAACACTTTAGAGGTCATGATAGAACTGCGATTTGTGAACTTCACACAAATCATCGTGGATGGATTAGTACATGGGCGGATATGATTCAGTTTAATCGCTAAATACTTCAATTTTGAAATAAAATATAAGGGAGAATAAAATTATGGTTGCTAAGAAGAGTGTTGTTTTTAAGAACGCTATTATTGATACTGTTGAGGGCACTATCACCGAAATTACCAAGGACGGTGAGAACGTCTTTAATCTGAAGGAAGCTCTGGCAAAGTGGGATGGTATTGAGGGTGTTACTATCAATATCTCCACCTCTGATGAGCTGCTGGGCGATCCGGCTTGATACCAATGGGTTGCTATAATAAACGGCCAGAAGAAACGAGTGATGACTTCTTTGTAAGAATCGGGAATGCTGTTCTGGCTAGAGAGTTGACTTGGGATGGCGCATCTAAAGTGCTCAATGATGAATTTGGTAAGAATTTTGGCGAGTGTGCGTATCGCAAGCGTTTTAAGGCATTCCGTGCGGGTATGCAGTATCAGGAGTCCTTATCTAATAGAGATGTGGGAACCTGCATTTTGTCTATTTCCGACCTACATATTCCATTCCAGAAGCCCATTGAGACTTTTAGTGAGTACGCTGGAAAGATTGATATCCTTCAGGTAAACGGAGATCTGGTAGATGCGCAGGCCATTTCTCGCTTTAATAAAGTGTATCGTAAGAGTCCAATGGAGGAAATTCTGATTGCACGTCAGTATATGATTGACCTGATTGAGATGCTTCAGCCTAAGAAGGTTGTTGTCAATTATGGTAATCATGACTTACGCTTCCAGAATTATCTTGCTAAGAATCTGGACACCGACTTGCTTGAACTGATGCCAAAGACATCTTTAGAGCTTATTTTTGTTGATGGTTTTAACCATTACAACAAGGAGCTTCATACTAAGGTTCATTACGACCCTTTGATTGATGTTTTCAAGGATAGTGGTATTGAGATCGTTTATAACGATACTTGGTTTAGTTTTGTTGGTGAAACAATTTTTGTGCATCCACTTGCTTATTCCAGCGGTATGTTGAAAACGGCAGAAAAGGCATATCGGTATTTCAAGGATAATGATTATTTCTTTGACAATATCGTGATGGCACACACTCATAAAACAGGTCACTATGATATCGGTAATTCTGTAATTTATGAGCAGGGTTGTTGTTGTGAAACGTCAAAAATGGATTACGCAGATGGAAAATTAACCACATCTCAGCGAGAAGGATTTATTTTGGTCTATCAGGATAAATTCGGAAGGCTGAATGAAGATAAAACACGCATCGTGCGTTTGAATTAAAAGCGGTGACGCCCTACCAATAAGTGGGTAATTAAAAAAGAAGTACGACCGCAAGGTCTGCTTTGGGACATCATTTGTTGTCTCCTTTTCTATGGGCTGGAGTGATTGCTCCAGCTTATTGTGCCAGTGTAGTTCAGTTGGTAGAACGCGGGTTTTGTAATCCCGATGCCTTTATGGATTTCGCATGTTCAAGTCATGTCACTGGCTCCATGCCACTTTAATTCAGTAGATAGAATAATGTGTTCGTACCACATATGTCGTAGGTTTGATTCCTACAGGTGGCTCCAAGCTGTGCGGTCAATAGTTGCTACCGCCTAGACCAACTTAATCTACGGATGGTTGGATGCAAAGTAGTCCTGCGGAACGAAATGATAAGCTATTCGTGTTTCGCTACGTTAATGCGAAGCTTTAAAAGTCTAAAACAAGCGTTTTATCGACACGAGAACAATTCAACCAGCTCGGATGATTTGATGGACGCTTGTTTTATTATGGGTCAGTATATCCAGTGGCGAAGATAGCGGACTGTAACTCCGTGACATTAGAAACATCGTTGGTTCGACTCCAACCTGGCTCACCAAAGATTGTACGGCTATTCCCTACACCTTTATATAAAGGTAGCTGTACAGGAAAGTAGGGTTATTGTGCGGTCTTACTCAAGTGGTTGAAGAGAACGGTCCTGAAAACCGTTAGGTCGGCAAACCCGATGCCAGAGTTCGAATCTCTGAGACCGCGCCAGTCCTTCTCCAGGAGGACCTATATTATACCGGTTCCCTACCACCGGCTAAAAGGTAGGATTTATTGTGTATTCGTAGCCAAGCTGGTAAGGCACTCGACTTTTAATCGAGGTATCGCAGAGTTCAAATCTCGCCGAATACACCAATTGTGCGCCCATAATTCAAAGGTAGAAGTCAGGTCTCTAAAACCTGTATGTGCTGTCTCGAAAGCAGCTGGGCGTGCCAAAAATGGTTTCCAATTCGCGGTTGGAGACAAGTCCGAAGTCAATCTATGATTAACCTGTAATGCGCATACGATTAAAAAAATAGATGACACTTAGGCATCATATAACGCAGAGTGGAGCAGTCAGGTAGCTCGTCTGGTTCATACCCAGAATGTCGGTGGTCCGAATCCACCCTCTGCACCCAACATCTCCCCTTTTGCAAGCCTGCCGTCAGTTTTCTACTCCCTCTGGCGGTAGGTTTATTTTGAATATTATGCCAGTTCGCTGGCAGGGCGCAAGCCCAAATAGATGATATAGATGCGATTGTGAAAATGTGTACTACAATCGCATCACTTTTGTGCTTAACAGACCTATGCTAGTAAGCAACTCAATGATACGAGTGCATCTGATGTCATGGGTCTTAATTTAGATTAAACCCCAACGGCCTCTCCATGATGCGCAAGAGTTGGGGTCTTTTGCTGCCGTAGGATGTGCGCACGTTCTACGGCTTTTATTTTGATTTTGAATGGAGGTGTTTGTTTGCCTAGAAAGAAAAAGGTTGTTGAAGAAGATATCGTTCTGACAAACAAGCCAACTTACCATTGTTGTCGTTGCGGTGATGAAAAAGAAGATCCGGTAGGAACTTTTTATCGACTACCACATAGCTTACTTTATAAAGCAAATGACTGCTATGCGCCTCTTTGTAAGAAGTGCGTGAATAGTCTTTTTGATGAATTTAAGACAAGATATGGAAGCGAACGTACTGCTTGTATCTTAATGTGTCATCTTCTTGATGCTCCGTTTTACAATTCTCTTTTTGATTCAGTTGTGTCTCATAATAATAATTTCTCCGTAGGTTTATATCTTCGCCAACTAAATAACAAACAGTTTCAGTTTCAAAACTTCTGCACTACGATTACAAGTGGAGAGCTGAATAAAACGGTTGTTGACATTCAGGAAGAGAAAGAGCAGAAGTGGTCTAAGATTGAGATCCAAGCAAAGGATGACTGTATTTCTGTTATTGGGTACGACCCATTTGATGGCTATAACGAGGGCGACCGCCGCTATTTGTTTAGCGAACTTATCAAGTATTTTGAGGATGGTATTGAGGACGACCCGTTCAAGCTATCCCAGATTGTTCAGGTTGTGAACAACAATAACCAGATACGTCAAATCGACTTGCAGATTGCCCGCTTAAACCCGATGAATTCAGCTGAGGCAATCAAGAGTTTGAATGATATTAAGGTCAAGTTGGTTTCTAATAACGATAAGATTGCCAAGGAAAACGAGATTTCTGTTAAGAACCGTTCCAACAAGGATGCCGGACGTAATACGCTTACATTCTTGATGAAGGATATGCGTGAAAAGGATATCGCTGGCGCAGAAGCGAACTTCTACGACCAATTACGTTCTCCTGGAACTCAATGGGCGGCAGATATGAGTTTTAAGGCAATTAAGGAAAATGCTTTCTTTGATGAAAATGACCAGCAGGAAATTTTCGATACACAGAGAGAATTGATTGATAAGTTCCAGAAAGAAAGTGATGACGCTAAGGAAAAATATAGGTTGTCTCTTATCGAGAATCAGCGGCTCAAGGAGCTGTTGGAAGATGCCGGTATTGACGCAAGCGCAAAAGATACGGATGGTGATGCCGTATGAGAATGAAGCAAAGAGCGCCTATTATCACAGCCGTAAAACGTAAGATTTATGAGTGTGATGCGGCAACGATTGCATTCTATCGGCGCAATCCTGTTATTGCGGCCAGAGATTTATTGGGCATCCAACTATTTGACGCTCAGGCATATATGCTAGAACAGAGCTGGAATGCAGGACATGTTGTATGGGCTTGTAGTCGGAATTTTGGTAAATCTTTCGTTGGATCTGTATTTATTATACTAAAGGCAATTCTTTACGAAGATCAAGCCATATATATCGTCAGCAGCGTGGGTGATCAGGCCAAGGAAACATTTAATAAGATTGAACAGATAGTTACTCGTTCTGGTAACACAGCATCTTCTATCCGCAGTTTACTTGATATTGCGGAAAAAGAAACAGAAAAAAGTTCAACGAATAAAACCGGATTTAGTCACAACCCAGCCGGTTATACGGTCAAATTTTATAATGGCAGTACGATTACAACTCTTAATTCCAAACCGGATTCCATAAGAGGCAAGCGTGCAACTTTATTGTTTTTTGATGAGGCAGCGTTCTGTTCAGACGAACTAATTGCTGCATGTGAGCCTTTCACTACTCAGGATGGTGATTTTGTTACCGACACTGATAAAAATTACAACCCAGAGACTCAAGCCAGAAAAGCACCAAATCAGCTGGTTTACGCATCTAGCCAAGACACCATGGATAAGGTTTTTTATAAATATTATAAAGACTTTGCTAAAAAAATGATTGCAGGTAACCGAGATTATTTTGTATGCGATATGATTTGCGATGTTGCAATCCATGTTTACATGAATGGTGAACCATACAAGCCACTGTTGTCTCAAGATAAGGTTGACGCTGCTCTTAAAACATCAAGAGAAAAAGCAATGCGCGAATATTATAATAAGCCGTCACGCGATGGCGGTGTAAACCAGATCGTCAAGTGGGGTACGGTTCGCCGTAATGAGCGTAAATACCTACCGCAGTTATACTGGGACAAGCAATATAAGTATGTGATTGCTTTTGACCCTGCTCGTACTATGGATAACTCTATCGTATCTGTTATGCGTATTTATGACGACAAAGAGAATGGTATGTGTGGAGATATAATCAATTGCGTGAACATGGTTGATTTAGCAAATGCCAAAAAATATAAGATGGATTCAAATCGTCAAATCGATGAATTACGTGAATTGATTCTTCATTACAATGGACAGAACCCAGACTATGAGTACATTGATTCGTTAATGATTGATCAAGGCGCAGGTGGCGGCGGTACTTCTACTTACGCAGATGGTTTGCTAAATAACTGGATTGACAAATCCGGCACAGAACATCGTGGATTTATTGATGCAAATCATGAGCTCTACGAAGGGTATGACGCTCGTTATCCTGACGCTGTAGATAAATTACGTTTGATTAGTCCGCGTAAATTCCGTTCCGTCATGTTTGAAGAGCTTATTGAGTTGATGAATCTTGGTGTTATCCACTTCCCTCTTGAATATAACGGTGGAGATTACGTTCAGGTTGTAGATGGTGTAGACAAGGCAACTGGTCAGGAAATTTTGAAAACACATGAGCTTTCTTTAGATGAGCAAACGGCATGGGTAAACATTGATCTTATGAAAAATGAGATTACAAGTATGCAGAAGACTACAAATCCAGAAAACACTTCTGTAACTTATGCGTTGCCACCAGATCGCGCCAACAAAATGCATGATGATCGTGCTTACACACTTGTGCTTTTAGCTCATCGTCTATACGAATTGCGTCGTAAGGATAAAGTGCGCCAGTCTGCGGTGGAGACAATGACTACTCCGCCGATTTGTATTTCTAACATTGACTTCTAAGCAGAGGGGGTGAAAATGTGGCAAGAAAGAAAAAGGAAGATTTTGATGTTGTGACTGCTTCACAAACAGATGATGGTACTGTTGTTATTACCTCTTTGAATGAGCTTTCAGAAGAGAGAATGAACAACGTCATCCGAAATGCAGTTGCGTCTTATGACCCTGAAAATAAACAGTATAGTACATACCTGAAAATTTCAGCCTCATCTGAAACGCTGACGGTTGACCGAATTGATGAACTTGCACGAGGGCTACAGTCAAGCCTGACGAATGTGCAGACGGTTAATGGAATCATCCGTAATTACATCAATAAGGATGACCTGATTGGTATTACTTATGATGCGATTGAGGCGAATGTTAATACGGAGTTCAAATGCAGTTTCGCACAGTTCCCTGAGCAGCGTAATAAGACAAAACAGGTAAATTATGCCCGTGAAGTGATTGATGACTTCAATACGCAAATCAATGTGCGAAGTCTGCTGCGTGCTGCCATTCCGATGACTTACGCAGAGGGCACTTATATTACATATCTGCGTCAGAAGGATGAGAACTACATTGTAGACTACTACCCTCTTGGTATTGCTGAGATAAGTGATTACCTATCAAATGGACAGCCTGTTGTGCTTATCAACATGTCTAAGCTGAAATCAGCTTTGAGTAAATCTATGCTGAAGGATAAGAAGAATAAAGCACTGTTCTTTGAAAATCAGGAGACTGAGATTCAGAACAACTATCCAGATGAGGTGTATCAGGCATTTAAGAATGGTGATACATACGCAAAATTGGATGTTGACCATTGTGGCGTGATTCGTATTGGCAATATGGGACAAAAATATGGTGTCTCTCCCCTGTTTCGCGCCTTACGTCCGGCATTGATGCTTGAGACCTTTGATACTTCAGACCGTGTAAATGCTAAGGCTAAGGCAAAGAAAATCATCTGGCAACAGCTTGATCCTGAGTTGATGGGGCCAAACAAAGATAAAAAGGGCTTCTCTGAACAAGTGACGGCGCACGATAACCTGCTGCGTGCATGGAAGCAAAATACCGTGCTTGTGACGACCGCTCCTTATGTAAAGGATATCAAGTATGTTGAGCCAAAAGTTGAGATGACAAATATCGAGACTGTTAAACAGTATCGCAACCGAGAAATGGCTGCTTTGGGTATTAGTTTTTTGAACACTGATGGTCAGCAGACTGTTTCAACTGCAAAAGTGTCTCTTGACCAGTTGATGAAAAATATCGGTAAGATTGCGGAACAGATTGAGGATGTATTAAAGCGATGGTATCGTATTCGCCTTGAAGATGCAGGTGTAGACCCGATGTACTGCCCTGATGTGAAGGTCTCTACTACTGAAATGATGGGTATGGAGATGAAGAAGGCGATTGCTCAGTTCCTGTTCACCACTTTGAACTGTTCTTACAAGACTGCTTACGAATACATGGGACTTCATGCTGAGGACGAACTACGCAAGCGTCAGGCTGAAACCGAAGAAGGTTATGACGATGTGTTTGTGGCTCGCCAGACCTCTTATACATCGACCGGTAGTTCCGGCGGTGGTGGTGACAGTGATAAAAAGACAGGTCGTCCAAAGGGCGAGGAAACTGAAAAACAAATTTATGACCAGCAGAGAAATGAAGATAGTAAGTGAGGTGATGAACGATGAGTAAGGAGTATTTCTATAGTAGAAATATCTGTTGCTCTGAGATTACGGAGCATCCAGACCACTATCTTGCCAAGTTTGTCATCTGTGACTTCTCAGTAAATGGGAATCAGGTTGCTTTGAACCGTGACACCATTGAAAGTTGGATGAGTACACTGGTTGGCAACCCGCTTGTTGGTAAGTTGGTCGTAGCTCCAAAGGGTGAACTGGATTTTTCCGGTCACAATATGAAAGTCGTCACCAGAAAAGACAACGATGGTAATGAATATAAGACTGCCGAATTTGACACTGATGCATTCGGTAGTTTTCAGTCAGTCGGTATCGAGAAAATTGACGATACCGACTTTATTGTTGCCTCTTGTAAGATCTGGAAGCGATATCCAAAGGCTTGTGCGACGATTCTGCGCCGTATTGAGAGTGGCACGTTAAACACCAGTTGGGAAATTGATGTGCTGAAAGCTCATAAGGGAATCGTGGGTGGTCGCATGGCAAAAATCATTGACGATGGTGTGTTTACTGCACATTGCTTGCTTGGTGCAAATGTTGAACCTGCATATAAGTGCTCTAAACTGCTTGAAGTCGCTGAAACCGATTTTGGTCTTGAATTGGCAAATGCCTATATCGAGGATACAAAAGAGATTTCAAATATAGAATCTAATGAAAAGGAGGCAAAAAATTTGGAACTGAATAAGGACAAGGAGACTCAGACCGCACAGGTTGAGAATCCAACCGAGACTGAGCAGGCAGAACAGACCGCTACTGAGTCTACTACCGAGCCAACCACTCCGGTAGAGCCTGATGTTCAGACTTCCGAGGAAGGCGGTGAAACCCCTCCCCAGGCTGAGCCTGAAACCGGCACTGAGCCTACTAGTGAGCTAGAGCCGGAGTCTACCACTGAGACTTCCAGTTTGACAGGTCATGACCTGTACGAGAAGCTGAATGAGGCTGTTGTGAAGTTTAATTCAGATATGTATCTAGCCGAAGTGTTCCCCGAAGATCACACTATCTGGTGTAAGAAATTCGGTCGTTGTATGAACGATTTGGATTACATCATGTTCTCTTACACCGTTGAGGGCAACGAGGTTTCTCTTGGCGAGCCGCAGCGTATCACTCTGACTGTTTCTATTTCTGATGTTAACACTAAGATTGCGGAGCTGAATAACACTATTGCAAGTCTGAACACTGAGCTGCAGAGTGCAAAGGAAGAGGTTGCTTCTCTGGCTCCATATAAGGATCAGGTAGAGAAGGCAGAGGCAGAAAAAGCGGCTGCAGAGCTTGCACAGAAGAAGGAGGATCTGCGTCAGTACGCAATCTCCAGCAAGATGATTACTGAAGCTGAAGTTTCCGAGGGTGGCAACTACGCAAGTCTGATTGAGAATCTGGATGAGACTGGCATCAAGAGTGTGATTGCCGAGCGTTGCGTTGAAGCTGCCAAGAAGGCTCCTGCTGAAAAGAAGATTGAGACCTCTGAAGTACATAAGTCTGAGAGTATCAAGCTGAATTTGAATGAAACCAAGTATAACACCACTAACGCTAACAAGCGTGACGCATGGCGGGAATATTTGGGTAAGTAATAACATTTGAGAGAAAGGAAAAATATTATGATTCGTGAACTGATGGTGAACGGCGCGAAGAATATTCCCGCTAACTATGCCGCAAAGGTCGCTATGGTCACCGGTATGGGTGTTCAGGTTGACAACAAGGCTGGTCAGGTTAAGTTCCCTGACGCAGCTACCGCTGAGGGCATCGAGATGGTTGCTCATGAGTTTATCCCGGAGGGCATCTATGCAAGCCAGACTAATTTTGATGACTATGATGAGATGGTCACCGAGATTAAGGAGGGTGTGCTGGTGAAGCGCGTTCCTCTGTATGCTGGCGAACTGTATGGCACTGACCAGTATAAGACTGCTGATGCACAGGACGCTAACATCGGCAAGCTGCTGGAGGTCAACACCGATGGCAAGTGGCAGGTTGCTACTACTGGTACTTCTCGTTTTGAGTTTGCTGGTGTGATGGATGACAACGGCCATAAGCTGATGATGATCAGTGTGCTGCCTGATGCAAAGACTGTTGCTTGATTGAGAGAAAAATCTTGAATATTATACGTGAAATTTAAGGCTATCGTCTTTGGCGATAGCTCTTTTATTTTGCGCAAAGAGAAAGGAAATGAATTATGGCACTGAATATTGAAGTGGCCGAGCTGATGAAGAAGCCTGGTCGTGTTTATAGTGTTGCTGAGAAGACTCAGTATAATCTGCCCATGGATGCCGAGGACAAGGAGATTGCCGAGGTTTGTGAGGCACACATTAACGAGCTGATTGACAAGGGCGACCCTGACCGCGAGATTGGTCAGTTTGTTAATCGTACCGTGACCGATGATACCTATAATGCTCCCGATGAGCTGCTGGATGCTATGTTTGATCGTGGCACTATCGGTGAAAACGACGACTATCAGGCAGGTCGTACAATCCGCAATACTCTGGTAGCTCACGAGGCTGCTAAGGGTGGCAACGTACCGAAGTCCTACCTGCACTATGAGGTTATTAAGCCTGTTTGGAAGAATATTCAGGTGGAAACGGACATTTCGTTTATGGAAATTCGTCGCAATGGTTGGAAGTCTATTGCTACTCTGACTACATTCATGAGCGAGTCTCTGAAGAACAAGATGTTCTATGACGTCTTCGGTATGGTTGATGACATGATTGCTGGTGGTGAGCAGAAGATCGATGCTCAGGGCAAGGAGCCCACTATGCAGGATATGGACGCTCTGGCTCTGTACCTGAATGAGTACGCAGATGGTGGTAATCCCTTCACTGTCAGCCTGATGAAGTATTGTGCTAAGATGCGTCGTATGACCGGCTACGCAGAGTATCTGTCTGACGCAGCTAAGGACGAGTTCAACCGTTATGGTCTGGTGAAGACTTACGACGGCGTGGCTATCACTGGTATTAGTTCTGCCAAGAAACTGGGCGATGGTTCCCTGCTGATCCCCGATAAGCGGATCTTCGGTATTGCTGGAAAGCTGGGCACCCTTGACATGAAGGGCGAGACTCATACTTATGAGGACTATGACAACAATAACGAAAAGGTTCATCTGATGCTGAAGGACTTCTCTTATGGTTACAGCATTGCACATCCTGAGCGTGTTGCCAAGATTGTTCTGCAGTAATTTTTACCAAAAGCAAATTTGAGCGGGAGCTTTGCGGCTTCCGCTTTTATAGAAAAGGAGACAAATTATGAGTTCCGTGATGGAAAAGAAGTTTATTGACGTTCTGAACTGCGACGATAACGTGGTAACCATTTCGTCACTGAACGGTAAGGGCTATACTTTCGAGCCCGGTAATGTGGAAGAGCCTTGTGTGATTCCTATTCCGCCGGAGGAGATCATGTATATGAACAGCACTTGTTCTGCGTTCAAGAATGGTGTTCTGCGTTTTCGCCATGAAGAGCAGAATGAAATCTTTAAGGCTATTGGCATTAAGGGTGACGATGTTCTATTCATTGAAGATATTGATGATGCGATTCTGAATCCCACTGTCGAGAATCTTCAGCGTATGATTGACATCAAGGATGGTGCTCAGTTTGAGCGTATTCGTGGTCGCTTTTATCGTATGACCAATGCCGGTGAAGACCTGTCTACTAAGGTCAAGCGCCTGATTGATGAGCGTTATAAGGAGCTGCGTGCTGGCAAGCGTAACAGTGAACTGTCTGTTGTGCCTGCAGCTAAGTCTGCCCCTGCTGATGTTCAGGCAGAACTTGAGACTGCAAAGAATCAGATGGCTGAAATGCAGAAGCAGATGCAGGCTATGATGGCACAGATGCAATCTATTATGATGGCAGGCGCACAGCCTGTTGCACAGGATAGTTCTGCGGAAAAGACTACTGTTAAGCGTGGCCGTAAGAAAGCAGGGGCAGAAAAGGCGGAGGTCGTTCCCGCCGAGTAAGATTGGAGGGATAATGTGACCGCATTTTCGGAAGTATACAACAAGTTCTACGAGCTGGTCGAAACTGATAGTAATTTCTTTCAGTATTTCGACTTAACCGAGAATGAAGTGCGAGATCTTGTACATGACCGTGCAAAAAGTTATTTGATGGAGTCACTTTCTGTGATTACCAGAAACATTGAACCGGAAGAGGATTTTAGTTTCGATGATTACGATTCAGAACTAGAAGAGTTTAATTCAGATCTCACATTCGATGAGATTGATATGTTAGCGCATTTGATGTTGGAGCAACATTTTAAGCGTGAGTTTGGAAAGTTGAAAGCATTTAGCGCACAGGACCTTCCTACGAGTTTACAGGTATTCTCCCCTGCCAATGAGCGCACAAGTATTCGTGCTCTTGTGAAAGACATTCACGAGGAGAATATGACGATGTTAGATAACTATATGGCAAAAGACCGCTCGACCCGTAAGCGTAAGACCATCGACTACGATACATACGCTTCCTACTCTGAGTAAGGAGGTGTACCGATGGACTTTTATACAAGGGCACGAGCTGTTGGCGGTGCCGCAAAAATGTCTAACAAAAAGGATGTCAAAATTGCTTTTGCAAAGCGAGATTTTGCCGCACACTTTAAAGATAGCGTTGATTACGAGGATAATACTCTTGTGAATGGTTTACCTCAGAAGCTGGTTGTTAGTCGCAGTAATAGTATTGCTAAGGAAAAGAAAATCTAGGCTTATCCTGGCGATTCTTTAAATCTTGGTGATATTGTTGACTGTTACAACTGCAAATGGCTGGTAACTGAGATTGAACCAAACGATGAAATTTTTCTTCGTGGTAAGATGGAGTTGTGTAACCGCCAGATTCAATGGCAAAATCCGATTACTGGTGAGATAGTCTCTCGTTGGGCAACGCTTAGTAAACCTTATTACGCAAATAACAAAGAACTTATTGTGACTTCGCTAAGTCAACGTGAGTATAAGGTGCAGATGCCTTTTGATGACGAGACTGCACTGATTGACCTTGATAAGCGCTTTATGTTGGAAATTATCAATGGCGAGCCGAAAACGTATGTTACGACTTCTGTTGATCAGAGTACAGAGCGTTACGAACTGCATGGTAAGACACAGGGGTTCCTTGTGTTGAATATCCGGCAGGATCAGTATAACAGTAAGACGGATAATGCCGAGAAGATGATTTGTGATTATTTTGAGCCCAATAAGAGTGATGAGCCGGATGCGGATTCTCAGGTAACAGCTACTATTAAGTACGCAGGCAAGCCGGAAGTTCGTGTTGGTGGCTCTTGGAAGAGATTCACTCCGGTGTTCACAAGCATTACGGGCGAAGAGGTTACGGAAGTTGCAAAGTGGAGTTTTATTTGTCTTGATGAGTTCAAGAGCTTTGTTGAAACACAGGTTGCTACAGATGGTGTTTTCAAAATTCGTATTTTGAATAATAGTATCATGGATGGCGCAACTGTTAGGATTTCTCTGACAAATGCAGATGATACGGCAAATACATCCATTGAATGTAAGGTGGTGAGTTTGCTGTGACAACGAGTGAATTGATTACTGACTACAAAAACAAATTGGCTTTAAAGTTGGTTAATACGGACGGACTTGTTGAAGCAATGGGTAATGACGATATTGAAGAGCCTGATGAGGCAATTTACACCTACATCTTCCCATACTTTCATATTCCCGACACGATTGAGGCAGCACACAGCTATATTTGTTTTAAGGTAAATATGACTGACCGCAGCAATGTCAATGACTGGTATGAAAACTTCACTCTTACTGTGTGGGTTATTGTAAACCAAGCGTTGATGAAGATGAAAGGTCATGGCGGTGCAACACGAGTTGACTATCTGAGTGGACTTGTGGAAAAAGAACTACACGGTAGTACAATTTTTGGAATTAAGCAACTTAAAATCACATCTAACATCGAGGATAACATGGATTTACACCATCGTGTGAGAATCATGACGTTCAAGACGCAGGATCTGGATGACCTTGTGGGGTGTGGTTGATGGAACTTCGAGAACTGTATGAGCCAAGTTTGATGCGCGGAAGAGACTTTAAAATCAACGACAAAATTACGATTCACATGCCTTCGGTCGGTGACATCATCGATTATGGTGAGCAAAAGTATTTTCAGTTGGTTTATTTATTCTGTTCTACATCGAGCGACTACAAAGCACAGCTTGACTCTGTTGGAATTGATTGGCAGAAGATTTCGGACTTTGAAATGTTCCGGCAACTTTTTATAGGCAATAAAAATCAGGATATGTCTATTTTACTTGGCGATATGGACACTTCTGGGTTTATGATGGCAAAAGATAACATAAGTGGTGAGATTGTCTTACACAACAGACTTACGGATACTCGTATTGATCATGTAGTGTATGAAACAATTTCTCAGTACTTATGTGCCGCAAATGGAATTGAAAAGCATTCTGAATTTGCTGCTGACGAACCAACGAGAATTGCAATGATAGAGGAAGCCAGAGATAACTTGGAGTATCAGAAAATAAAGCGTTACGAACCACATCTTGCGGAGCTTGTGCTCTCGATGGCGTGTTCGTCTGGCTTTAAAGCAGATTACTTCAAGGCTATGGATTACCCTATGAGTGTATTTATGAATCATGTAAGAAAGGTTCAGCAAATAAAAAGTTATGACAATACGATGCATGGCGTTTACGCCGGCACCGTGGAATTTGGAAAGATTCCAAAAGCACAACTGGATTGGATGAGCAAGGTTGATTGATTGGCCTTGCTCTTTTATTTTATCCAAATAAATTGAAAGGAAGAAAATTATGAGTGATTTTAATTTCAATGAGGTCGTTATCGACCGCGTTCATCGCATTCATGAGTATGACCTGAACGGTAAGCGTCTGTGGACTATGAATCAGGTCAAGGATTTTAAGCTGACTCTGGGCGGCGAGACCGTTTATGCTCAGGATGCACAGGGCGTTAACATCATGGCATTCGACAAGAGCAAGACTGCAGAGGCGGATTGGTCTAATGCTTTGATGCATCTGGGTGCTCTGGCAGAGCAGATGGGCTCCAAGAAGGAGGTTGCTTCTTCTACAGCAAAGCAGGTCTTTACCACTGTTGAGTATCTGACTTCTGCTGACGGCAAGAAGCTGACTCTGGCCCATACCCCCAAGACTGCTGTTGCAAATGCCCCCTTTAAGTACATCGATCTGGTCGATGGTCAGGGTAATGCACTGAAGACCTTTGAGCTGGGTGAGACCGCAGAGTCTCAGTTCTCTGTTACTGGTACTGAGGTCACTCTGCCCACTGGTGCAGATCTGAAGGCTGGCGACCGCTTTGTTGTGAAGTATCAGTACGAGAGCGAGGAGGGTATTGCTATCAATGATAGCGCCGATAAGTTCTCTACCGAGGGCGAGTTCGTGATTGAGGCATTCTGCTACAATCCCTGTGATAAGGCAAACAAGAAGCTGATGCGTATCATCTTCCCGAATGCCAAGATGGATAATGCTATCGATATGACTTTCACTAATGAGCTGGCTCATCCGGTCAAGATTAGCGCTACTCAGGAATACTGCTCTGAAGACAAGCGCCTGTTCCGTATTGAGACTGCTGCTGCCTAATGGCAAATCTGAATTGGTGCCGTACTTGCGGAAAAGAATATCCGGTTTGCCCGCATTGCGAGCAGGATGCGCGTCTTAATCCTTGGCGGATGATTTGCGATACTGAGCCGCACTTTCTTGTGTGGACTGCCGTAAACCAGTATCGTCAGGGAATTATTTCAAAAGAGACTGCAAAAGCAGACCTGACTACTCTTTTGATGCGCAAGTATAAGAATGTTACGGAAGCCGAGGTAGAAACTTTTATCCCGGCTGTTCGTGATATTTTCCATGAGATCATGGATGAGCCTGTAGAGGCCGAAGTCAAATCATCTAGTGATGTAAAAGATGAAACGCCCGTGAAGCCGGTAGTTAAGAAAACATCAAATCGTAAGGGGAGGGCATAACCGCCCCTTCGTTTTTCGTGGTGGTTTTATGGAGAAAAAGAACAGAACAAAGTTTAATGTAAGCAAAAATCCAGCAGATAGAACCTATGATGGTGTGGTTTATGATAGCCGTGCCGAGATGATGTTCTATCGGGATATTGTATTACCTGGGCTGGAAAACGGTGAAATCGTAGAGTGCCGTAAACAGGTTCCTTTTGTATTACAGGAAGCGTTCCGCCGGGTCGATAAGGACGGCAAGGATGTAGCTGTAAGAAAAATCGATTATGTGGCAGACTATGAGCTTACATACAGTGATGGCAGTAAACAGGTAATTGACACGAAGGGTTTTGCTGACAGTGTTGCGCTGATGAAGCGCAAGATGTTCTGGTTTCATTATCCTGACGTAGACTACCGCTGGATCACATACTCCAAAATTGATGGAGGCTGGGTCGATTACGACGACCTTAAAAAAGCTCGAAAAGAGCGAAAGAAATTAAAGCAAGCACAGACGAAAGGGAGATAAAATGAAGGTTTTAAATTTTCAGGAGCGAAATGAGTTTCTTGATGAAGTAGTTAAGGCATGTACTATTGACGGTGATTATCAGCCCGCACTGCTTGATGTGGTGTTTCGGCTAACCGTTCTAAAGTATTTTGCGGATTATGATTATCGTAGTGAGCCGCAGAGTGAGTGGCCGCGTATTGCTTACGAGTCTTTTAACTTCAAGATTAACAAGGCTGGTTGTGATACTTCTGCATTCTGGGATCAGTACGATTCTCTGGAGAAGGCTGTCCACGAGCAGATTGACCGTTCTCATAAGGAATGGCTTGTTCTTGGTCTCTGTGGCAAGCTCAACGAGATTATTAAGAAGCCTGACCCTATTTCTGATTTCGTTGACTTTATGGAGAACTATTTGAATGATGTGAAGGGTAACTTGAAAGACTTTGATGTTGAAAAGTTTTCTGAAGTAACTTCTGCCCTGCTGGACAATAAGCAGGATATCTCTGCTGTGCTGGCAAAAGATAAAAAGGAATAAACACTTTTAGAGGTGGGTTGGAGGGAATTTTAATATGGCTACAAGAAGTAAACCGCTGAAGTTATGGGATGCTGAGAAGTTCAAGAACGTAAACCAAGTGTCTTTGAAATACTGGGATAGATATGAGACTGATATGGGCATCCGTGATCTCAGCCCGTCTACTGTTTACAATTATGAATCGGATTTCAAGCAGTGGATGATTTATGTTTTGGACAATCAGGGAAATGCCCCTGTGACAGAACTTGAAGAAGAGGATATTGAGGAATTTCTGTTCTACTGTAAGAAGCATGGAAATAACTCTGCTCGTATGAAGCGACGTATGAGCACGATTTCTGCACTGTATCGGTATCTTCGCAAGAAGAAAATCATCAAAGAGAATCCGATGGAGTTCATTGACCGACCGACCAAGGACGTGGCTGTTGTGAAGCAGACATACCTTACGCCTGATGAGGTTAAGTTGATGCGAGAGAAGCTGAACGCTCTGGTTGAATCTGCGACCACCGTTCATATGAAGGATAATACGATGACGTTACGTCTGTACGCCTTATTCTCGCTATCCACCATGGCTCGTGTTAACGCTGTGCGGAATACACTCTGGAAGTCTATCGATTATGAGAATCGTATGGTACATGACGTTCTGGAAAAAGAAGGCAAAATTGTTGACCTGATGTTCAGCAAGGAAGTTTCTGAGCTTTTGAAAGAGCTGAAGGAATACCGTACCGGACATGGTATCGAGGATGGCGGCTATGTGTTTGTTGGCACCAAAATCAATGGTGCATGGATGCCGATTACTTCAAGCACGGCTGGTGATTGGTGTAAGAAGATTGGTGAGATGATTGATGAGCCTACACTGCATCCGCACGATTTTCGGCACAGTGGCGCTACCCTGCTGAAGAATGCGGGTATGAGTCTGGAAGATGTCTCTTCCCTGCTCAATCATGCTGGCACGGATGTGACCAACAAGTATTACATCAAGAAGGATACGACAAAGATTCAGTCTGCAAAGGATCGGTTTGAAATTTGAGGTGGAATGAATGGGAAGTCTTGCTTCTTCGTATACGAACTTTGATGATTTACTGGCCGGTGTGGTTAGCGGCGTTCAAGACATCCTTGAAGGTGTTGCGCCGGAAATTGAAACGAGACTACAAGCGAGCATTGCAGAAAACGTACACTCGAAGAGTGGACGGTCTGACGGAATCGAAAGCAAAAAAAATATCGTAAGTAGCGTTACTACTGACAATAATGTTGTGACCATGACGATAAAGGATATTGCAAGACCGCAGGAATCGTGGTGTAAAACACCATTCAGAGAAGGAGATAATGCAGCCTTAGAAGGAACAATGTTTGCTAATTGGATTGAGCATGGCTTGTGGATGGACATTGCAGAGTGGAATCGAATGGGACGACCGAATGAAAATAAACCAAAGCGTCCTGCGCGTCCATTTATTTCAAAAGTACAAGTTGAAGCGGCTATGCTCGTAAAAACCGCATTACATGAATTGTAACCCACAATTTATTTGGAAAATTTGAATGAGAGGAGGCTGGCTTGAAGAAGCTGGCCGCTTCTCTTTTTTATTTTGAAAGGAATTGTTGAAAATGGAAAAGAGAGGTGACCAACAGTATGGATGAAAAAGAAAATACTGGCACAGAGTCTTCTGCCGTAACAGCCATTAAGGTCAAGGTTGTTATTGACACAAATAAAGCAGAGTTAGATAAGCAATTTAATTCTGTTAAGGAGCATTATAAAGAAAAACCAGTAAAAATTGCTTTTGGAGTAAATCAAAACGACACTATCCGTAATATAAATGATGCGCTTGATAAGGTAGTCAAGAGCGGAAAGCTAAAAACTCCAAAGGTTACACTTGATGTCAAGATTGACCAGAGTAAAGTTACTGCACAGCTTAAAAAGGCTATGCAGTCTGCGGCAAAGCAGACAGTTAAGGTTGATACCGGGAAGTCTGGATCTACGAAGACACAAGACACTTCAAAAAGTGATATCTCTCGCCTTTTCAGCCTTGCAAATCGTCAAGCAAAGTTAAAGGCAGATGAAGCATCGTTAATTGCTAATGGGAACAAATCATCTGAGTTGAAAGCGGTACAGACTAGATTGAGCGCAATCAACGATGAGATGGATAAACTCAAGACAAAAACAAAAGATGTAATTACTGAATCTCAAAAGTTAAAGCTTGAGGATATCGAAAAAACCGGAAAATTCAATGCTGACAGGAATACTGCAAAAGGCGCTGATTCGGTTGCAAAAGAACTAAAAAAACAAAATCAAGAAATTGCAGATGATTTAAAAAAGACTCTCATATCTCAAGAATCCGAGTATGAAAAATATCAAAAAAAGATTCAGTCTCTTGAAAACTATTCTAAGAATAACTCCAACTATAAAAATGATAATATCAAAAAGTATTTATATGGAGAAGATGGAACTGGAAAAACTTCTGGAAAGTTAAAAGAGTTGCGAGACCAGCTTGCTTCTATTGAGAACACTACACCAGGGAAAGCAATTCAAGACTTTGATAAAAAATGCAAGACTCTTGATACAACTATTGATTCTACAAGTCAACATTTAAAAGAACTTGGATTTGATTTTAGAGATATAAATCAAGCCAATGTTGATATGACGAAGTTTAAGAGTGTTTATGAACGTGCAACGAAGTTAGAAGACTCTATTGCAAATAAAAGTAAATATTCTTAGCTAATTGATGGTTTAAACGGAATAAAAGCTTCTGCTGCTGGCTGTGAAGGCGATGTTACTGATCTTAGTGCAAGACTATCAAACCTTGAGGTTGAGGCCAGCAGATGTGGGGCCACTACAGAAACTCTTAGTCAAAAACTGTCTCGTCTGTTTAAGGAGCACTTCCAGACTGCTATCGCTATGGCTGGCGTGGCTATGGTCAAACAAGGTCTGCGAGAGGTTTATAATAATGTCGTAGACATAGACGACGCCATGGTGGAGCTCAAGAAAGTTACAACAGAAAGCACGGAAGCGTACTCTCAGTTTTCTGATAGGGCAGCAAAAACATCTCGTGACCTCGGTGCATCCATTTCTGATTATGTAAGTGCAACCGCAGATTGGGCTCGTTTGGGTTATGGCTTACCAGACGCAGAAGAGCTTGCTCGTGTCAGCACATTATTTGCTAACGTAGGTGATGGAATCGAAAATATTGCGGACGCTTCGTCTTACATGATTTCGATTTTAAAAGGATTTGACCTTGCGGCGGATGATGCTCAAAAGGTAGCCGACCTGATTAACGAGGTCGCTAATAACGAACCCGCAAGTGCCTCTGATATTTCTGAGATTTTAACTCGTAGCGGAGCTGCCCTCCACGAAGCTGGAAATGATTTAAGCCAGGCGATCTCGCTTGGTGTTGCGATGAATTCTGTTACTCAAAACGCAGAATCTACCGGACAAACACTAAAAACCGTCAGTATGTATTTGCGTGCAGCCAAAACGGATCTCGAAAATATGGGTGAGTCTTCGGATGGATGTGCTAACTCTGTTTCTGAGCTTCGTTCTGAATTAAAACAGCTTACTGGCGTTGATATCATGAAGGACGCTGCTGGTACACAGTTCAAGAGCACGTACGATATTTTGAAAGAAATCTCTGAGGTTTGGGGAAGCCTGTCTGATGTTACTCGTGCGAATGTTACTGAAATGCTTGGCGGAAAGCGTAATGCGAATGCGGTGGCAGCTGTATTGAGCCAATTTGAAATTGCTGAAAAATCTATGAAGGATGCGGCTAACAGTGCAGGTTCAGCCGCAAAAGAGAACGAAGTCTACCTTTCCAGTATAACTGGCAAACTCGCACAACTCGATAGCGCGTTCCAGCAACTGAGTCAGGATTTGCTTGACAGTTCTTTGATTAAATTCTTTGTAGACTTCGCGACTGCTTCTGTTGACATTGCTGATGGTGCAGTTAAAGCCGCTGGTGCATTACCCACTCTGACAGCTGCCATTTCTGGCGTGCTGTCTTTATTGCAGATGAGCGGAAAGCTTAAAAATGGTGCGGGTAAAGTTAATATGCCCTCTTATATTTGTTGCGTTTGATAATATAGGATGCGGCACCATGTAAAAATAAAATAGTCCCTAGAGTGCTGGGAAACCCTAAGAGCCATATCGCCTATCATTATTATATAATGTAGGAATCGAAAGATAGAAACAAGGATATGGATGCTATATGCTGAGATAAAAGCTCGGTTTTATCGTATTGTCAAAATATGGTAATAATTGAGTGCTAAGTAGCGTTTACAATGGGCGGTCAGCAGCCGATCCACTCCCCTATTATATAATGTAGGAGGGTGGAAGGTTCATCGACTAAAAAGGGTCAGTGAGCAACCACTGGAAGGATAGTCAGTTCTGGATGAAAGTTCAGAAGTCCACCTCAGACGTAACCAGACGACTTAAAGAAGTAGGTGGAAACGAGGAGACGTGCTATTCTCTGGCGCGATATAAGTAGGAGAAAAATGATTGAATAATTGAATAAAAAGAAAAAGTACACTGCTGTTCGTTGACAGCGTACTCTAAAAAGTGTATAATAAAAACAGCCAAGGACTCCTATAGACGAAGCCCTCGGTTAACAACTCAAAATGTAATGTAAATGCTTCGACACATCTACACCACAAAACGAAAGAGCTGCCTACGGCTAATAGGCGGCTCTTTTACTTATCACGGCTTTCGCTATGATGATGTAACATCTTGAAAATCTCAAGAAGCGTTTTGACAAAGCCAGCAAAGCCGAAAATCAGCATTGCGACATAGTAGACCGTAGTGATCTCAATAGTCATTACACATCACTCCTCTCGGTATAGACTCACCGAAAGGGAGTAAAAGATATGGCATTCTCCTTCTCGCCTTTCGGCTGAATGGGAGGACGTTCGCCTATATACGTCTATGAAAGGAAGAAAGTAAACGCGGAATCCTTGACTGCCAGATTATTATACACCCGTCTGTCATATCCTGTCAATATCACTATAATGTAATTTATAATACATAAAAAGAGATTGCTTTCCTGAAGTTTTCTGGCTATAATATAAGTACAATCGTGTATCCAAAATATATGGAGGTATTTTATTATGGCACGTCCTAGAGGTAGCAAGAATAAAGCAAAGGTTATCGATGGTATTGATTACGCAGCGCAGATTGCTGAGAAAAATACTGCCGCAAAATCTCTTGCTGAAGAAATTGCAGCACTCGGCACGAACATTGCTGCACTGAATGCTGAAAGAAAAGCAAAAGAAGCAGAGTTGAAGAAACTCAATAAAGATATCACCAAGCTCGAAAAGAAAAAGGCTGAGGCCGATGAAAAGATTGCGGCAGAGCTGAATCGCAAAAAGGCAGAAGATATTGTTGCCAATGCACTGGCTAACGGTATGACTGCTGAAGAAATCGCTGAACTTCTAAAATAAGGTATCATCATAATGAACAAGCCCGACTTCCCTACTGCAGGGAGGCCGGGTGTTTTAAATGTTCACGAAAAGTCCATTGCTATTGATTGTGTTTTAGCGTATACTATGAGTGAAAGAAGGAAGGTGTAAGCATGGTACTGCTAAATCAAGTGTCTGACTGGTTTCTTAGTAAAGAATCAATGACGCACAAGAAGCTTCAAAAGCTTTGCTATTATGCACAGGCATGGTACTGTGCTCTTTACGACGATGGTCCTTTGTTTGAAAATGAAATTCAGGCATGGGTTCACGGTCCTGTAATTCCTGATCTCTACCATCGATATTCTTGTTATGGGTGGGAGCCTATTCCTAAAGTTGATTTTAACGAGGGTATTCTAAACGAACGTGTTCTGAACATTCTTGATTCCGTATATAGCACTTATGGACCATACGACGGCGATCAGCTTGAAGCTTCAACTCATTCTGAAACTCCGTGGCAGAATGCTCGCAAAGGTCTTGAGCCTTGGGAACCCGGTACGGAAGTAATCACTTATAAAGCAATGAGGGATTTTTACAAAGCACTTTATGAGCAAGGACAGGCAGACTAAATTCAAACTTCCCGTACCAAAATGCACGGAAGTAAAAACGGAAGTATTTCCACATAATGGAGCCAAAGCTGAACAAAATAGTTTAACTTTTTCTTTTGCTTGCTTTGATAGAAATCATGATTTATTTAATCTTGGTGGAGATGCGGAAGATAAAACAGTTGGCGGTGCGTGGTTTCTTGATCTGCTCGATTGCCTAAAAAGTGTTAGCAATAAAAAGATTCCAGAAATTAGAACTTCGTTACATGATTTACATCCGATTGATTGGAGCAAAACAAATGCTTCTGTTCCAGATGGTGATGAACAACATGAATATTGGCAGTTCAGAATTAACAAGTCAAAGGGCAGAGTAATTGGATTTATTGTTAATGGAATAGAACATTCTGTATTCTATGTTGTTTGGCTTGATCCGCATCATAATCTTACTGACAGTGAAGGATATGGCGGAAAAGTTTGGTTTAAACGACCGGTTTCCGAAGCTGAAATAAGGCAATTAGAGCTTGATAGTATAAAGAAAAAGTATGCCGACTTACAAAAGGACTATAATCTTTTGTATGATACATTAAATCCAGAATAGGACGGGATTGTGGTTGTGAGGCGCTAGTGAACTCTAGTATGCCATTTCAGATGACTGACTGCGTGAACAGTTAATCGAACGAGTAAACAATCAGTCGAACCCGTTTTTAAGAAATTTTGCTCCTTGTCCATGTGACAGGGAGCTTTTATTATTATGCCATTGGAACAAAACACCTAAAAGCTACATGCCTCTAGGTGTTTTATTTATGCCATTTTAGTTAGTTATGGATCACCACTCATACCCACAACTCTTACACTTGAATTGTTTGCCTGGCTTTTTAATCAAGTTCTTTCGACGGAGGTGAGTCACTTGCTTTCTTATCAATGTGGAAAAAGAAAACCTTATCAGGAGAACTTGTCTATGTTTGGAACAGTTAATCCTGAATGGGCAAGAACCAACCTTCCATTAAACGCAGATACGATTGCTTATGCGGAGGTATGGAATTACGAATCTCAAAAAGAAGAACTGATTCAATTCAATTCTGTCAGTGAATTTTTTTCATGGATCGACAATCCACCCGTAGCGTTCAGGTGTATATAAACGTTGTGTGCCTTCGGAAGTAACTGTAATAATATCGCATTTGGGGCTTACTAAACTGTCAATTTCGGCTATTTCGTAGTTTATACCCTGAAGGAATTTAACCATTTCTTGTAGTTTAAGTGTATGGATATTATCTCCAAGCTTGATGAGTTTTGATTGATAAAGTTTATGCTCACCACTAGCTGCATAACCAATATCGTCCAATGTATTCGGTTGAATTTTGTTATGGCCTGTATCTGCTCTAAGTATCACATTTTCGCCATTCTCGATACCACATTCGATTAAATAAACAGTGCTATTCACTGTTTTCTGCACCAGCACATTTAGCAAGAATCCAAGCTCTTCTTGGATAGGCATCTTTTGAGCTGACGTAATTTTAAGCGTATGAAGGATAACGTCGTTTAGAAATTCGCCTGTGTCAAGTCTAGCATCGCCGGTGAACGTAACGACATGGTTTGTATTTGTAATATACGCTTTCTGGCTATGGTCGGACGGCATAGCGATAAACGGATTGTCTGCTCTATGAAGTATGAGTCGCCAGTCCGCAGACACAACGATTCCTTCTTTGTTTGCGATAGCCATCACGAGAGACATGATTCTTCACTTCCCTATTCAAAACTCATATCCACATGCTTTACATTTAAACTGCTTTCCCGGTTTCTTACTAGCAAATCCCCACACTGCCACGTCAATGAGTTTGGAACCAGCGCCTATCTTATCAAGATGAGGACAGCCGCAGACTGGGCACTTCGGGTATATGTGTCGCAGCCATATAAGTGATTTTTCAGGGGGTTTTAGTATGAATGACACGATTCGAAAGCCTCTTTCAACTCTTGAAGAAATTGAGGCATTTGCGGCTCAACTTCCAGATATCGAAGAAGTCGTTCCGCATTTTGGGGTATCATGCCTAAAAAAAGATGGGACAATCGTAATTTACGCTGATTACGGCTCACTACCTAAGAGAGTCGAGTCTTCTGAGTGAGGTTTTCCATCGGGCGTTATCCTCTGTGATAACTAGAACGTCACAGTCTTCACTTACCATTGGGTTATAGTCCGAGAATTCCAGCATTTTTGCGACCGTTCTATTCAGAAACTTGATGTACTCAACAACATCGATTTCGCAAAGTGTATCTCTCGGCGGTACTATGCGAATGAGTCTTTCTGCGACACCCATCACACCGATGACAGCAATGTCTTCGTTTGAAACGTCCTGAATACTATTCTCTCTTGTGTCTGTTTTTAAGATGACTTGTTTTCCATTCTCGTAACCAGCAATAAGAAGCGCAACGGGATTATCTCCTGTTTTAGCTGAGATGTCTTTCTTTACAAACTCGATTTCTTGTTTGATGGTTAGTTTGCGGCGATTGATACTCTTAACAAGCTTGTAAACAGTATCATTAGTCGAAGTTCCATCATTTAATTTTGCGTTTCCAGCAAGAGCTATTGCATGACCATTGTTAGTTCGGAAAACCTTTTGCTCAAAATCAGAATGAGTGGTGTACATGACTTCGTTTGAGTCTCTGTCGGTATATTTAGATTCTCTTCTGTAATCACCAGATACAATAATGCCTTGCTTGGTGGGCATAGCCATAATCAAGCTCATAACATATCACCATTCATATCCACAATCATCACAGTGAAACTGAACTCTAGGCTTACGCGCCAGCAGCCCCCAAACAGCGGCATCGACTAATTTCGCCGTGGTCGATACTTTGTGAATGTTGGGGCTGTGACAGGTTGGGCAACGAGGGGTGTAAACAGGTTTAGCCGCCTCTTCTTCCGCCTTTCTTCTTTCTTCGTCTAATTTTTCCTGAATCTCGGCTTTTATTTGAGAGTCGTAAGCGGTTGCCTCATCTTGATCCTTCTTTACGATATCTGGGTCAAACTTAGAAATATCTTTTGCAGGCATTGGATATTTTAACCAATCTTCTTTTTCTTCATCTTCTGTGTCTTCCCATTCACTCAACAGCCAAAGCTTTCTGAAGCAAAAAGCACAGTCATAAAATGTACTTGGCTGGTATTTCTTGCAATACGGGCAATACTTTACATGTTTCTCCATGATTTCATCTCTTTTTTGTATCGGAGGTATTCAAATGAACGATTTTAACATTGTTTCCGTAAGAGTACGGAAGATGCCTCCGTTTACTCAGGAAGAACGGAGACAAATTTTTTCACAGTGGAAGGCTATACTCAAATCTCAGGGTCTGGAATCACAGAAGGGTCAATCTCAAACTCAAGTCTAATCCGTTCCATTGCTGGATTGTATTTGGTATGTAGTTCTCCATATCCTATAATATCTTGTCCGATAAGAAGTTCATATTCAAAATCTTCCGGGTCCATAACGCAAAACAATGTATCAGGAAGGATTATGTCATCGCCATATCCAATTTTTAATGTGCAGACAGTAATGTCAGCCATTTTAGAGTTTGTGATTGACTTAACTTCTTGTTGGGTTGGCATGATGGGTAAGCCAAGTTTATTGGCAATTTCTCTTGCAATGCAGCATACGGAGCTTCCAGTATCCCAATAAGCTGTAAGTCCACGAACTTCCTTTCCGTTGAATTCTACACTTGCAGGAGAATGAAGACAAAAATCTTTTTGAGGAACACCGTTTGTTGTTCTTTGAAGCATTTTTATTCTCCTTTAAAATTCATATCCGCACGCTTTGCACTTAAACTGCTTGTGTGCCTTTCTCGACCATACGCCCCAAACCGCTATATTCACAGTCTTGTCAAAGCCGGAGATTTTCTCCAAATCAGGACAATGGCATATTGGGCAAGTTGGCTTGTACTGAGCGAGGCGAGCTTCTTCTTCAAGTTGAGCGCGGGTTTGTTTGTCGAATTTTTCCGCCTCACGAAGTAGTGATTTGTCTTTTGTTGGTCTTGGTGGGTCAACTTTTGGAAATTTCTCAAGCCACTCTTTTTTATTTTCTTCTGATTTTTTCTCCCATGCTTTAATATAAATTGTTTGGCTGTGGCAAAATGGACAATGATACCATGGCTCTCTAGCGTATCTATCACACCATGGGCAGTATAGAATTTTATTCATTCTTCTCTCCTCAATGATAAAATTTCGATGTTATCTTTCCTATTTACTGCTGATGAAGATGGCGTACACAACAAGGCTTGGAGCGATATAAAAATCTGGTTTGAGTGGTTACAAGATGCGATAGATAACTACAAAGCATCTTTAAATGGTGCAAAGCCTTCTATTTCCAATTTTATCACATCACTAAAACAAAGTAAAGTAAATGCGGAAGCCGCAGGCGAAGCAACTGAAGGTTTTTCCCTTAAACTACTTGTCCTTCGCGCAAGAGCTTTATTGCTCAATGCCGCATTGGGTGTTGGAATTGGCCTGCTTGTCTCTTGGGGGACTAAGAAGATTACGGAAGCAGCACAACGAGTGCAAAATGTCGCCACGAAATCCAAGGAAGCCGCCGACGCTGCGCAGAGTACCACATCCTCTTTAAAGGATTTGGTCAGTGCTTATGAAGAGCTTGGCGATAAGTCTGGTTGGGGCACCGAAGACTTTGACCAAGCAAAAGATATTCAGGCAGAGATTCTTGATCTTGCGAAAGAACAAGGAACGCTTGATGAAAACAAACTTAGTAAACTTGACTTGCAGAATGGCAAGTATGAAGAGCAGCTTGGATTACTTCAGGATATTACAGCGGAGCAGTTGGAGGCATCTCGTTATGAGTTGACACAGAACAAAGATGCTCAAGGCGATAAGCTTGTTGATACAGCCAAGAAGAATAATCGGACGCATTATCTTACTGTTTGGTCGGCTCCTGAAATGGATATGGGAGACCAGATTAAAAATGCTGGCATTGATGTCTTTAACAAGTTCGGTGGTTATGGACCTGACAAGTTAAATGATGCGGATTCAATTGTTGATTATTACAACGAAGTTGGCAAAGCATTAAAATATATCATTGATAACACAACTGAGGCTGAACGAGCTGCTGGTGGAACGTATCATAGTCTGTATCAATTCTTGCTTGATGAGCAAACCGCTCTCCGTGATGATGTAGATTCTTACAATGATTCTACGGACGCAATCAACAATAATACGAATGCTCGTAGAAAACTTCAAGCAGTTGATTTTTGGAGTGATGGCAAGAGTAATGGCATGGATGTTAGCTTTACTTTTGATAAAGTAAATTCTGCCGTTCAAACACTGGAAGATACAATTGATGGGTTTGATGCTAGTAAGTTGAATGAACTCTTGTTGGGTACAAACGAAGGATTATCAGATGAGCAAGCTCAAGCTCTCGCAAATCTTCGTAAGGCTCTAACCGACATGGACTTCTCCGCTGATACAAACGGCGTGAATGCGTTTATTCAGGCACTTGTTCAAGTTGGTATTGTAGCTCAATCTTCAGCAAATGATGTTGATGCATTGGCTGCTGGCGCACAGAAGATGGAAGATATTTCTTCCAAAATGGATGAAATCCAGTCTGCGTATAAAGCTTCTACCAGTGCAATGGAAGAGTACAATCAGTATGGCTACATGAGTCTCGATTCTCTTCAGTCTTTACTGACGATGAACACCGAGTATCTGAATTGCCTTGAGCTTGTTAATGGTAAGCTCCAGATAAATAAACAGAGTTATGCCGAGTTACTTGCTGCTGAATACGCAGAAGCTGCGGCAACAATTCTGTCTAACGCACAACATGAGGTTGCAAACCTTACTGCCGATGACACAGCTGAAAGTACCGATAACCTAAAAGAGAAAACCACGGCTGAAAAGACTGCTCTTGAGAATCTTCTTCCCGCTTTGAAAAATGCTACTGCGGCTACTGCGACATACAGTGCAGCTCAGGAGTTTGCAAACGAAGTAGAGAAGGCCGGTGAACGCGGCGTAGATCCTGCAAAACTAGAGGAAATCACGACTCGCACAAATACTCAGCTTTCTTTGCTGTACACCAATATGAATGCCGCTTTAAAGGGTGGGCGAGCATTAACAAATCAGTTGAATGGGTTCCCGACAAATAAGGCCAGCAAGAACAACAAGTCTACTGCGAAGTCTGTGACTGATATTGCTTCTGCTTTTGATACCTTAACAAAGGCCATGAAAGAATATAACCAATATGGTTATATCTGTGCTGATACAATGAAGTCACTGATTGGTGTCGATGACAAGTTTACTGCTTGTTTGACGGAGCAAAACGGAAAACTTGAACTTAATACAGCCAAATTCCGCACATTTATTAAGGCACAACTCAAGGAAGCAAATGCGGCTAATGATGGTGGCAAGTCTGCTGGCGAGATGAAGAAGATTCTCGACTGGTTGAATTCCAGTGTTGATTCTGAAACCATCTCTTTTGAGCAGTTGACTGACGCTATCAAAGGTTATGGCACTGCGATGGACAAGGCTAAGGAAAAGACGGACGCTATAAAATCCGCATTTTCTGGGCTATCTGAGGTCAGCAAGAATAAGATTGAGAACCCATTCGGTGCTCTTGATGCGGATGATGTGGATAAAAAGTATCAGGCAATTCGGGACTTGTACGATAACACAGACCTATTTACAGACGAGCGATTTGCTGGAGCACTAAATCCAGAGAATGGTGAAATCGATTATAACAGCGATGCTTTTAAGCAGATGTTCCTCGAAAAGCTTGATGGTATGGCTACTGCTTGTGAAGAGACCGGTGGTGTGGCCGGAAAATACCTCGCTCAAGGCTTTAGAGATGCTGAAGATAAGATTAAAAATAATGTTATCAGTATCGAAGAATATATCAATGGTATAGGTTCTACTCTGGAAAACATCAACAATCGGATGGATAATTTCCAGAGTGCGTTTAATGATCTATCCGATATTGTAGACGAGTATAATGCTTATGGTGATTTAAGTCAAGACAGTATTCAGAAGCTGATGGCGCTTGACACAAAATACGTCGGTTGTCTTGAGCTTCAGGGTGACAAACTCGTATTTAACAAAGAAGCTTTTAAAGAACTGTATATTGCAGAATTGAAAGAGCTTGCATTAAAGTACGAAGGCACTGATATTGGTAAGCGCTATGCTGAAATCCTTCAAAAGGTTGCCGATGGCACTTGGGATGTCACTGACCACATGAAAGGCATGGGGGAAGAAGCCAATCGTCTTAACACGATTATTTCCAATCTCAAAGATCTCTTCTCTTCCCTGCTTGACCTCGTGAACAGCGCCAATGACAAGAAATCTAATGACCTGAAAATTCAGGGCGACGCATGGATGGATGTCATTGACAAGCGCATCGACGCGCTGAATGAGCAGAACAATGCTCAGGAGCGGGCGATTGAACTGCAAAAAGCCGAGGATGCTCTCGCGAAAGCACAGGCCAATAAGACCACTCGCGTCTATGGCGAGAATGGTTACGAGTGGGAGGCTGATGCAAGTGCAGTTCGTGACGCTCAGAGTGACCTCAGCAGCAAGCGCCGTGAGTACAAGAAACAGGAAGAAATCGACCGGCTGAATAAGCTCAAAGATAAGGTTCAGGAAGCCACTAACCTTATTGGCACAAGCTGGGACGACTATCAGAAGAAACTGAAATATACTTCCCAGTTCGAAGCCATGACTTTTGCAGAGATGGAAGGTCACTACGATGGATTTATGGCCTCTGTTGTCTCCAATATGAAGGCGGTCCAGCGAGCAACTAATGTTTCTAATGTTGTCACCAAGCTTGAGACACTGATTGATACGCTGACTAAGCTCGGAGACGTGCTTGGCAATCTGAATGGTTCTACTCAGAGCGGTGGAATTACGGGTCTGTAGAATCGTCTGCAGCGTGCGGTTGGTACGTTCTCTGATAAGAGTTCTGGTAAAGGATTTTTAGGACGTCTCTTGGATGCAGGAAAGAGCTTCCTTGGTATTGGAGGCTCTAATAAGTACGCTGCAGCAAAAGGATTCCTTGGAGAGAGCACTAGTGAGATTCCTAAACTAGGACAGGCTATTGCAAAATCTCTTGGCAATGTAAAAACGACTGTGGTCTCTGCAGCACAGGGAATTTTCTCTGGTAGTGGCGGATTAGCGTCTGTTTTCCAAGAGGGGTTCGGTGGAGTCGCATCGATTGCCCAAAAAGCGATTGGCGGGCTTGGCTCAATTTTCGGTAACATTAGCACCACATTGGGCGGAACCAAGCTATTCTCTGGCATTGCTGGTATTTTCAAAGGAATTGGTACGACTGTCAAAGCCGCTATTGGTACTGCAGGCGGTACTGGCGTTGCCGGAACTATTGCGGCTGCGGTCAGTCATATTCCTGTCATCGGTACGATTCTCCTTGGCGGTACGCTTGCTGTCGGTGCAATCGGTGGCGGCTCATTTACAAACGGTCTCGCAAAAATCGGTTCCACTATCGGGAAAGCTGTAACTGGTATTGGCAAAACTCTTGGGAAAATAGTCAAGAGTATTGGCAAAACGATCACTAAAGCCATTAGTGGCATTGGAAAATTCTTGTTTGGTGGCACATCTAGCGATGGCACAAAAAAACGCGGTGTGCTTGGCACTATTGTTCATGTTGTCACAGCTCCTATTCGTTGGCTTTTCGGTAAGCGTGCCAAGGGCGACAAATCTATCAAGAAATCCGGCACTTACAATGTCGATGAGGAAGGCGAAGAGATAATCGTCCGCTCTCCTGAGAAAGGACGTCTGACTCAGCTTGAGAAGGGCGACGGCGTTATCCCCGCAAAACAAACCGCGACTTTAATGGGAATCGCCAAGAATCCTATCGGCTGGGTCAAAAACGTAGCCTCTAAAATACCTAGTTCTCGCGACTCTGCTGCTTCCAGCGGATATACGACTATTACTTCTGCGCCTCAAACTCGCAAAAACACTGCCATTGACTCTAAAGTTGATGAAGTAGTTGAGGCCGTTGACGATATTCGTGACGACAATAAGACCGGACTTATTCCTACGCTGCTTTCAAAGAGCGTTAAGACTCTAAGCGGGTTGAATTTAAAGTTTACTACATTCACAGATAAAACTAAGTCCACTATAAACTCTTCCGGTCAAAGCTCTTCGGTTTCGAAATGGTTTGATAAAATAAAGAATATCGGAAGCGCAATAAAGGGCGGAGGCTTAATAAACAGCGGAGGCTTAATAAAGGGGTCAATTAGTGAATTCTTCGGCTTTGGTAATAGTAGTACAGGTAATCCTCTTGACAATCTCATTTCTTCTTCCAAATCCAACACACTTGCTCAGCTCGACTCCATGAAATCTCAGTTTGAGAAGACGTGGAAGGATATGGCAAAAGAGGTTGGCTTGAGTGACGATCAGATTGATGCAACCAGTAAAGAAATGTATAGCAATATGCAGAAGCTGGTTAAAGATACCTATGCCGCTATCGGAGACAATACCGCACTGAACGCAGAACAGGTCGAGGGTATCACAAAGAAACTGTTCCAGTCAATGCAAAACACATATACTGCTGGTTTTAACAAAATGGCATCTATGACTGACGAGATGAGTGAGTCTAACGCTAATAAGATGGCAAACTCTTTCAATTCTATGAAAGATAGCTGTTCTAATGCAATGAACTCTATCTCTAGTAATATGAAGAATAGTTGGAATCAGTGTGGTGGCGGTATCCGAAATCTGAGTGCTAAAACGCAATCTACTATTTCTAAAGCTTGGGCTGATACCACTGGCGATACCGAGAAAATGCTCTATGATATGCGAGCTTGTTTCGATAATAGCTGGGGTATGGCTGAAAGCGGCGTTCGTGACCTAGCTAACAATACTCAAGGTGCAATCAATGGTGCATATAGCACAATCGAATCCAAGAGTGAAGAGACTTTGAATAAAGTTCTCCCTGACCAAATGGCAAATGCCTGGAAGAATGTTGAGCCCGGTGCTACCAATCTTAGTGAAAATATCAAGTGGGTCATGGGGAAAGTTTATGATAGCATCACTAAGAGTTGCGATGACACTATTTCTTCTATTCGTGATAGTTTTGGTACGATTGGAAACGATCTGTACAATAAAGGTCAGACAACTCCTACTACCAAAAATACTACCAGCAATAGTTCCACATCTTCGAGTAGTCTATCTTCTGGTGGCGGTGGTGGTAGTGGCACTCCCACGACTGTTTCTGGCGGTAAGAGTTTGTTAGAGCTTGGTAAAGACATCTATGAAGTTGGAAGCAACGCAATTAGTAGTGCAAAAAATGCATGGAACAATTCTTGGCTCGGCGGCAAAGTAAACAACGCTGTCAGTGGATTAGTAACTACGACCAAAGGAATTGCTTCTAATGTCAAAGAGAAATGGGACAACTCTACGGTTGGAAGTAAGGTAAACAATGCTATAAGTTCCACCAAAGATAAAATCACTAATTCTTCTGCATGGAAGACTGGTTCTAATATTGTCAATAGTATTAAGAACGGCGTTCAGAGTGCTTATAATGCAGTTACGGGTAAGAGTAGTTCTTCTAGCAGTTCTCGGGATGAAGGCAAGAGTTCTTCTACTTCGTCTAGCAAATCTTCTAGTAGTTCCAGTAGTTCTTCTGAGAAAAAGAGTTTTGTTGACAAAATTAAAGAAAAAATCACTGGCAAAAAAGCTTCTGGTTCTCGAAGCATTCAAAAATCCGGCAAGTATAATGTTGACGAGCAAGGTTCCGAGCTTCTGGTTCGTCAACCTCAAGCTGGACGTTATACTTATCTTGAAACCGGCGATGGAGTTGTTCCTGCAGATATTACTTCTCGTCTCTTCGAGATGGGTGGCAATCCAGATGCTTGGTTCCAGGATCAGATGTCTAAGTACGGAACGGCTTCCCTATCTTCTAACGGCGGTTCTAATATTGATATTTCCATTGGAGATATTGTTATTCAGAACCCTATTGGTGGAGCAGAAGATTTGGCAAACGAAATTGTCCGTAATCTTCCCAACAAACTTTCTCAAAAAATGAATAAGCGAAATTAAATAGAGAGTATTAAAACACAATGCCGATACCACTAGGATAGCCCAGCGGGTCGGCTTTTATATTTTTCTTGGAGGTGAAAGAAAGTGTCAAACATAAGTAAAAGTGCAACAGATGTATTAGTTGAGGCCATTTCTTCTGCCGCCAAGAGTGCAGTGGCGAACGCGCAATTTGATGTTTCTTCTTACGGGGTTATTACATCTAAAAATGGATACACCTATAAAATTGCCGCATTTGGTGGCGAATATGTCGTGATTACAAATCGTGATTATGAAGTCGGCCAAAAACTCGTTGTCACCGCAATGCAAAAGAATTTTCGAAATATTATTTTGACTGAAGGAAATCAAAGTCTGGAAGCTGCCAAGGTGCGAACGATCTCTTCGGACTTGAGTGATTTATCAAATAACGTCGATAAAATTGATACAAATCTCTCCAATTTAATCAATCAGACAGAATCGACTAACAAAAACACTCAAGCTCAAATCAGCGGCACCATTAAGACAAACTACGGACATGGAGTCCCGACGAAAGAGAATGCGCCTGCCGTAGAATGGGTAAAATGGCATACGGAATGGCATCATGTAAACGAGATTTATTATGATATTGATACTGGAAAATGCTATCGGTGGATAGAAGCGGCTAATAGTACTGAGTCAAAAAGAGAATATATGTGGTACGAGATAATTGACGCAAGTATTATCAATGCGCTCGCTTCTGCCGCTCTTGCGCAAAATACTGCCGACAGCAAGTGTCAAGTTTTCCGTTCCGTTCCTGCTCCTCCATATAATGTTGGTGACTTATGGTTTTTAGGCAGTAATGGCGATTTATATATCTGTACTTCTGCGCAGGGAGCGACTGGCTCTTATTCTCATAGTGATTGGGAGAAAGCCACAAAATACACAGACGATACAACTGCAAATGCCGTAAACGACCGTGTGACAAGTCTTGAAACAAAAGAAGCAGAAGATTATGCGGAATTAAAAAAATCAGTTGGTTCTACAGATATAGATCTTGACTCTTTTAAAAAGAACGATTTTGTCGCATTACAGGACAGTGTGTCTACCAATGAGGCGGACATACATAATTTGCAAACAAAAGAATCTGACGATTATGCTTCTTTAAATAAAAGGATTGATGATGTTTCTTCTGATTTAAGTACATTCAAAAACGATGAATATGCGACAACAAAAACACAGGTCACTACAAACAAAAATGACATTAGCGCTTTGGCAACCAATTTTAGTGGTCTAAGTAGGACAGAAAAAACTCACTATAATGAGTTGACCAAAAAAGTCGAAGCAATCACTGCTGACAGCATTTTAAGCACTCTTGGATTGAAAGTAAACTCTGAGGGTGCGCTTTGTTATGTTACAACGTCTGATTAACTTGGAGGTGATACAGTGAAACCAATTTTATCAAAAATCAATGTATTTAGTGCTAACGAAGACACTTCATTCCAGTTCGGAGCATATGCCGATATTGACTTAGTTGCCTATATCATCTTCAAGTCAAAAGATAGCACTGTTTATAAATTTGGCACAGTAGCTCCCACTGGAACTGGCTTAGCTCGACAATTTGTAATTAAAGGTGGGGTTCTTGTAAATCAGCATGATCCTTATTATATCATGATTCGTTGCAGATTAACTGGTACGAACACTTTTAGCGAATATAGTGACAAGATTCTGTTTTATTGTCACGAGAAACCTTCCATTAAATTCAGGGCATTCTCCGACATTTCCCCTTCTAAAATTATCTCTACACCTTCATACTCTTTTGATTGTGATTATACCTACAAAACGGCTGAGGGCGAAGTTATCAATAGGTATGAATATTATCTTTATGACTCTAATAAAAACGAAATCAAAAAGTCACAATGTTTTTATCACCGTGACTCTATGAAGAGTTTTTATGTTGATGGCCTTGACAATAATAGTGTTTATTATGTTCGTGCTAAAGCAGAATCAGTTGGAGGCTACCAGCTTGATACTGGGTTCAAACAGTTTAAGACGAAATATAGCGAACAAATTGATGGAGTAATTTTTGATGCAGAAAACGATAAACGGCGTGGTTGTATTAACCTTTTTGCAAAATATCCAGCCAATGTGAAGAGTAACATTACTCATCTTCGGTTTAAGCGCAAAAAGCCTTTAGATGCCACATGGATGACTATTTATGAAAAACAAGTTGACTTATTAAACGATTTACTCTTATTGCCCAACTGGTCAAATGGCTATATTAGTCAAAGTGGAGTATTTACTACAGATAACATCTCAATGAGCACTAATCTAATCCCGGCAAGTGATTTAAAATCAGTCGAAATATCGGCTGATGGATATATTGCTAGAATTGTAGCATATGACAAAAATCAAAAATTCTTAGGCTATGCAGAAACAAGTATTAAATATTATTCCAACGGAAAAGAATATACCTATAATGAGGCATTGGATCGTTTTTCCTCCATTGGTTCTTTTATGAAAAACCTATAGAAGTCGATTTCAAAAATGTTTAACAAGACACGAAATATTGGGACTTAGGACAAGTCATCTTGGAGTGTAAGTTATAAGGATAGTATTGCGTATTTCAGGATTAGCGTCATGCCCGAAAAGAATGTCACTAAACCATTCTCTGATACTATTCATGGAATAAAATTGCATTCAGAAAATACCGGATATGTCATAATGGAACACACTGACTGGTATGCGGCTGGGCGCGAACAGCCTTATGAATATGCTGTGTCTCCTGTTGTTAATACTATTGAAAAGGGCTATGTTAAAAAGATAGTAGTCAGTGAATTTGATGGCGCAATTATTACAGATGGAGAAACATCTTATCACATTCTTCTTGAGCCAAAGGTAGACAGTGTTGAGCTAAAACGCACTGCTTCTATCGTCGAAACTATGAGTAGCAAATACCCCTATCTGTATTTTGGCAATGAAGCGAACTATTACTCTGGTGATTTTTCGGGCGTTGGTATTGAATTCGATATGACTCAAGATGAATTTGATGTTGACGGTGGAAATGATTACCGTAAAGAAATCTCAGCATGGCTTACTAACGGAGACGCAAAAGTTCTCAAAATGTTTGATGGGCGTGAGTGGCTAATTGGAGTAAATGGCAGTGTTACTACAAGTTGTTCTGAGCATTATGACAAAGGTACGTTGAGTTTCAACTTTGTCGAAATCGGATCTATTGAGAGTGAAGATGACATGTACAGTAATGGACTGAGCGAATATTTGCCGGTAGGAGGTACAACATGAAGTACTTACCTACAGATGAAGACCTCGCTCTTTTAAAAAGCCATTCTCCTCATATATATTGTCGCATTGATTTATTGGACAAAGATTTTGCAACTGTCGATTCTTTGGAAGGCATTGCGATTGATGGAACTGTAAGTGTTGATTCGGAATCGGATATTCGACGCACCTTTAATACCACGCTGTATCTCGGCAAAAAGAGTGTTGTCTCCGCTTTTGACGAGGAGGACTGGATAAGCAAAAATGTTCGTGTTTTTATCGGACTAAAAGGAAGAACCAAAACTACTTCCCTCTCGTACCCAGAACTTGAAAAAAAGACAAAAGAATCTGCTGGATATAAGAAAGCCAAAGCAGAATATAATGCTTTAGTTTCAAAAATCACTCAAGAAGGTCATGCAAAATACGGGAATATCGATAACATCAATCGTGGCGTGATTGAGTGGAACGATGATAATATGTCTTACTATTCTAAGTTTGTAAAGGAGATGAATGGTGAGACAACTTTTGGGACTACCGTTGGGAAATGGCTTAGTTCTTTAGTTTTTTCAGAATTTAAAAAAGCATTTGAACCAGACCCGGAAGCCATAATCAATAAAGGAGATTATTCTACTGTTCTTGGTTGCGATGATAAATTTAATGGTCTACAAATTGCATACACCCCTCTTTTTCAAACTGACGATGGCGATTTAATTCCTCTATGTAATTCAGAAATATCCAGGTATCTTTCAAGAGTCATTGGTACATCTACAGACCCGGCCACGATTCTACTCAAGGATAAAACAGGTATTTCTATGACACTTTGGGGAAAACCTGTTAAGGTTCATAATATGATTGCGGCAATACAGGGACAAACAGTAAACGGTAGTATGTTATCTGCTGCTGATGTCAGTGCTATTGCTGGTTAGAGTGAAGAAGAACTTCAAAAAGAATATGCTGTTACTAGCGTTTATGTTGGTTATTCTATGCACGATATTCAAGACGAGATTATTCAAGCCAAGAAAAAGCTCAACGACTCGTTCAATAAAGAATTTGAAAAAGTATCCGTGCAGCGTATAAATGTATTTTCTAAAAATCAAGATGTTCACTGGTTTAATCAGGGTTGCTTTTCCATTTCATCAAATGGATTTACATATAACGCAACTACGAATACGGTGCAATGCTCTTGCGTAGATCTTGTGGCACGACTGAATGGCGATCTGGCTGGACAGTTGACTGGTCTAAAAACCAAAATCAACAAAGGAACACGTATCGCTCCTGTCATTAAAACAGTCTTAACTGAACAACCGATGAGCGAGTTTAGCAAATGTGTGATTGATTATTGGACGCGTAATGTTCCCTACGATTTGGAATATGAGACTGGTACAACTTTGTGGCAGATTTTGACTGAGTTGCGCGACCTCTATTATCCATTTGAGATGTATTTCGATGATGACGTGTTCGTATGTCACGAAATTCCGAGCGGATTTGATGACCCGCCTGTACTCGACCCAGATTTATTTGCAAGTTTGGTGACGGCAGATGGTGAGTCGGCCACAGTGGATTATTCTACGGTTCGAAACTGTGTTGAAGTGTTTGGTGCTACAATCGATTCTGACGCATATTCTTCGACTGCAACTTATTCTTCCGAAAAGAATTCTCTTACACTGACCGTAAAAGAACTTGCTGTTGATGATGAAGCGAATATATCGTTTATCATGCCTGCGAAAATCACAAGCAAAACCTTGAATATCATTGTTAATTTTGTGACAACAGAAGTTAAGGCCGACGGAAGTGGCGGGACTGAACAGAAGACTACAACAAAAACTTCCCTGCTTTATAAATCTGTTCCTAACGCTGATGGTAACGACGTTGAGCAGGAACCTTCTATCATGGAAGCGGGAAAGTATTATGTTATTCAGTGGTTCCCTGATACAAAGCACTTTTATTTTATTGGACAGCAGCAATCTCATGCTATGGTCAAATTGGTAGATACTGTACCGACCGGCGATAAACTTGCCGCAGAAAAAAAAGAAGAGAACTGCGATAATCTTGAATATGTCTGCATGACTGATCCAGACAATATCGATGATTTGTATAACGCGAAATTCTCAATTGAAAAAATTGGTCGTCGCAATGAAATACTTTCGGGCGGAGACTATGACAACTATACCACGGATGAAAAGGCAATGGAAGTTGCTAAATATGAATTATGGAAGAAGGCACGATTAACCGATGGGTTGGTGGTGCCTATTTTGTTAGTTCCGTGGCTTGATGTTAATGAAAAAATTCAGTATGCGGCTAAATATTTGAATAGTAAAACACCTGTTGATTGGATTATCAAGAGTTTTAGTATCAACCTTGGCGAGGGAACGATGTCTCTTACTATGAGCCGGTATTTCCCCTATTATCCCTACATTGTAGGACATGGTAAAGAAGAAAGCAAATACGACATCTATCAGGACTGGATGCTTGATCAATATTTTCCAGACCTTCGTTCTGATGTCAATAAGAACAATAACCCCACAACTACTACATAAGTTCGCTCGTGCGAAGTAAAGCAAAGGAGTGAGTAAATGGCATTATCATTTGAAGAGTCAAAACGGATGGCCTCAAAATCCGTGATGACGACTAGTTTTATGGCAATCCAAAATGAACCCGTTGTTGCAGACGTGGCGACGATGGATCTAAATGACGTAGCGGCGTTTGCTGCGGTAGATTCCGGCTTTACCCGTAGCGACAAGTACGTTTGGATTGATGATTATGAGGATACGGTTTATTCGTCAATCGACGAGAATCGTAATATTACTGTGAATTCTGCTCAGGTGGATGTCACTCAGGAAAACAACGGTCAAATTGTTCCGTTTGAAATGCCTCGTTTTTACGATGGTATCGACCTGATGGGCATGACTATTCAGATTCACTATATGAACGCCAGCAATGAGGAAAACTACGCTGCCCCCATCAATGTTACTTTCAATGATACCAAGATTCGATTCGGATGGCTGCTGAGCGATAATGCTACCGCAAAGGATGGCACGCTCGCTTTTGAACTGATGGCAAGTGGTGCAGTCACAATTCCAAATTCCAGCACTACAAAAAGTTATTTGTGGCGTTCTCGCCCCAATGGAAAATTAAACGTCATTAAGTCTCTTGCTGGTAAAAAGATGACTGATCCGACTGGAGATGACTGGTATACCTCTTTCCTCGCTACTATGAACCAGAAAGTTGGCGAGGCACAGAGCGCGGCGGCTGAAGCCAAACAAAGCGCCAATGACGCAAAAAATGCTGTTGCAAGCGTCGATAAAAAGTTGGCCCAGTATTATAAGAAAACTGAAGTTGATGGCTTTGTCGAGATGCTTCGTGATGAAATCAATGCTGTTGATGGATTGGCTAATTTTGACGTGAAATACACTCCTGAGACCCAGATTATTCAGTTTATGAACGGAGAACAGGAAATTTCTCGTATTACATTGAGCACTGACCCGAGCGTTGATTGGGTGACCGCATATAACAAAACTGTCGATGCGAAAATTGATGAAAAGCTCTCCCCTGTTCAGAACACTCTTACTGAAACAAAAGAGACACTGGACAACCTGAAGACCGAAGTAGGCGACCTCCCTACTACTCTTCAGAGCGACTATTACAACAAGGGAGCAACCGATAAGCTTTTGGCTGACAAAGCCGACAAGACCGCAGTGAGTGGCTTTACGACCGATATTGCCAACATCAAGAGCAACATTTCTTCTATTCAGGATTCTGTTGATACCGCAAATTCGGACATTGCGGAGATTCAGGAAAAACTGAAGGACTTCAACCCCGAAGAGTCTGGTAAGGAATATGACATCACTTATGAAGATTCTAAGCTGAGTCTGTTGGAGAACGGCGGTGTTAAGACTACCGTTGTTATTCAGGGTGGCGGTGGTGGCACAGGCGGCACCAGTGTTATCACTATTGAGCGCTTGGACGGTTCTGCTCTGACTGTTATTTCTGGCGATGCTGCTATCATCAATTACAATTTCAGGTCAGTTGACAATTCTGGAGACGATACCGGCAATGCAACTGGCACATGGTATGTTGGAAATACTAAAGTCGCTACACAGACTATTGTTCAGGGTAAGAACAGCTTCGATATTACTCAGTATCTTCATAGCGGTGATAATAATATTAAGCTGTCTGTTGTTGATAACGTGGGCAGCGTCGGCACTAAAACATGGAGTATCAATGTCATTGAGTTCTACATCGAGAGCATTTTCGATGATGCCCTTATCTACAGTGATGAGGTGACTTTCCGTTATACTCCGTATGGCAATATTAGTAAGACTATTGTCTTTACCTTAGATGGCGTACAGGTTGGCACAAATACCACCACTGTTACTGGTCGTCAGCTTACTTATACTCTACCCCTCCAGAAACATGGTGCTCATCTGTTGGAAGTTCATATGACGGCGGAAATCAACGGTAATACGGTCACATCCAATAAGATTTATAAGGATATTATGTGGGTGAGCGATCTCGATACCACTCCGATTATTAGCTGTGCTGTTCGTAACTACACTACAAAACAGTACAGTAACATCGCTATCACCTATACCGTGTATGACCCCAGCAGTTCAACCGCAAAAGTAACTCTTGCTGTAGACGGCATCACTACTTCTACTCTGTCCGTTGGTCGCACTATGCAAACATGGACATTCAAATCTGCAGCGATTGGCACTCATGTATTGACTATCACATGTGGCGATACTGTTAAAACCATCTCTGTGACTGTGACTGAGCTGGGTATTACTATCGAGCCTGTCAAGACCAATCTGGCTTTTGACTTCAATCCTGCTGGTAAAACTAATGCAGACGAAAATCGCCTTTGGACTGATGGCAACACTAAGATGACTGTTTCTGATAATTTTGACTGGTCTAATGGCGGCTACCAGATCGATGCAGACGGAGACACGTATTTCTGTGTGAAGTCCGGCACAACCGCAACCATTGATTATAAGCTGTTCGCTGACGATGCGAAGAAATCCGGCAAAAATTTTAAGCTCATCTTCAAGACCACCAATGTACGGAACTATGATGCAACCGTCGTTACCTGTCTGAACGACAATATCGGTTTGAACATTCAGGCTCAGAAAATCACCCTGACCAGTGAACAGAACAGTATTGACCTTCCCACCTGTGAAGATGATTTCATGGAGTTTGAGTTCAATATCCTGCCTGACAGTCAGTACAATGAGATGGTTTTGTGGCTTGATGGTATTCCCTGTAAGGTTGAGTTGTATGCTTCCAGCGACAACTTCACTCAGGCAAAACCCGTTGGCATTACGATTGGTTCTAATGATTGCGATGTTCAGGTTTACCGCATGAAGTCGTACATGATGAATCTTACTGATGATGAAATCCTCGACAACTTTATTGCTGATGCTAAAAATGCAGAAGAGATGATTGAGCGTTATACCCGTAACGATATTACAGACGTCAGCGGCGAACTGAATCCTGACCTACTGGCTGAAAAATGTCCCAACTTGCGTATTATCAAAATCTCTGCTCCGACCTTCACGACTGGTAAGAAGAACGAAGTCCCGAATACGACCATCCAGCACATTTATAAGAATGGCCGCGCTGTGGAAGACAACTGGATCGCTACCGGTTCCCACAAGGGACAGGGCACCAGCTCTAACGCATACGGTGAGTCTGGTCGTAATATTGATATCGATTGTTCTGGTGGCTTTACCTTTGGTGATGAAAGCACTGGCAGCAAGTATGCATTTACAGAAAACAGCGTTGGTGAGAAGTATTTTAATATCAAAGTCAATGTTGCTTCTTCTGAGAATGCAAACAATGCCCTGCTGGCAGATGAGTTTAATGAGTTCAACCCGTACATTCGTCAAGCTCGTAAGGACAACCCGAAGGTACGCGACACCATGGCGTTCTACCCCTGTGTTGTGTTTATTCAAGAGACAGATACCACAAACGCAACCGTCTTTAAGGATGGTCAGTGGCATTTCTATGCTTGTGGTGATTTTGGCAACTCCAAGAAAAATAGCGACACGATGGGTATGGACCCGAACAATCACAAAGAAGTCATTGTTGAGATTGATAACAACACCGATGCGCAGACCCGCTTCCTGAGTGGCGACTTCTCTGAGGAAACTTGGGATGGCGACCACAGTTTTGAATTCCGTTACATCAACAAGAATTGTAGCGAACAAGAGATTCAAGACGCTAAAAACGCATGGATTCGCGTGCAGAACTGGGTTGTGAATGCAGACGATGAGGAGTTCAAGAAAAATTTCGAGAATTACTTTGTCAAGGATTCTGCACTGTTCCATTACCTGTTTACTGAGCGCCACACCATGGTCGATAACCGCGCAAAGAACGTGTTCCCGCACACCTCAGACCTTGTGCATTGGGATTTCTGTTTTGATTACGATAACGATACTGCCATGGGCAACGATAACGAGGGTGGTCTAACTCTGACTTATGGTTACGAGGACATGGATACTATTGGCACAAAGAGTGTGTTTAACGCGCACGACTCTAAGCTGTGGTGCAAGATTCGCGACCTGTTTGCAGATGACCTCGCAAAGATGTTCCTAAACCGCGAGAGTGCCCTAGCATGGAGTTCTACTCGTATCTTAAAGAAGTTTGAGGACTATCAGGATGTGAAACCCGAGCGTTTGTGGGTCATGGATATGCGGCGCAAGTATTTCCGCACTTATGAGGACAATGGTACGACAAGCTATCTGCCCATGATGCACGGTAATAAGCGCCATCAGCGGCGTCAGTTCCAGCGGTATCAGGAAAAGTATATGGCGTCCAAGTATACAGGTACTACTTGCACTTCGGATGATATGACCATTCGCGGTTACACTCCGACCAATTGGACTGGTGTACGGCCAGACGGTACATTCCATATTACTCCGTATGCCGATACTTACATTTCTGTACGGTACGGTTCCAATCCCGTGAAAATGCGCGGCAAACGTGGTCAGACTTATGAAGTTCCCTGCCCCATCGAAGCAATGAACGATACTGAGGTCTATATCTATAACGCCTCTATCATCCAGAGCATCGGTGATATTTCCGGCTTCTACCCAGGCTATGTTGATTTTAGTCATGGTATTAAGCTGACAGATCTTCAGATTGGTTCCAGTGTCGAAGGGTACGCCAATACCAACATGACCGATTTTGCTGTTGGCAACAATACCCTGCTTGAACATCTGAATCTGCAGAATGTTCCGAATTTGAAGAAATCTATCAATCTGACTGGATGTGTCAATCTGGCCGAGTTCCTTGCTAATGGTTCAGGTGTGACAGGCGTTGCCTTTGCTAAAGGTGGCAAAATTCAAAAGGCCACACTGCCTGCAATTTCCAATCTATCTGTTCAGAATCTGCGTTATCTAACCGACTTCTCTATCGCGAGCTATGCAAATATTACTACTCTGACTGTTGAGGACTGCCCGACGATTGACCTGAAAGAGATGCTACCGAAGTGTACTTCTCTGAATCGTGTTCGCGTCACTGGAATCAACTGGGAGCTGAGTGATACAACTCTGCTTGATAAGTTGTATGGCATGACCGGTCTGGACGAGAACGGCTACAATTCTGATCATTCTGTTATCGAGGGCATTGTACATCTGCCGCTTATCCGCGAAAAACAGCTGGAAAACTTTAAAGCTCAGTGGCCTGATCTGACTATTGAATACAACACTCTTATCGAGCAGTATACATGGACATTCGTCAATAAAGACGGTTCTGTGTTGGATATTCAGTATGTTGATAAGGGATCTAAAGCAGTTGACCCTACTACTCGCACTGATAATCCTATCTCGATTCCTACATATGAAAGCACTATCAGCACTGATTTTACTTTTAAAGGATGGGACACAGAGCTTGCTCCTGCATTCAGCAATGAAACTGTTACTGCCGTATATACCGAATCCGTGCGTAAATATCATGTTCGCTACATGAACCACGGCAATATCCTTCAGGATACTGAGGCTCCGTATGGCAGTCTGGTTTTGTACGATGGAGACATTCCGTCTTATACAGCTGAAGAGACTGCATTCAAGTTCTATCTGTTTAATGGCTGGGACAAGGGCGGTTACGTTAATGGAGAGAAAGATATCAATGCTGTGTTCGATAGCTGCGCTTATACCACCGGATATTTTGATGGCAAAGAACTGAAAAATCTCCGACCTGTTGAAATTTATACAATGAATCAGGTCGGTATCGCAAATCAGGTAGTCGAGGACAAGGATGATATTACAATTCGCATGGGCAACGATTTCACTTATGATGACATCGTTGAGAATGTTATCATCTCCAGAGAAACTGCATTCAATGGCAGCAACTATATCGACACTGGTATAAAGTTGCTCAACGAGGACCGTGACTGGGTCATAGCTGTCGATTATTCAATGGCTGGTTCCAATAGTCGAAATTCTACTCTGATGCAATGTTACGAGACGAATGGAACAAATGGCTTCCGTCTCTGGGCAAATGGCCTTGCAAAGGTTTCTTGGGGTACAGGATCTACCGACGGAGCAAGTTTTGATACCCGGGACATGTTGGTTCTGCGTCACATCAAAGGTGAAAATAGTATCCATATCTATTGTGCAAACTGCTATGGTGACAACATCAATTATGTTGAAATCGCCAAGAATCGTTTGACCAAGACTGACGCCACTCTGGTGCTCGGTTGCGCTAAAGCCGACGATGGCGCATACGAGAACTTTGCTACTGGTGTCATTTACTGGGCAAAGCTTTGGTATGCCGACCTCGGTGACGCTGCCTGCCGACAACTCGCTGCGTGGACTCATGAAGAATTCGAGTTTGAAGCTTGTGGATTTAAACGCTATTATCTCAGCAACTCTAGCAAGCGTAGTTCTCTTACCTTCCTACAGAAAACCACTCTCGGAAAGAAAATGGCACTGAGTCAAGCATCCAGCAATGAAAACGGCTGGGGCGGAACGACTGTCCGTACTTACCTTGACTCTCGAATCGTTAAAGCTTTGCCTATTGGTTGGCAACAGTTGATTAAACAAGTCAAGGTCCCGAGTTCCGCAGGTGGTACGTCTACGGATATTGTCACAGCAGATAGCTATTTCTTCATCCCCAGCGCAATTGAAGTTGACCCGACAATGACCACCGAACCTTACGTCAATGAAGGTGATTCTATTAGTTTCATGACTACAAACGAGAGTCGTGCTTGTACAGATCTCGACGGAAACAAGACCAACTATTGGACTCGTTCTCCTTTCATTTCTTATAGAAATTATTTCTATAGTGTTAGCGAGACGGGCAATTTGTATGGTTATCTGTTCCCCAGCGATCAGGCAGGCATTCGCTTGATGTTCTGCGTGTAAGGAGGTGGAAGTGTGTACTATAAGGTTCTTTTGAACGGTCGGGTGATTGATGTACTTGACCGTCTTTCTTTTGTACGGTATCAGCCAAAGCACGGTATTATGGTGAACTGCACTGAGGACGATGCTCAAGGTATCATCAGTAGTGACGGCAGTCATATTTGGCATGTTGACGGGTATTACTTTATCCCCTCTCCTGAGTATGACACGGTCTTACTTGAAGAGATAGACAAATACGAGTATGAACAGCTGAAAGCCTTGGGTGGTAAAACGCCCGAGGCTATTATTGACGCTTATACTCTGAGCTTAATTCAAGGGGGGCTATTATGAACGAAAAGAATTTTAGTCCGTTCGTTGAAAGCCTGCGACGGCTTTATCGTGACCATATGATACAGGACTCTTTTTTAGAGAACAAACTTGCAGATAAGCGTATTTCAATGAATGAGTATCTGTACATCGTGAATGGAAAGGAGGTGTAATATGTATACTTTTTTGATTAACGAGGATAATACTTTGACTTGTTCTATTCAAGACGCGATTATGGAAAGAAGCAAAATGGTGGACAAGCTTCACTTCCTGGCAGACCCTACATATAAAGGCGTTGATATGACTGATTGTACAGTTAATCTTGAGTATGTCCTTCCTATCAGTAAGCGCTATAAAACGGAAATTCTAACCAAGTCAGATGAGCTGTATAAGAATAAGTTGGAATATATTCTTCCATTCGACACTGATTTGACCAGCGAGCCCGGAGATATTCAGATACAGCTTACTTTTTTGGCTGTAACGATGGATTCAGACGGTACAACTGTACAGCACGTCCGAAAAGTTGGACCGGGCGTCATTCATATCGTCCCAATCCAGAATTGGAGTGATCTCATTCCTGATGCTGCTTTAAGCTCTGTTGACCAGCGCCTGCTTGCTGCTGAGGCGATGCTGAAGGCTCTGAGTGACCGTAACGCTGCTATTTTTGATAGTAAGGCTGATAACCTGAGCTATATCGACCAGAAACTGCAGTTGACCGCAAATGGCAAGCCTATCGGTAATGCAGTCAAGATTACTCAGGAGAGTGTTGAAACTGAAGATGGCAGTTTGCGAGTGGTTGAATTCTGACCGTTCGTTTTTTATTTTTTGGAGGTAACTAGCGATGGCAGAATACTCGAAGCTGGGCTATGGCAACGCAGAGGATGTTGAAGCTGCCATTGCTCTAGGAATGATCGATGGTAAGGATATTATCATCACTAAAGATACATCCGAATTACTTTATGTCCGCGATGATTTGTCGGTGCAAACCATTAGGCCACGTCAATTGGTCTTTGATTCTGTGTCCGCTGCAAACGAAAAAATCAACTCTTCTGAAGATTCTTATGAAGGTCAGACTGTTATGATTCGAGATGAGAAAGGTAAATATTCTCCTTGGATTGTACAACGCGAAGCCGGAGAGAATGGACAGTTGATGGTTGAACCGTTCAGCGTTGCACCAACAAATTTTCGTTGGACTGAATTTTGATAAAGGAGGATATAATGGCGGAAGTCAAATTTTCATACGGTACAGCGGCCAATTATAAAGCCCTGACCACCAAAGATAACGATACTCTGTACTTTCTGACTGATACACGACAATTCTATAAAGGCACTCAGGAATACTCTAAGAGTTGCAAGTTGGTTAGTTCATTGCCAGAGGCTGACCAGATCCAAGGTGTTATTTACGTTAAAGCAACTGATTTCACATTTCACATCTGGAACGGTACTGATTTTATCCAGTTGAATCGCCCAGTTGTTACTCAGATTCCTGATAACGGAGCAACCAATGACGATATGCCGACCACAAAGGCTGTTGCTGATTACGTCAATGCAAAGATTGCCGCAGTTGAGGGTAAAGAAGGACTCTTTGTTACAGATGTCACTTATGAAACAGATAACGGCGTACTGAATGTTTCCAAGAACGGTGAACCTGTAAAGACCACTCTGACCGGTGTGGTTCATGCGCCCACATACGACGCCGAGACTCGCACTATTAAAATGCCCGTGTTTGGCGGGGATGTGCTGACTATTGCACTCGGCAAAGATTTGGTCGTTACCAGTGGCACATATAACACTGAGACTCATAATATTGAGCTGACTATCACTACCGGCGAGGTTATTAAAATTCCTGTTGGCTCTCTGATTGACATTTACATCGGTATCGCCACTTCCACTGCAGAGGTTACGGTCTCTGATGACAATAAAATTAGTGTCAAAGTACGTGTATCTGCAAAGGCCGATAACAGTATCGTTATCGAAGAAGATGGTCTGTATGTAGCTGTTCCTGATGCTTACACAAAAGCTGAGACTGATGCAAAAATCAAAGCTGTGAGTGATACTCTGGCAGACCATTCGGCAAATACTATTATTCATATCACTGCTGAAGAACGCGAAGCATGGAATAAAAAAGCTACTGTTGAACAGGTCAATTCTGCAAAAGATGAGGCCATATCTATAGCAGCAGCTGACGCCACCAAGAAAGCCGAATCCGCTCTCTCTGATGCAAAAACTTACTCTGATGGCTTGAACACCGCAATGGACAATCGTGTTAAGGTTGTCGAAGGTGCTATTACATGGAAGACCATTGTTTAATTTAAACTTACATTCCCTGCCATGTCAATTTTGATGTGGAAGGCTTATTTTTATATCGAAAAGGAGTTAAACGATGTCAATATTATCACTACGTGAAATCAATCAATCGCAACTTGACACGGCTCCAGTGATTGACGGACAAATCATTATCTGTCTTGACACCGGAAACGCCTATCGAGATTCTTCTATAGCTCATGTAAAAATCGGAAACGATTTGGAGGTTGTGAGCGAACTCCCTTTGGCTCCTCTCGCCGAAAAAATCTATTATTTGAAACCTGACAAGCTATATGCGTACTTGGGCGGCAACTGGACATTGCTGAACGATAACAATTTCTCACTTGGCGCAAACAAGAGCGCACTTAATGGCAAAGCAAAAATCCTGTTGGACGGCGCAAAGCAAAGTTCTGTATCTATCAAAGGTACGGGCATTACCACCGTTATGACCAATGAGAATGGCGAGTTGGTTGTGAATACTGGTGACCCTTCTATGTATATGGAGGCTCTGACTAATTCAGATATAGATAAAATCCTATCAACGTAAAGGAGGAAATTTATGGCTTAGTTAGATTATGATGGCCTGCTGTATTTCTGGCAGAAAATAAAAGCAAAATTAGCTGATAAGGTCGATAAAGTTGATGGCAAGGGGCTATCCTCCAATGATTTTACCAGTGCTGAGAAAAAGAAGCTTGCTGGCATTGCAGAGGGGGCGACAAAGTACGTCCATCCTACCTACACGGCAAAAGACAGCGGACTGTACAAAATCACTGTAGACGGAAATGGTCATGTCAGTGCGACAGCTCCGGTTGGCAAGAGTGATATTACCGCACTGGGCATCCCTAGTACGAATACCACTTACTCTAATTTTAAGGCCGCCACTGCTTCGGCAGCTGGTGGTTCTGGCTTAGTTCCTGCTCCGGCTGCTGGCAAGCAGGGTCAATATCTGCGTGGCGATGGTACTTGGTCTACTCCGACTAATACAACATACAGTGACGCAACACAGAGCACTCACGGCTTAATGAGTACCTCTGACAAGAAGAAACTGGATGGATTTGGCGCGGCAAACACTTATGCCCTGAAGAGCGATATCACGGCAATGTATCGTTACAAGGGTTCCGTTGCTTCTACGGACAAGCTGCCCACAAGCGGTCAGACCATTGGTGACGTCTATGATGTTGGTGACGGTATGAATTATGCTTGGAACGGTACTAAGTGGGATGCTTTAGGCGAAATTTTTACTATTACAAAGATCACAAATACTGAAATCGACACTGTTTTGGCAAGCTGATTTCAGTTCTTACTGAGACAGGAGGTCGATTTATGGGATACTTAGATCTTGCTGGATTGCAATATCTGTGGGACAAGCTGAAAGAAAAGTTCGCTCCGAAGAGCCACAGCCACGACGACAGATATTATACCGAGGCTGAAATGGATGGCAAGCTGAACAGCAAAGTAAACAATAACGAAGCAGGGGCGAATGAGCTATTTTCCAAACTTACCACATCTTGGGATGCAACTCCCACTGATGATACTTATTTTATTCGACAGGATATTAACGGCGCTAATCACTTTGGTCGTGTGAAATTTTCTACGATATGGGCATACATCAGAGGCAAGACGGATGGCATATATCAACCCAAGGGTAGTTATGCTGCGAGTGAACACACTCATGATGACAGATATTATACTGAGGCCGAAGTAGACGGTAAATTGAGCGGAAAGTCTAATACCGGACACACTCACGACGACCGTTATTATACTGAAAGTGAAGTAAATACAAAACTTAATGAAAAGCTGTCTGTTAGTGGTGGCGCAATGAGTGGTAATATCACATTCTCTAATATTGGTAATACAAATACTTCAAACAAAATCAGTTGGAGTGGTTCTACTGACGGCGCAGATATTTATTATCAGACAACTGCCAGCGACCAAGGTAATCTCGTGTTGAATTTACGAGATGACTCAAACTGTTATTTGCGTATTGCAAAAAACGGCTCATTTAAGAGTTACTTCAGTCCAGATGATGGCAATTTCCACGGTAATGTGAATGGAACTGCAGACAACGCGACAACTTCCAACGGTGTAAAAGACTACAACGATGCCAATAGAACTATCAAGATTGGTTACGCTGGCGCTGGCCTGACTGCAGGAAATTTAAGTCATGTTGCAGGCTATACAGACAATGGTACAAAAATCAAAGATGTGTCCAAGGATGTCTTGAAGAGTTAGATTGGGTTGGGGAGTTATGCGGTTGCAGGACATACTCATTCGTCTATCAATTCACTTGGTGCAAAAAACGCACAAACTGGAAGAAATCAAGCATACGGAAACGTATATAGTTATAATTCAAACAATTCAGCGCATGAAGGAATGCCTACTACTTATGCTTCAACAATTGGGTTTGGTCAGGGCTCAGCCGGTACTGTTGAAATCTGTGGCGAATGGACAGGCGGTAAAGGTTTATGGTCACGAGCTCTTCGAGATTATCAAGACAACTGGTACAATTGGCAGCGCATCTATACAGAAAACTATCACCCAAACGCAGACACAGCCAAGTCGGTCGCATAGACTGGTATAACGGGTAAACCAGAATTGTATACTAAAGCTGAAGTTAATACTCTCATGAAAAAAGCGATGTACAGTGAAGGAAAACTAGTAGGAACCGGTCGAATAACTTATAGTTATAATAGCGATGGCACATTAGTCGTTCCGTCCACGAGCGATTACATTAAAATAGTTAGCGCTTCCGGGCATAGTTCTTATTTGGTTCCCATAAATACAAAAATGATTATTGGAACTACTCTTTATACTACTAATGGTAGGTACTATGGAAAAATAACTTTTGATACAAACGGCAAAATAACTTGTGTTGGTCAAGATGCCTCCAATAAAAGTGACACTTGCACTTATTATATTGAAGCTTATCAGTATTATTGATAAAGAGGTGATGAAATGATTGTCGATAAATTAGTATGGACTGGATACGGTCATATTGATTACCATAGTTCTATAAATCTTACTATTCCTTCCTATGTAAATTATATAGTTATTAAAGGACTCTCTACCCCTATTGATGACATTAAAATTGTCAAAGGCTGTACAACAGAGATATTTTATTCAGGCAGTAGTTCTACAGTTAGTTCTACTATATCTTATAATTCAAATAATACTTTTAAAATATCTTCTAGCAGCACATATAGTAGTGGTATCTCATTGTGGTTTGAAGGATACCAGTATCTTTAAGCTAAGGAGGAACTATGTCTCAAGAAATATTAAAACCGTTTCTTCTTGATGAAACCGGTCAGCAAATCGTAATAGCATTGCAAGGTATCACCGAACAACTGACCGCCATTAAAGAGGAACTGCAGAAACAAAATCAAAACACAACAGACACACCATCCGAATAAAAAGAAAGAAGCCCTCAGCTTTTCGGCTAAGGACCTCTTCCCCACATACATATTAGAGTAGGTAACACATAATTTGCTCGACGAAAGTAAATCATGCTGTAGCACTACTATATCATGATGTGCAAAATTTGTCAATATAAAAAAGAATCGAGGTGATTAAAATCGTATGGACGAATTATTGAATTTTTTCCTAAATCATCTCGGCTCAGTGATGGCCGGGAGCAGTGGACTGATCGCCGTTGTTATGTCAGTGATACAAGTCTCTAAAATAGAGATCAATCCGTGGTCTTAGGTGGCCACTCACATTGGAAACGCCCTGAATGCCGGTGTGATGAACGAGATTAAGGAAACCAAATCCGAGCTTAAAGATATTCGCTCCGAGCAAGAAGAGACTCGTAAAAAGCTAGACAATCACATCGAAAAGGGTGAAGAAACCAAAGCTGACGGTTATCGTAGTCAGGTGTTGCGCTTCAATAATGAGCTTGTTCGCGGACTCGGCCACACCGAAGAGGACTTTGATGACATCCTTGATGTCATTGGGAAGTATGAAGATTATTGTAAGACTCATTCCAACTACAAGAACAACAAGATGCCCTTCGCCATCAAGAACGTGGGGCGCGTATATGACGAAATGCTACGCACTAATGGTTTTTTGAAACCAAAAGAATAAGATCACGTGATTCATGACCTCGAACGATGTGTTCGGGGTCTTTTATTTTTATCAGGAGGTATATTATGATGGACTTTTTCAATCAGGTTGTTGCTACTATTGCCCAGCTAGTCGTCGCAGGTGCTGGTACTGCTTTTATGGTCTATGGCATCCCCTATCTCAAGAAAATTGGCGTTTATAAGCTTGTCCAGATGACCGTTCGCGCTGCTGAGAAGGTCGGCGCAACTGGTGTTATCAAGAAAGCTGACAAAAAGAAGTATGTTATCGCTGCTCTTGAGAAGATGGGTGTCAAGGTCACCCCGACTATCGATATGATGATTGAAGCTGCTGTTAAGGAGCTGGACATTCAGAATGAGAAGATTGAGAACGCGTTGAAGAAGAATTGAGGTACGCCACATGGCAGTAAATACATACTCAATGAAAAAAGATTGGAACAAAAAGGTGTCGGCTCATTTTTCCGTCTATGAGTTCGCCTGCTCCGACCACAGTGATACCGTTCTAATCGATACAGAACTTGTCTACATTCTTGAACAGGTGCGGGCTCATTTTGGCAAACCTGTCCATATCAACTCCGGCTACCGCTCCCCTTCTTACAATATTTCCATCGGCGGCAGTCCTCGCAGTCAGCATTGTTTGGGTACGGCAGCGGATGTTACCATCAAAGGTGTTGACCCAATTCGGATTGCGCTATATTTGGCCTCCATGCCTTATTTCCAGAAGCGGGGCGGCATCGGCTATTACAGTCGAGTACAGCTAACAGGAGGCTTTGTTCATGTTGATGTGCGGAGCTGGAAGTCTCGCTGGATCAGTAAGGCTGGAACTGCTTATGTATCAGTGAGTAAAATCATGCCTACGATTCGTCAGGGATCTAAAGATCGCGTCAATGGCGTCAGCTATGCGGTTACTGTACTACAGCGACATCTGGGTATAAATGTTGACGGCAACTTTGGCGCAGGTACTAGAGAGAAGCTTATCGCATATCAAAAGGCGCATGGCTTGAGTGCTGACGGTATCTGTGGGCCAGCTACATGGGGTTCGTTTTGATGGAACATCAGAATACTCTTCGTGTAGGAGATAAAATCAAATTAGACGGAATATTATATTCAAACAGCCAAACACATTGTGGGATGCGCCGCTCTGGTGAGTGGTTTATTTATGATGGAAAACTCGTCAATGGGCGGTATCGAGTGACAAATCTTGAAAGCCGCATTGGCAAGTATCCTATCTCAGTAAATGTGTCAGGCTATGTTGAGCCAAGCGATATTGAGCTGATATAAAACGAATGGGGTACCAGTCCAATTAAGGATTGATACCCCATTTTTTAGCATTAAATTATTTTATATCTTCTTGTAGCCACTGTTTCCAGCCTTCGATTGTTCTGGGACAGTTATCTTGTTGTGCAACAATTTCATTCAATGCTGCCGCAAGTTCTTCGTCGCTCATTTCGCGGATAGCCTGTGCTTTATTATTTTTGCGACCGAATTCATCCTCACTGTGCTTGTGAAAAATAAATCCGAGTGCGATATCAAGTATCGTTGGATTGTTCAT